TTATTAACAATCCTATAAGGAGTCTATTGCTCGTTTGATTCGTGCCGATTTCTCGTATTCCTCCACCTCAGGAGAAGCAAACCACATCATCATATTCTCGAGTATCTTTCTCTTCCGGGCAGCATCACCAATCGCTCGATTCGCCATCCAGGCTTCCCAACCCATATCTTCCTCTATATAAGCGAATGCGGATCTCATAGCTCGTTCTATTTCTTCATGATATTGAGCCTCCATCTCGGCCTTTTGTACAGGATCTAATTCTTCTAGATTAAAATCTTCCATATTTATTGAGTTATAATTAGAGCAAAGGTAGTAATAACGAGAAACCAAAGGAGGACTAGTGCCATTGGATTACGTAGTAAGAATGCGCTTAATCTTTTTTTCTTCGGTGTGGTAACCATAGGTAATAAGTTTATTATGTTATTTTACAAATATAATACTTTTTTCGTGAATAAAAAAATCTAGTGAGGGAAAGTTATTAACATTTTAGGATTCAATTACCGCTATATAAGGGTAGCGAATAATTCCACCGGATCCACCTATCACTATATAAGGGTAGGCGGAGTCTGTGCCGGGTAGCTTTGGTGATGGGAGTTCTCAAATAGCCCTGTGTGGTTGAGAGCCGTTACGATTTTGGATTTCTCGGTACTCGGCGGCTGGGAGGACGCGGCAGTAAATCTTTGTGAATATGCGGAAAACACAAAGTGTCACTCGTGATACCCTGGCAAATACCGGCAAACTCCGAGGCTTACCGGAAAACTCCGCCCACAACGCACTGGCTAGTCAGACGAGGTGGTAGGTTACCTATATAGTTTATTACAATATATAGAGTATTACCTTCTATATAAAGACGATTATCCTATATAAGAAGCGGTTGTTTATATTGAAAGAGATTGTGTAGGTAGGCAAAAAATTTTAGAGTATCCGACAAAAAAAGTCCACTCACATGAGCAGACTTTTTACTAGATTATTATAATATTAGATTATCTTTTAAGAAGAGATTGGATGCGAGGATCATCTCCAATATGAGGAGCTAATTGAATTAAATATTCGGTTAGGGCACGAATTCCTTCACGGTCTGCTTCACAGGTACAGACGGCATCTGTTCCATTAGTTCCATTTACTCCATCTCGTCCATTTACTCCATCTCGTCCTGGAAGACCTATTTCTCCTTTTTCTCCTCGGTCGCCTTTATCTCCTTTAATAGCAGTTACATTAAGACGATTAGCGAGAGTTGTGTTAATTCTTTTTTGTACGATGACGGCAGCTCCTAGAGCCACAGCCAGAATAATTGATATAAACATGTTGTGTTTTGTTTTTTGTATCTTTAGCGATACGATATATTTATATCACCTCTCCTATAAGAGAGAGTTTTTCTGAACGAGAGAGTTGTTTGATGCGCCACTCTTCTTTCGAGGCAGTGGATCGTGTTTCGGAAGGTTGAGACCAAACCAGAGTAACTGGAGTTCTGGTTGAGGTGTATTTCGCTCCTTTCCGAGAGTTGTGAGCGGTCACTCGTTTTTGTAGGTCGGTCGTGATTCCAGTGTACAGAGTTCCGTCACTACAACGAACTATGTATACGAACCAATTACTCGACGATTCGCTCATAGGTAGTAACGATCTCTTCGTCTATTTGTGTAGTTACTCGATGAGTGGGAGTGGTAGGTTTATAAACTTCTTCTACAATGTAAAGATTTTCTAGCTCTACATCGGTGTTCTTCATAACCCATTGGATTCGTTCTTCCCAGGTTAGTTTAGTGATTGTCTTGTTCATAGGTTTTAATTAATCTACTCGCAGTCGAGTAATTGGTAGCTAAAGGAATATCGTATACATTACACAACCTCATGAGCATGTGTATATCTACTTCATGTGGATGTGAGAAGAGAGGATCGATAAAGAAAAGAACCACATCTATGCGACCTTCAACGAGTTGTGATGCGATTTGTGCATCTCCACCTTGTGGTCCACTCTTTACTCGGTCTACTCGTAATCCGGCATGTTCTATATGTTTACCGGTTGTGCCTGTGGCAACGAGTTCCACATCTTCTCGTTTGAAGAAGGGAAGTCGTTTCATAACGAATGCGACCATATCACCCTTCTTATTATCATGTGCTATAATTGCTATTCTCATTTTATAATTACTTGACTGATGGCGTATATGATGATGAAAAGGGAAATAACGAGAAGAACTCGCATCTGCCAATTTGGTCTCTGTATAGGTCTCATTAGTTCTTCTTAAATACCATTAGTGTTTCTCGAAAGTAAGAACATTTATCTTCTGGGACGAGACGAAGTTCTTCACTTAGTTGTTCTAAATAGCGGAATCCACGAGCTTCAAAACGAGGAATAATTTCATCGTTATTAAGTTCATTGAAGTGACCATACCCGGTTTGTTGGCGAACTGCCCATGATGTAATTAAGTAACCATCACATGCATTAGCGATGTTATCCAAGAAGGTATCGGTATATTGGGCCGGAATGTGTTCACCAACTTCCAAACAAATAACCGTCCCAGGTTGACTAAGCTTAAAAGAACCAGACAAATCCATAGTTAGTATAGGAAATGGAAGATCGGTTCTCATTGGATCGCCTTCAATACCGGTTAGATGTGTGAATCCAGCTCGATGTAGATCTAGTAGGTAATTACCCAGTCCACAACCAAAATCATATATTTGTTTGTCGAGATCATCACTCAAAAATTTAACTATCCAAGCACTTACTGCTTCGGAGTGGATGTGGTGTGATTCTGAGTTTTCACTCAACCAATATCCGGTTTCATGTATTAAAGGTTCTCTATTTTTCATTTGCTCGTTTAACGATATCAGGATTTTGACGAATTGTTTGTATAGTAATTAGATCTTTAATTCGAGTCGTTGACCAATCATGTGATCGAGTTGTGTAAAGAACTTCGATAGGTAGATGATCGCCGGTGAAACGCTTACCAATATAGTCATCGCCTAAAATACGAAGATCAGGACGATAGAATTCAATTAGCTTTAGAAGATCTTCTTCGGTTTGATAGGTAATTACCTCATCTACATATTTAATAGCCATAAGAGTTTTATATCTCTCATGTAAAGGAACTACTGGTTTGTATTTGGTAAATCGAGTTTCTGATGGGTCCATTTGTAGAAACACCATGAAATAATCGCAATTTTGTTTTGCTGTCTCGAATGTGTATATGTAACCTGGATGTAATAAATCAAAGTTACCTGCCGTAAATCCTATTTTCCCTTTAGTTTGATGCATCGTTGTCGGTGTTTTTGTTTTTGTATTTTTTTAAGAAATATTCATATAGGTTCCACAAAAAGTAAATCATAGATACGAAGATGATCCCTGATAATAATTCGTTTCCATATTCTTTAATCATCCAAAAGGATAATTCTATTGCAATGATAATACAAAAGAATGTTGCGATTGTTGCAAAAAGAGCTTTTGTTTTAGGTTGTTTTAGATAATCTAGCATGTTTTTTATTTTTTATATGTTCCAAATAGTATAAGTAGTACGTACAAAGGCCAAAGCAAAATGATTGCCACCCTTTCTGAATTTGTAAAGTCTAACTCAGGTTTTCTAATAATATAACGCATAGTCATATCAGAGATGAATGACAAAATGACACCCACCAAAATGTAATTAACTAATATTTGTGTTACGGTCATTTTTACTTTCGGCTTTAATGAATGAGAATAGATGAATTCCGGCGATAATTGAATTGACTAAAATGATGGGTGTATCAGATTGAATTCCTCCATAAATTAACCAAATTAAACATCCAACAAAATTAACGATTCGTATCGTTCGTATCTTATTGAATAAAAAAGATGATACGGTAATTGCCGTAGCAATAATACCAAGTGCGGTTGTGAACATATTATTGATTTTTGTAGGTGATTGTAAATGAATTAATTACGTCATATGATTTGACTAAAGGATTAACGTAATTAGAGTATGTAGATCCTATAAGAGTAGATGTAATTCCAAATTGTAAACGCTTATTTACCGGGATTGCGAAGGTTGTAACGACACGCATATTTGTATTGTCACTGATGTTTAGATTTCTATCATCCCATATTGCTGGTTGAATTAGAGCAACAATATCGGTGTTAACCTTTCCAGAATGAACGAATCTAATTCGAGTCGAAGCTCTAACTGATTGTAGATTTTTATTTATGATGATGTCACTAAGATATGATTCGTATACGGCAGCTTCGGATATGACGAGTTTTGTTTTGTCGTTTCTAAATATATCGAAACTCCATCCAAGACCAATAGAAGATCTTAATCTAATTTGTTTCACCAATGAAGATTCTACCTCAAAAGACGAAAGAAATTTATCAGCGGATCTTCGTTCTTGAACAGAACCGGTTACATATAGCTCACGTTGTTTAGGCACAAACTCTCCACCTTGTTGTACTTGAGTATAGATGAATGATGGCGATATAGTCCACTCTCTTTTGATGCTGGTATATGATAGAAGATTATTGGTAGTGAATCCAAGAATTTCTGCATTACCTGCTGTGTAATTACCACCAACACTAAGTTGTATCTTAGTCGGATTTGGTTGAGGCTTCTCTTGTGCAAATGTAAAATTTGTAATAGCCAAAATTAATATTAGCAAATAGGTTTTCATTACGAATAGATTTGTTTAAATTATATGAAAAAAGAGGGCTCGTTAGAACCCTCTTGAACTCCTTCTCGATTAATTGTTAATTACTTTTTAAGTTGTGGGAATGCTTCGTATATCATTTGATAAAGACGGTCAAAACGACGATCTAAATCACTTGTCCATTCTTTCCAAGTTTCTTCAGTGTGACGAGAAATATTTGCATATTGCTCATCGGCTTTTTGTAGGGTATCATCTATACGACGATGAACGTTGTTATCCAATTCATTGACGTTTCGGTTAGTTTGCGCAATTTGTTCAGATACACCATCGATTACTTTTTGAATTTGACGATTAACATCTTCAAATTCTCGTTTGATGTCTTGTCGAATATCTTCACATTCAACTTCTATTCGACGATGAATTTCATCGTGATGTAGAGCATTTGCAGTTTCGCTTTCTAATAGCATTTTGATTTCTTTTTGTGCCTTACGTAACCCGTTCGCCATTGCTATTAGTCCAATGATTACTAGAGTGCTTAATACGCTTAACACTACGATTGTTGTCGTTTCCATGTTGTTTATATTTTATTTTGTTTTGAGAAGGAGCTAAAACGGAAGATCTAATGCAATTGCTTGCAAATGATCGGGTGATATAGGAAATTCCATTAGACGACTTGCGAATGCATCTCTAGACATTCGTCTCATAGAAGAACCTTCTTCGATATGAAGTGGGGTTCCGTCTGATTCGGTTTGGTTGGTATCCCATAGATCGTACCAATAACCTAATGCATGATCGTATCCATAGGCTATTTGTAAATTGTCTTTTTGTGATTGGTATCTACTCATTTGTTTTGATTTTATATTGTTTGTTTAATCTTCTAAATTTAGATTATAATTATGAAGTATTTCTCTAATCTGATCTCTGTACTTTTCCGCGATATTCATCTCTTCTTCTGTTGCTTCTTTAGATTTGTCAAGTGGACTTGCTCCATACTTAGTAGTTCCTCTAAGATATTGATCCAAATCCCACATTGCCATTTTCCATTTCATGGCATCTAATGCTACTCTTGCATCATGTGATTCCTCAATCGAATCAAATTCAATTATTATCTTTCCCATTTTCGTTTACTGTTGTGTCGCTTTTTGTTTTTTCCTTCGAGTATAACTTACTCCAGTACATAACATCATGATTTTTATTATCAATTACTCTTTCCAAGTGATCGATCTTTCTTTCCAATCTACCAATTTCTTCTTCGTAATTTGAATGTGTCTTCTTAATAGAATCTAATTGGAATTGAGTTTCAATATACTTGTGATTGATGGTAACCATTTCACCTTGATTAGCAAACCAAATAAATCCCAACCAAGCGGTCCAAACGATAAATCCAAATAGAAGAAAATTCTTGATGGGAGATCCTGAGTTTCGGTTATAGTACATATTGATTTTTAATTTATATGACAATAGTCGACCATTAAGATCGACTATTTAATTGATTGTTAATAAGTTATAGAGATCGTCTATACCAATCCCAAAAGTGTTTTACTCCGGCCTCTAGTTGAGGTTGAATAGGTCCATAAGCATCTTCGCCATTTAACCAAAGAGCACGTCTTCCTCGATGTAGTAAATTACATGCATCTTCATCTTCTAATGCAGTTTCTTCGTATACTCGTTGAAATACTTCTTTGAACTCTTCGGTAGTTCCTTTTTCAAAGAAAAGATCTACATAATTGATGGTTGTTTCTGGATCAGGTGAGAATATTGTTGATATGGCAATTGTTTTAGGATACCATTCAATCATGATGTTAGGATATATGTAAATCCAAATCGCTCCAAATTCAGGAGTTATTCCATCTCGTTTAAGAGTCTCAATCATATCGGTATATGATGCGGAATCGTTACCACTTAGATCTGGACGAACACCAATCTTTTGTAGTGACCATTGATAACCAAATACCCATTCAAGTATTTGTGGATCTACAAATTTACGCAATCCAGGATGCATTGCATATATGTGAAGATTTTCTAAATAAACCTCAGCAAAAGTCTTCCAATTAAATCCATATTCAGTCTTGGAAGTATTGTAATAATCATATTTTGATAGGTCTATAAGATGATCTACACCAGCACTTTTTAAATCTTCGTTTGACATAAGATTTGAAATATCACCAGTAAAAAGAGCACCGTTGATAATACTTGTAGGTGTCTTTCTAGTTAGATGTCCTTCAATTTTTTCTTTAAAATGTGGAGTTGCTTTAAGTTTACCATCACCATCATATGACCAACAATGCGCTCTACACATCATCAATCGACTATTGCCACTTCCGCTGCATATTTCTGCTTGACGATGCAAACAAACATTAGATTGGATGTGAAATTCGTTATTGCGATTAATAAGAGTCCATCTGTTATTAGTGTGTTCTAGAACTGAATAATCTTGATGATTAGGAACTAACTGAGTATGTCCACAATATAACAATTCACCAAAGAGTTTACCTTCTCTCTGGTGAATGTCTTTACTAAAATAATTTACTATACGCATATTTATTATATGCTCTATTTCATTTCTTTGCTTACCCATTCGTCAGAACAACTGACATCAAAAACAGTAGGTGTTTTAATACATACCGGTCCACCAAATCCTAGATCCGCCAAGTTATAGGTTCTTGATTCACCTCTTTCTGCTCCATTTAACCAAGTAATTCCCGTATCACCTTTGTATGTACAAGTTGCATTGATTGTAATTGTATCAAATGTATAAATTACATCCAATGTTGGTGCATCACTACAAGTATAAGCATTGTAATAAATTACTGCTGTACCAGATGAACCGCTGAATGTCATTGTGCAAGTATCTTCTGAATAATGGCTTTCATAATTATCTGTTGTAGTATCAGTATGATCGGAATATGATGCGGTTGCTGTAACACTTGCCGCTCCATATTCTACATTACCAGTAATAGAAAAACTTCGGTCAACCGAAATATTACAGGTCGTTCTTGCAGTAGATTGATCGATTTTGTGAAAGGTATAAGATACCGTATCTCCCGTTAATTGTATTGTTTGTTTTACTTTTTTAGTTGCCTTTAAGTGATTATCTACATAATCCTGTGCAACAGATTTTAAGTTTGATGAAGTCATATTCATCGAGGATCCACTATCTTTAGCTGAACGAACTTTAGATTTTACTGTACCCTTTTTGCATTGTGCCTCGCACATTCCACTTAGACTTTTCTTACTAATCGCTGCAGCATAAACTGCATCTTGAAATTCTTTTAAACTGTTATAAGTTCTCATGTTAATTGTTATTTTTAATCATCTGAATAAGGGAAAATTCCGTTAACACAAATCATATATTTTAATGTAATTTATTTTGTTTTTAATTCGTTTATAGCATCTTCAGCATATTTGTCTCGCTGATCCTGTAAATATTTAATACGATCTAAAAGGATTTGTTTATCTTCTTTATCAGTTTGTTGAATATAAGCTTTTTGTTCTTCATATAGCTTTTGCCAATAGGCAACACGCTCTTCCATCATTCTACCTTGATACCAAATAATTCCTATCATAAGTACAATGGTAAATGATTGTTCTTTTAATTTAGAAAAGAATGTATCGGTAAATCCTGAAATGGGGTTGTTTTTTTCAGACATGCGTTTGAATTATTTTAGTAGAGCGTAATACTCTTTAAAATGTTTGATTCTGTCAGCCAAACCAATAGTACCACCATTTACTCTTTTAGTAACTGCAGTTATAGTAGCATCATCAGCACCTTTATCACAAATAGACCAAAGTTTATTTGAATCAAAGAAGAATGCAGCAGAAGCTAAAGGATATTTAGTAGCAACCAAATCAGGATTTCCAACCGTATCTTCACCGATGAATTTAGCGAATGCAGTATAATTTGATTTTCCTGTTAATTGAATATAACCTCTACCGCGGAATTTGAAACCATCTTTAGAAGCTTCATTACCATTACCCATACGATCTGCATAAACTCGTGAAGCAATCTTTTCTGGTTGGCGAGCATAAGATTCGTTTAAGTTACCAGGAAAATATCTACCAAAGATCTTTTTAAGACCATCTGCTGAGTAATTAACGTTTTCACTAACTGCTTTAAATCCACCTGATTCGTGTCCACATTGAGCTAAGAAATGAGCTAAACGAAGAGGAGTTGTGATATTGAATTTTGCAGCGGTATCAGGAATTTGAGAGATAACTGCATCAGGAACATGTCCTTTAAGAGCGGCTAATTTAAAAGATGAAGGTGGTATAACAACTGGTGCAGAAGCAACTGGTGCGGTACCAAACATTTTAGCCCATGAAGCATCACCAATAATACCATCAGCGATTAAACCATTAGCGGCTTGCCATGCTTTAACTTTTGCTTCAGTTCCTGGTCCGAATGATCCATCGGCAGTTAAACCTAATTTAGTCTGAAGCTTCTTAACATCTTCTCCAGTAGATCCATTTTTTAATAACATAATGTGAGTTTTATATTATTTATCCTAGATCGTTTGGCTTCTTGATGGTTATTTTGACAATAGGCAATATATACAGTATCCCCAATATACAAGAAGGGTAATCCATCCAATGGTTCCTGCTGCCAATATAATTTTTAAAGATAGGTCGTAACTTTGTTTAGATTTTCCTTGAAATGATCTTGCAAATTCTTCTTTCTCTAGTTCTAATTCTAAACGAGCTTTACATTGCTTATCATCACATAGATAATAATCTCCGTCGTCGAATACTACTCTACTAGATGCAGGTTTATTAGCACCGCAACTACATTTGATTTCTCTAAAATTTGTCATCATAATTAATCTTCTTCGGTTAGTATTTTAAATAATTTCCTAGCAACGGATTTGTCTCCGCTTATCATCGCATCTATTAATAAAAATAGGGCAGGAAAGAAAGTAAAAAATGAAAAAAGTAGCACGATAAATGCTGTTAATGAACGTATCATATATTTGGAGTTGATTTTAGGGATTTTGCTATTTCTGTTTTGTATTTTGTGGTTGACCATCCATGCGATCGACTAAGATAAACTATCGGTATGTTCAAATCATCGCCGGTAAAAGGTTTATCAATATAATCGTCACCAAGAAAACGAACGGATGGAGAGAGTCTCTTCAGCTCATTAATTAGATCTAACTCTAATGAATATGGTATTACTTCATCTACTTGCCTAAGAGATAATAGAATCTTTTCTCGATCCTCTGTAGATAGAACTGGTTTTAGTTTTTCCGGTCTTTCTATTGATGGATCTTTGTGTAATAAAACTATTAGACGATTACAATTCTTTTTGCATTCGTCGAACATACGAATATACCCTGGATGTATACAATCGAAATTACCGGCAATTACTCCTGTTATCATTTGTTTTTAAGTATTTGATTATTAAATTACCTCATCAATTATTCGCAATTTCAGAGCTTCATCAGTATCAATAAACCAATCTTTTTTCCCTTTGTATACTCTTTCTAGCTTCTTAGCTGAGATTTTAGTAAATTCTAAAGTATGATCTTCCAACATCTTTTGTAGTCTTAATGTTTCAATAACATCTTCTTCCATATCTTTGGCTTTACCAACTACTCCACCAGAAACTTGATGATATAAGTAAGTTGATTTTGGGAATCCGAAACGTTTGTGTCCGGCAATTGAAATTAAGAATCCACAAGACATTGCGCATCCAGTAACGATTGTATGAATTGGTGCTTTACTAGCTTTCATAATTCCTAGTAAACCAAAACATTGATATACATAACCTCCATACGAATCAATGTATAACATGATGGGTTTTGGTTTGTATTCTAAATCGTATACCGCAAAAATCTTACCGATTTCTTCATCGTCTTGATTAATATCGATAATGGCTTGTGAAATTTTATTGATACTTTCTTGTGTAACTTGTTGTGCTAAAAAGAGGTTACGCTCTTTGGGACTCGGTAGAGTTATTGCTTTATTCATCGTCTTCTATGTTTGTTATACTTATTATAAGTTCATTTATCTCTTTTGTTTTTCCATGAAAGATTGCTTCCTCATATTCAGAAAGAGGTTTTTGTTTAATGATTTTAAAACAAATCACTCTCAAGTAAGGATCACTCACCTCACCAGTCTCTATGAATCGATCATATACTCTTTGATCTACATTGTATGGAAACATTTTACGAATTATTTTCATCATCGCTTTTATTTTCTAGGTTTATCATTCTTTGATAATTGTAAACGATCTTAAGAAATTTAAGTACTTCTGGTAGATCGTAAACCTCTACCTCTTTTATTCCTTCATAACCGATCGTTTCTCTAATAATTATATGTTCGTCGATGATATCTAACTCATTCATATTAGTTACTTAAAGGTGCTTTGATTGCTGGATGTGAATTGTAATTTTCGAGAATAACATCATTCATTGTAGAGTATATTCCATCTCTAACATGAACGGTTGGTAGTTCGAATGGTGTTCTGCTTAGCTGTTCTTTTACTTGTTCAATGTGATCGTTGTATATGTGAGTATCTCCAAGATTCCCAATCAACTGATCAGGTACCATATTAACTTCATCGGCAATCATCATTAAAAGCAAACCATAAGAAGCAATATTAAATGGTAGACCCAAGAAAGTATCGACTGAACGTTGATTCCACATTAAAGAGATTGCTCTGTACTTTCCAGGATTTGTTATTTTTTCTTCTCTGGTTGTTGGTCGAGTATACACTTGAAAGCCATAATGACACGGTGGAAGCGTCATTTGATCTAATTCGGCAGGATTCCATGCAGTGACCATTAGACGTCTACTATCAGGATTTGTTTTAAGATCGTTGATTAGGTTTTGGATTTGGTCTATATTACCCGATTGATAGAAACTTCCCGTATTATTTAAAGGTTTATATGTTAACCAATTTCTCCATTGCGCACCATAGATTGGACCTAGATCTCCCCATTTCTTAGCAAACTCATCATCTGTTTTGATACGGTTGATGAACTCTTCTTGTGTATGTGGTCTAAAACCGTATGCAAATGATGGATTCGTAAAGTGTTCGTAGGAACCTTCAAATTCAACCAAACAATTATCTAAATGTCCTTTAATTCTATCTAAACCATTTTCTACACCAGTTATTGTATGTTTAAGATAGTTTTTATACGCATCACCATCCCAAATATGACAATTGTTATCAACAAGAAACTTAATGTTTGTATCACCACGAAGGAACCATAACAACTCGGTCACCATAGTCTTCCAGGCCATTTTCTTGGTTGTCAATAACGGAAAACCGTCTTTCATGTTGTGACGAATTGTATAACCGAATATTGAACGAGTTCCGGTTCCAGTTCGGTCTGCTTTATTAATCCCGTGATCTAGGATTGTTTGAAGTAGCATTTGATATTGTCTGTCTAATTTGTTCTTCATTTTAAAGTCGAATTGTGCTGTGTATATAGGTGAAGGTTTAAGAGTCTGTTGATGTAACTCCCAATTGATTATTGAGTTATTCTCCGTCTTCATTTTGAAGTTTTTCTATTTGATCTTTAACATATTGTTGAATGTTTTCACTCGCTTTAATGTAAGCTTTTCTTAGTTTGTGAAATTCTTTATCTTCAATTTCTTCAAAGCTAGAGTAATGTATAAAGCAATAATCAAGTCCTTCTTGCTTTATTCGAGCTTTGACAGATTCATAATTTTCTAGTCGTTCTTGAGTGTCCATATGTTATAATTTTATGAATTTTTGTATTTGTGCAGATGTTTGTCTGGCATCTCGGTGTTGATCTCCATAATTCCAACGTCTTCCTCTAGAATCTACTATAGAAAACGAACCATCAACAAAATCTAAGAATTCTTCTTCTATCAGAACCGAAATAATTTCTTTCCATTCGTCAGTAATGATGTATAGATTATGATTTTTAGTTGCTACTAGAACAGGTCCTTCAAAATTAAGAAGTTCTAGTTTTGGATATTTTATTTGCATGTTTACGATTTTCTGATTGTATATAATCTATAAGGTTGTGAGTAGCACTCCAACCAATTTGTTTAAGCGTTTTATCTGTATCACATAGAGTGTGAAGTCCTTCGTTTTTACGAAGAGGAGTGAATATAATTTGATCTTCTTCACCTTCAGTCCAGGCTTTTGCAACATCTAAAATGGATATTGGCATTCCTCTTCCTAAATCGATATTATCACCCATAAGTTCCAACTCACTCATTCGAATAAGTCCTTTACAAATATCTTCAACGTGAGTAAAATCTCGAGTTTGCATACCATCACCAACAACGGTAACCATTTCTCCTTTTTGTGATTGTCTACCGAATTTTGCAACGACGGTAGCCCATTCACCTTCACGTGGTTCACGAGGTCCATATACATTGTAGAATGTTGCGGATGCGGTTTTCATTCCATAAAGTTCAGAATACATTCGACATGCATCTTCACCAATTACTTTAGAGAAGGTATAAGGAGTGATTAAATGAGATCCGTGATTTTTAGATGAGGTTGTTGCATAAATAACGGTTCCGGATTTAGATATCCTTGCAAAGTCGAGAACTTCCATAGTTCCCATTGCATTAGACCAGAAATAACCTGCCGGATCATCGAACGAAGGTTGTATACGAGCTTTTGCAGCCAAATGAAAGATACGATCAAATCGATTTCCAATTAATGTACCATGTATACGTTCTACATCTTGGATGTAATATTCTGCACCAGGATTTTGATATTCCATTTTTGCAGATTTTGAAGATAGGTTATCGATCACTACTACTTCGTCGCCCATAGCTACGAGCATATCGACGAGATTAGAGCCAACGAAACCAAGACCTCCAGTAACAAGACTTTTCATAATTTATTGATTTTATATTTATTATATGATGTTAGTAAAACTTATCGAGAGCATTGATGTAATTGAATATGATTCGCTTTGTTTGATAATCGAATGCAGATGTATTTGACATCCATACTTCTATATCACCATTAAGTCTATCTTTAAGTTCTACCTTAGCTTCTTGAAGCAAACCGGGTTTTGATTCCGACATCTTCTTCGTTAATGATAGAAGTTTATCTCTATCTTTAACATCTACTAAAGCGTAATATTCGTTGTGAAAATTGAGATTAGGCTTTATCATCCGATTTCGATTCCCATGAAGGTGTAAAAATTAATGCCCATAAAGGCCAGCCGGATTTTGTTATGTAACATGCCGCTCCAATCAAAGAGAAGAATGCTATGTATACTAAAGATACTGCTAAATGTTTCATATTGTAAGTTTTACCATGAGTCTATATCAGTTAAGTCTAATGGATGGTTGGGTGCATGTGAGCTGGTTACCGTGATGGTATCACCAATACCACATGATGATATTGTCCAGGTCAACATTCCCCATTCACCAAATATGGCTTTAAGGTTTTTTCCCCAATTATCTAAACGCTTCTGTTGTTTATCATTCAGGGTTATAGAGATTACTTTATTTCCCATTATTGCTTGGATTTTACCACCATTAGTTTAGCTTCGAAATGAATTCCTTGACCATTCATTGAAATTCCAAGCGGTTCTTCGTATTGAATAATCTCGATAGCGCCAGAATCTTTAAGATGCTTAAATAAATCCTGTAACAAATCCGTTTTGATTATCTCTATTATACGAGATTCACTTAAGCCTTGTACATTATGCATGTCCTGAAGATCAGTCTTGGTATATCTAGACGTAGATCTGAGTTTTAAAGTTTCTGTTGGTGTATGTATAACTTTATGAGTCTTCACATATGGATTTTCTCCATCAAATACCCAAGACTTTAACTTAGATTGTAACCATGCTTTTATTCGGTTTTTCATTGATTAGTATATTTCATGATAATTATAGACACCAGCTTCAAAATGCAACCATTCGAACTTTAACATGAACATTGGTGCATATATACCATGTTCAATAAAGTCTCCAGTAGCACTCCACATCCATGAGATGGATGGAATGATATAGAATTTTTTATAGGCACGATTCCATCTTCGGTGAAAGAACCATTTTAGGCGATTGGAAATGTCAATCTTTTCCATTTTGACAACTTTGCGTCTTTTAGTCATGAGTTGATGAATAATTTTCTATTGATGTTTTTTTACCTTCGTACTTACGAATGTATTGATTAAATGATTTTCCGACTGATTCTTCTGTATTTGCAAATGCTAAATAATCAACAGAATCAACATTTTCGAATTCATAGGTTGTACCACCGTTGAATTCAACTAATAGATTTTTTGTTTCAAAATTATAACGAGATGTACGAATCATAGACGAGTCGTATGTGCAAAATTCAGATTTCTTTTTCATAATTATATTTTATATGATGGAATGTACCATCCGGTAAATTTAGATTTTTGTGCTAATTGTTTAACTTCTGTTATATGCATATCTCGTAGAAGAGTACACTCATTTCCATCCATTTGTATAACAACTAAACGATCCCAATAGTAATTGCTAAAAGAAACCCAGTTATAATCTTTCTGAACGGTTTTTACTTGTATTCTATCGCCATTCAATGCTTCGAAATCCCAACCTGGATCAGGATCTTCTGATACTACCAAATTGATTTCGTTTACTTCGTCACCAACTATCTTTTTATATGCAATCTCGCCAAGTTTACCGGTGATTATGTCGTGGAATACTTGTTTGTGCGTTCTTCCATTTGACATATGCAATAGGTATGCTTCCTTTGCAAAGTTTGATGCAAGTTGTAAATCTTCGTTAGTTATTAAGCATTTCATCTATTCTACCTGGTTTTACCTTCATTAGAAGCTCTTGGAACAGAGCAATTCGTTTGTTACTTAACCAAATATACTTAGACATCTGAGATCTTTTAGTAGCAAATCTCCACCAAGGAGTTTCTATATAGTCCATCAAAACGTATTCAGCATCTATTGCTAAATTTTGATAATCTTCAAAGAAGTCCATAATAAGAGATTGGTTCTTTTTAGCCGATGTTGCGATTTTATCGGAGCTTTCCAATTCCCAATGAACATCGCCTAAAAGTTTAGCTAATTCAACGTTATCTAAATCCTTAGGTAATGTACCAATTACTTCGGCTAATTTTTGCAGAGTTTTACTTTTCATCTTTGTTTATTTGCGTGGTTTTAGGGGTGAATAAAAGCGTAAATAAGATTAGGAGTCCTAGCGCTTGCCAGAAACCAATAGGATTAACGCCATTCACCGCACCAACCAAGCAATAATTCCAAAGTAATTGTATAGGCCATGCAAAGATTGCAGATACAAATAAAATTGTGAATACTACGGTTACTAAACCAGTGATGAACATTGCAGAATTTTTCATATGATGATTATTTATTTTTAGATTTGATAGGAGTTTTTCTCATTCTTACGAATTCATTAGATGCTCTAAAATTCGTGAACTTAATTTCTTCCATACACTCATGATTAACAAAAACGATAGTTGGATTTTGACCATTCCATGTAGAATCGGTTTTCCAGATACTAAATGTTAGTTTTGATAAAGGATCATTCTCTAATAGGAATAGAGTATCTTTATTATTTGTAACATGTGCAAAGTTTCCCATTTTAGTTTGTGAATAAACGAATCCAGGGATTGTTAGTAAAGCAATGATTAATGTTTTTTTCATGTTGTATATTTTATATGAATTTGATATAACAAATATAATACAAAAACCCGAGATAAAAAAATCTCAGGTCATAAAGTTATTAACATTATGAAGGTTTATTTAGCTTTCGATGTCTACGAATCAAACGAATGTTATTTCCTATTTGCCAACCAATAATGAAACAGGAAACCATAGCAAGGATAATCGTAATCATACCCATCCAATTCAGAAATTGATCTTGTGAAAGGATCCAATTAATAGAGATGGTTTCTATTCGTAAAGCCACTAATAAAAGTATGCTGAAGAATGCAATGTTAAGTAAGGGTTTTTTCATTTTCTTGGGTTTATATTAATTATATGATAGAGTGATTACTTCCAAAAAAGTTGAATTCCTAGAATGGTGGCTGCTAATGTTAAACATACAAGAGTTTTAGATGTGAATTCTTCGTTGAATATGAAGTGTGCCATTACCGAAAATACGATAGCACCTATAGCAAATCCAATTAAACGACCAGGCCATATTTGACCATCGAAAGCTTCTTTACAATATTTGGTAAATGTTATAAGTAACCAACTAATAGGTAAACCGAGTAAAACAGCAGCCCATGTATTTTTCTTCATCCATTCGTTTATGAATTGGCCTTGTAATTGTATAAAAGATATAGATTGTCCTAGAACAATACATACGAGTGCTATTAGTAGGTTTCTCATTATTTTTCGTTTAGTAAGAATTTATTGCTGATTACTTTGAAGCTAATTTTACGATCAATACTACGAATTACAACCCCTTCACGATCGAACTGAGAATTCAATTCGCTTTTCGTTTCGGCATATTTAAGTAGTTCCTCGATGGTATTAGGCAAAACAAATGCTCGATCAAGAACCGGAACAGTTTCCAATCCCATAGATGAAATTAGAGATTCGAATTCTTCTAATCCAAGGTATTCGTATTTGTCTATATTAAATGCGTTGAAGAAGCGAACGGTTTGTCCTTTGATCTTATAAGGATTTCCTTGTATACCTTCACCGATTAATTCACCTTGAATGGCATAATTAATTTCATGAGTTCCTAACCATTCTTCTAATTTTAATTGGCGAGCAATCTTCCAAAAAGTATTTCCTTCAGTTTCTTCAAGATCTAGATTTCTAGAGCATACTCCGAATTCTCCATCTCTAAAATAGTAGGTTGCAGAAGAACCATCGAGTTTTTCAGTTACATAGAAGAATCGGTCTTTCCATCCTTCGTATTCTTTTGTAAGATTTTGTATACGTTCTTCATCGGTCTTTGGTATGAATGATGGGAAGTTCCCTTTTACTTTACCGGCTAATTCTGCAGGGATAGGTGGTTCGTATTTTACAATACCTAAACGTTCAGTAACATCAAGACCTTCGTATGCAGTCCATCCAAAATCACCGAACACAGACATTGGTAAGATAAGACCTTGTGAAACTTGTCCACGAAGTTTAATTGTTTTAAGACGGAATCCTTCTCGATCAGCCATCTTCTTATAAGAGCTTTTACGTAAGAATTCGAATTCCTCTTGAATTGGTAAGAACGAATCGATTTCACAATAAACGACATGATCTCCAATTTGATGACCGACGTTTTTTGCGACTACCACTTGCCAATTGTTAATGATTGCTAATTCGATTGCATCGGCACCTTCAATAGGACGAATGTCTCGAATGACTTGAATACTTGCTAATTTTCTTTCCATTTTATCTTTTTCCTTTTACTCCGGTTGATACACCAAACGATGATCGGCTTGCTAAGTGATTAAATTGTCTTGCCGTTTCCTGATCAACGATTTGGATTTCGTTCCCGGTTTTGTGATTATTAATTTGAATAACTGCTTTTTTTTCCTCGGTTGAGCAATTAACACATGTCCTATAACCGAGATTTGATCTTTTCGGATGTATTTCCGAACCACATTTACATTTCATATTCTTTCTTTTCTACGTGTGTAATATCAATGATGTCAAAATCATAGAATCCGAATCTTTCGCCGGAACCAGTTAAGCCTATGTGCAATCCAGTTTCGGATTTTCCTCGATAGGTTAATTCTTCGATAACTTGCATGTTAGATTCGAAGTTAATGTTTGCGGTAAAACGATCGCCATCTTTTAGATTTTCAAATTTTAGCATATATGATTTTGGTTTTTAGTGAACAATTTCATTTGCTGGTTTACCAATTCGATTCATATCGGTAGTTGGCCAGTAGTTTTGAATAAATCGAGAATCGTAAATTTCTTTTGCCGCAATATAAACTTTAGTACCTTTGGTTGCAAATACCGTAAAGTAATGTTCAGATTGATCTGATTTTTGTTCGATGGTAAGAATGGTTTTTGGAGTTATGAACGATTTCATAATATCCATTACTGTTTCTGCTTTTTTATCGACGATAGTTAAGAAACCGGCTTGGCATTTAATTACGATTCGAAAGTTTTTCATATGTTTATTATTAATTTGTTATTACAAATATAATACTTTTTTCGCAAATAGAAAAACTTTTTGATAAAAAGTTATTAACATTTTTAATCTAAAGAACTCGGTAGATAAAGTAAAGTTGGGTTCTTCTTTTGAACGTCTACTTCAGGATGATTTTTCTTAAATTCAAGAACATCAAAACGGTCAGTTATTAAATGGAATCCGTTTTTAGTTGGAATGATGTATTTAGTTTTAGGACCTTCAGGTTTACATCTATTAATAGTTACTTGTACATTTCGTAATTCTTGAACATCTTTAGTATCAATATCGACTATCCAAAGTTTTTCTTGAGTTTTGATTTGACCAACGACCGAATCAAATAAACCTTTTTGATTGGTATTTCCATCTTGAATTCGTTGAGCGAGTGCAACCATCATATTAAGCGAAACGTCGAAATGATTTTGTTTTTGCACATGTATATATGCTCGAGCTTTAAACATTTCGCACATTTGACGGATTTCATCATAACGTCTTTCCAAGTGATCGATACTTTCGATGCAATAAGTTTTGATGGTTCTAACCGATTGATGATTATCTCGTTCTCCTTCAGGTTGATCTTTCTTACGTTTGAAAACGTAAAGCATGTAGAAGTCACCTTTCTTTTGGAAGTTAAGAATTTCCTTTACTAATTGAAGATTGTCTATCATTTTATATTTAATTTGATATTACAAATATAATAAAAAAAGCCGAGATTAAAAAATCCCGGCTCATAAAGTTATTAACAATTTATGATAATATGAATGTAACTTAGGTGAGTTTTGTTTTACTTAATTGTTAACGTTTTCGGTTTTGCTTCGTCTGCAATTGGAATATCGATAGTCAATAAACCATTTTCCATTGCGGCTTCAGCATTACTTAAATTGTATTTCGAAAGTGGAATACGATAGCCTAAATTAAAGGATTTTCTAGAGATTCCTCGGTGATAGTATTTGCAATCATTTACTTCACAACATTTATCATCTTCGTTTTTATCATACGAAACACGAAGAACATCTCCTTCGATTGATATTTTAATATCATCCTTAGTTAGACCAGTTCCAGCAATTTCAAAATGTAAACCATTTTCATTTTCATAAATGTCTACTGGATGACCAATTCTTGTATCAATCACTGGTGCAAAGAATGATTCGTTGTTAAAGAAGTTTTTGAATAGGACATCAAATGCGTCCATTTCACGGTTTGTTTTTAATAGTGTCATAGTTCTTAAATCTATTTTTTTAAATGACTCTCTTTCGATGAGTCGGTGAATGTGCCTAAGTTACATTCAAATTATTTATCTTGATAGTGTATTGGATTTTTACAATTTCCTTTATGTGAACCCCATTGAGATCTTCCATGACCAACCACAACATATTCACAACCTTCTAAAGTATAGACTTTGTAATTTTGATCGTAATATCGAGAGTCGTTATCAAGTTCTAATTTATGTGGATCGGCGACTTGTTTTTCATGTTCAATCTGACATGATGATAAAGCCAAACAAGCTAATATAAGTAGGTTTCTCATCTTTTAATTATTTCGATAATTCCGCACAAAGCAGCAGCAAACATTATAAAAAAACCGGATCCTAAAAGAAGAATCATTTGTGCGAATCGTTTTATCATTATTTCCTAAATTTGTTTATTGTTAATCGATCTTTGCTACCATCAGGATGACTGAATACTCCGTGGCTAGGATCTAATGTATATTTTACATCTTTCAACCTCTCTACATATTTTTTACCGGTTCCTGGCTTTAAGTATGCGATAGTCATATGTGGATGATAATCTGGGTAATCAGATGTGAATGGAAGTTCACAAAGCGATTTGTTACATTTGTGTAATTCATCGTTCTTAACATCAAATTTCAAAACATCATATTTGGGATTTTCAAATAAAGAAGCATTATGAATTTCACAAGGACCGAATATAAATTCACCCAAGATCTTTTGAATCTTTGGAGTTTTAACTTCTTTATGTAAGCCATATAGAAGAGTGCAATGTGGTTCATCTTCTAAACCATATGTTTTGTCTTCGTCTTCTTCATAGATATCTGATGGATCGATTTGTTCGTGTATCTCTGACATTTTAGGAAATTCAAAATACAACATAGCACATCCATAATCATATGTGTTTCCAGATGCTTCTATTAAGAATTCTTTAAATTTCTTGAATAACTTCATTATCATTTTTTAGTTTTCTTTTACGAAAGTGCCGTTTATCATTTGGCCTTTTCGTTTTGCAATAACTTCGTAAGATCCATTGATACAATCTTCAATGTTATAACCTTTAAGTTTTGCTAGATTAGTAAGTACTACTACACAATCACCAATAGCATCTTGAAATTCTGCATCATTCTTTTTAAGTAATGACATTGCCAATTCACCCATTTCTTCGGATAGCTTAGCGAATTGTGTTAATGGATCGCCTTTTTCGTAGATTCCTTTGTCTTTTGCCCATTCTCTAATAGGCATAAATTCGTTTGTTAAGTTCATATATGTTATTTATTAGTCTTCTCTTTCGTATGACTGAAACACACAAACAAATTCAAGGGGTTTTTGACTCCATCCTTGAGGGTGTCTCGAATTGTATACTTTATGGAATGCGCCGTCAGGAATTAGAACGATATCACCTTCGGCAACATCAATAAATTCTTCGTCTAATTGCATAACACCACTTCCTTTTTTGAAGAAATAAACTTCCTCAAGACCTGGATGTGAATGTCCTGATGTATCTTTTCCTGGATGTAAGGTTGTTTTAGAAAGAACCATATTCTTCAAAAAACGATTGTCTTCTACTATATAAGTTTCGTTATCGCGAATAACCTTTCCACCGATCTCTTGTTTGTTAATTTTCATGTTGGGCTTTTATTTTTTCTAATGTGCTTAAATTAACATCATTCATTATAATGATGCTGTATAATTCCGAAGTTGGTTTGTTTGCGTATAACAACTTGCATTTTTCATTTATTGTTTGTTGAGCGGTGATAATTGCGGTAAGAGTCTTTAATTTCTCTTTATTAGTCATTACCTTTTTCTCTTCAACTTTCTTGGTCTCTTCTTTAACAGAATGCCAATTTACTTTTTGGTCTTTTAGTACACTCATATTATTCGGCTGATACTGCTCTACCAATTTGTTTAGTCCAATCTAAATCAGTACGAACAAGGTTATTTTTATCGATAGTTGCTGATAACATTGTGGTATCAACATTTAATTTATTTGCAAGGAATTGTAATGCAGCGATATCTTTAGGGAAGCAATGACCACCAAATCCAAAATCACCATCTGGACCTGGTACCGACCAATGTGAATTACCTAAACGATCATCATAACGAGCATATTCAATTACTTTATCGTAATCAATGTTTAGACCTTGACATAATTGAAAGATTTCATTTGCATAAGAAACCTTCATTGCCAAGAATGTATTTGTTACATACTTAATGGTTTCTGCAATAGTGGAAGATGTTTTGATAATAGGAACTTTAGGAAAAGCTTTAGCAAAGATTGCTTTAACTCGAGTAGATCCAGGTCTTTCACCACCTACGATAATACGATTTTGATTTTTGTAGTCTTCAACGGCATTAGCTTCAGTTAAGAATTCTGGATTGAAAACGATATCTAATGAAGTGTATATAGAATTCAACATTTCTGTTGTTCCTGGAGGAATTGTAGATTTGATTACTACAATATAACCTGGTTTGTTAAGTGCTTTAACACATTCAGCAATTTCATTAAGAGCAGATCCTAGAATACCAAGATCACATTCTCCGCTTTTCTTCATTGGTGTAGGAACACAAAGAAAAGTTACGTCTGTATTTTCTATTACTTCAAAAATAGAACTAGCACTACTAAATTTATTTGGATCTTTATCAAAAGTGAAAACTTCATAATAGTTTTTCATTCCTTCTCGAACGGCTGAACCAACGAACCCTTGACCAATTATACCGATTGTTTCTTTACTCATTTTTATTAATTTAAAGTTATTATATGATATTTTATTTCCAATAATTTACATTTTTTCTAAAATGATCTTCGTCTTTTCGATAAATCCAATTAGATAAAACAATTTTTAACATGCCAATATATCCGGTTTTCTTAAACCTTCGATTATCTTGACCAATATCATGTTTAATTATTTTAAACTTCGACTTCTTTATTTTTCTACTAAGTAGATAATCTTCTGATTGGTGTATAGTTTCATCAAAACCTCCAAGAGCATTGAATGTAGATTTTCTAATCATCATAAAAGTACCGGTTGAAAATGTTTCAGGCATCCATCTTTGAATGTGATTAAATATCCAAAATATGATATCTGCTCGAGTATCTGATGAGGTACATTTAATTTTACACGTAACTAATAGGTTTTCCTTGATAGCGATGAGAGCATCGTTTATTGTATACTTATTAATTAGAGTAGTATCGGCATCTAAGAATAGGATGTATTTGGTTTTAGCTATTTTAGCTCCGGCATTTCTTCCTCGAGAAACTGATCCACCTTCAATTACCTGAATATCAATCTTCAGCTTTTTTTGAAGATCTTTTATTATCCGAAGAGTTTTATCGGTACTTCCACCATCTGCAATGATTACAGTAGTACCGAATATACCAAATTGGTTATTTACTCCTTCTAAAGTTTTGGATATGTAATTTTCTTCATTCTTACAAGGAATGACGATTGTCAAATTTTTCTTTATCATATATTATGTAAGAATTATTTTCGATCCAATCTCCACAATTGAGGTAGTGTATATGATCGATCTTTTTATTTTCAGGTTTATGGATGTGTCCACATATAACACCTTTACAATCTCTTCTCGCTGCTTGATATGCTAATTGAGATTCGAACGAAGTGATAAATTTCACCGCATCTTTTACTGAATCTTTTGCCCATTTAGAAAGAGATTTTTTATAACCAAATTTCTTCATGAATCGATCTATTGTGATTGCCAATTCATATCCAGCAGAACCTAAATGCGCTAACCATTTCATACTCACAACACCATCATACAAATCACCATGAGTTATGTAATATCCATTCCATATATACTCATCTACGATTTGAATATTTTCACCAAGATCCATTGGAACATAAGTTCGTAAGAACTCATCATGATTTCCAGTTATGTAAATTACTTGAGTTCCTTTCTTTGAATACGAAAGGATTTTTCGAATTACATTTGTATAATCTTGGGTCCAGTAGTGTCGTTTTTTAAGTAACCAACCATCGATAAAATCTCCAACGATGAATAGTTTTTCCGGTTCATACTGCTTTAGTACTTCTAGCAATTTTGCTGCATTGGATCCTTTGCTTCCTAGATGAACATCTGATATAAATAGAGCTTCTACTTTTTTCACTTGATTATTCGTCTAAGCGTTAATTCATCAACATATTTAGTCGCTTCCATAAATTTTCTAGTAGCCGGAGATTGTCGTAGAGGACGACCAGTAGGAGTTTCCATTTTAGTAATACCGGCATCAGATAGGTCTTGTTCAAGTGAACCCCATAACATCCAAATTGTAGGCTTAGAAGGATGTAGATATGTACCGCGAGTATCAACGATGGAGTTATTGTCATCGTATGTTTTCTTACATGTAACTAAGGCCATTTGATTTTTACGACCTTCAAATTGTAATAGGAGTTTGCAGCGTCCTAATCTTTTGTGATGTATTTCCATTTTTTGTTGATTTTAAATTATATGAACTTAACCATAAAAATAAATTGTTTCTGGCATTCGACCAAAGATGAATTTAGTAACATCACAAAGCCACATCTCTAAATTGAATTCTATTCCTTTATAGGTTTTTAATGTGTAGTAACCTCCACCAATCTCTTCATCTTCTCGTATTAAATGAAGTTCTTCTGGATCTCCACCCCACCCTTTCATTTTCTCATCAGATAGAGTTAACCAAACATCCCATTCACCTTGACAAAGAAGATCTAGGAATGCATCTGCACCCATTACCATTTGTAAATCAGCACGAGATCCTTCCCATTCAGGAATTTCTGCAAACCAATCATTTAGTTCTTTTGTGAATTTAATACGCCTTTTCATTAGTAATTATTTCTCTACGTCGAAGAAGAATAGATGGAATAGTCTTGAATTATGAAGATCGGTTCCGAAGTATTTAGTTGCAGCATGTAGTGTTAATGCATCCCATATAACTAATCGATTGTAAACGTTACCAACAACATCTACTACATCGAATTGAGTTGAATCGTAAAATCCAGTTGAAAACGTTTCATTATGTAGTTCATCGAAAGATCTTCCAGTTGCAACGGCATGAGGATTATCTAGGATTTTAGTTAATTTGTTTTTCTTTGAACGATAAAAAGTGGTACCTGTTTCTGGTGGAGCGTCTGGTGTTAGATAAATTACACCTGCATAATTTTGAGAATCATAATGATAAACTATTTGATCTTCGGCGGTACAATATTGAAAACATCCATTCACTCCATATTTGTCCCATGAAGTAATTTTCTTTCCAATGATTTTCTCGAATTTAGCTCTTAAACTTTCAGGTCTATATACGATATCAGTTCTACGACCTTTGTGATATTCTTTGTGTAGCTGAAAATCTTGATTCAGGGCAAATTCTCTAACTGCATCTGGATCATCGTAAAAATTATCAACACACATGAATGTTTTCCATTCATTAGAATTTTTGAATATTGAATCTAAATCAGGGTTGGTTGTTTTTACGATATCATCTACCTTTTTATCTAATAGATCGAATACACAATCCCAATCACCATTTTCATTCTTAATAAGAACCAATGCAGATTTAGAATCTACTGGAAATACGGTTTGGAATCCAAATTGTTTTTCATTCTTGTAGTAAACCTGAGCAACGTCTGGTCTATCTATACCTGATGCAATTGGCATTTCAATTCCATCTACCATTAACTTTATTTCATAGGGAGTTTTTCGATCCAAAGGACATACCCAACCTTTTACATAGATTCCATTAGATTTCTTTTCTACCGAATCAATGTAACCTTTAACTTTCTGAATTCTTGTTTCGTGCATTATGTTTTATTTTTTTATTGCTGTAAGTATGTGTGAGACGTAACCTCGATTAGATCTTTTTATAACCATATCTGGGTCCATCCATTCGATAGCATCAACTTCTTCTTTTTGAAGATCTCCTACGATTTTTACTCTATCATCATTAGATGAGTTTAGATAAACTGGAAAGATGTGTATTTGTTTCCAAACGTTATTCTTCTTCATATACTCTACTAAAAAACTCTCTTTGAGATGTTTAGGATCAATATCCCAACCAATTTCTTCTCTGGTTTCTCTTGCGGCAGTTTGTTGTAAAGACTCCCCGTCCTCAACATGACCTTTTGGTGGCATCCATGAATTCCACCATCGTGAATTTGTTGAGTGTGCTAATAACGCTTTATTATTAAGGATAAAAAGGATTCCTGCTGATGTTTGCATCTTATTACTATTTAGAATATAGTAATTATATGTAAATCTGAATATTATAAATCTTGAAGAGCGCTTAAAGGATATTGGAATATATCATGCACATATAAACGATCATATCCATCGGTATATACGAAAGTATATCCCATAGATGATAATAGAGAATCTACTTCGCCTGGAGCATAAGCAGTTTCTCCATAGAATTTTTTATCTAAATGCGTTTCTGCCCAAACAATTTTTGGTCGCATTTCGCCGAATCCATTTATAACTAAATGTTCAGCACCCTCTACGTCAATATGCATTAAATCAATAGAATCAATGTTGTTGTTCTTACAAAACGTATCAATTCTAGTAGAGTTAACTATAACCGGTTCATTCAATATTACTAAATGCTTAAATTCGTTTTTGTATTGTTCAGTATGAGAACATATACTACCAGAACCACCAAATTTATCCGGGTTGTTTGGCGAAAATTCATTAGGATCTTGCATCTGATTAAATGCAATAGTTCCATCAATATTGCTTACCGCATAATGATAACACTCTAACTCGAATTGATCTTTGTAACTATCTATAATTGAATGTCTTACTGGACAACCTTCAAATGAAATAACTCTAGCATTTGGATATGTTTCTTTATATCGTATAGCATCTCCACCATCGTATGAGCCAAATTCAAATATAATTTTAACATCACTAAGATATTTTCTTACTATTTCTACTGGCGCTTGTTCACACCAAAAATGTATTCCTTGTCTTTCGATTTTTATCGACATGCTTTCATTATTTATATTATATTGATTATATGCATAAATTAGTTGGCAGGATCTTCAGTTTTCTTTTCCTTTTGGATTTGGTTAATCATATAACCGCCGATTGCGAATTCAACGCCGGCCCAAATAGCTATGTCAGTAGTTGTCATTGAAGATATTTTCTCAAGTAAGAAGTATATCATACCCCATTGACCAACGGCAAATGCAATACCAGATTCAACTCTCTTCTTAGAGAAGTATGAAGGTTCGCTGCTGTACATTTTCATAAGTTCTTTGAAGAACCATTTGATGTTATCCCACGTTGTAGATTTAGTCTTTTCCATTTTGTAATTTGATTTTAATATCTATCTAAGCTATTGAAGATATGACTCCAAACTTAATAGCTTCCTTTGGAGAAAAATAGAATTCTGATCTTCTGTTTTTGATATCATCTAAGAATGCAGCATCAAATTTAGTGTGTTTGATTAGAAATTCGTCATACATCTTTTGTAGACGTTCGCATTCTTTTGTTTCTTGTTTGAAGTACTGCACCTTCTCTTGAGATGAAATAGAACTCGATATTTCATGATACATGAAAGTACAATAAGGAGAGGCGGTAACTACGTCACCGGCAACGGCTATAGGTAAAGCCATTGACATAATCTTTCCAACACAATGTATGTGGAATTTAATTGGAACGGATTCCATATAACCTATAAGACCAAATCCTTCATATACATCTCCACCTTCGCTAGATAAAATGATTTTGATGGGACCATTATCATTCGGATCTTCTTCTAAAATGGCATCAATCTGATCGATGACTTTAGAAACATTGTTCTCGGTAACTGGACCGAAAAACATAATAGTTCGATTGTATACTTTACGTCTTGCCATGGGAGTTTATCTTCCCTGTCCTACATAAGCTTTTCTGTAATTCTTAGAAGTTTTTGAGCTTGAAGAGTTTTTCTTCGAATGTACTCCAGGATTTTTCTTTTTGGTTTTAGCATGAAATTTTCTAACTTCGCTGTTGCTAACCTTTGCCATTTTGTGTAACGGATTTTTTGCATGAGATACGTAAACAAGATCTCATAGACAAAAAAGAGAATATAACTCCCATTGCCATGAATGCGAATACTGGAAATATACTCCAGCCTTGGATTTCATGTAACAACCACACAATGTTCATAAGAACCCATGAGGTAAGTACGAAGTTTTCTTCTCTTTTATTTTTTTGAGAAGTGAGAACATATCCCGTTAATAGTAGGGTTGGGATAATCATTATAGTTGTTAGATGAACATTACCCGTATACCAGATAATGTTCATTGCCAACCAAGATACTAGTTGTAATTTATTTGATAATTGCTTAAACATTTCCGGTTTCCACAACTTTCATTTCATTGTTTCTGTCGATAAACATCCATTCACACGAAACTAAATCAAATTCTTCTAAGTGTTCTATTACTTCTTGTGGAGTGAATTCTGAACAAGAGTATAGATCGAATTGAAACATTGCTGGTTCTAAATTATCCCATACATGTATAGATGCATGTGATGTTGCTAAAGTAACAGTTCCAGTTAAACCTTCGTTACCTGGTTCATTAACATAAACGGAGGTAGGTCCGGCAACTACTACCATTCTTACTTTTTCAACCAATCGTCGAAACCAATCATTAAGATCTTCTTCTTTTCTAGGTGGATTTTTTACGTAACCTTTAATAAGTACGTGGATGTGATTTGGTACGAACATGTGGCATTAAGTATATTTTTTAGAGGTCTTTATTTGATATCGATTGATTCGATAAGAGTATAAGTAAAAGAGTTTCCGTGGATATCTCTTGATTTGCGAATGATCGCCATGAATTCATCAAAATCTTTAGATCTTTTAAATACCTGACATCCTTCTGACCAGTTCTCTACGTAAGTAGAATCTGCACCGGCTTTATGAATATTGATTCCGAATACTCCTTCTTGGATTTTATTCTCGTCATAATTCAAATCTTTATTAGCATCTCTATAAACTTTAACGTTTTTAGCTTGTCTTAAAGCTTCATATTTTCCTTGATGTAAACCAATACCATGAGATCCACGATATTGACCTTCAACTAATCTTGCAACACCTGCAGCATTATGATATTCCATAACACCTTTTTTTCCTGGGTCTGTTGTACATGCCCATGTATGAAATTTCCACTGACCTCCAACTTTATAAGATAAAGTTATTGTATCGTCAAATGCATTTGTTACTTTTTGACCGGTGGCTGAATTTCTAATTCCCACGATATTAACATCGTAATCCTTTTCTCCTTCAAACCAAACGTATCCTTTGGCCTTTATGGCTCCTTCTACCTGTTCTCTTGTGTACATAACGTTTGTTTATTTTTTGAGCTTTATATTCAGTTAAAACGTTAACTGAGTAGCCCATTTATTAAAATAGGATAATCCTTCAGGAGTATTTGAACGTAGATTAGTATTGTATTTTCCCACGAATTTTTGTTCGTTTTTACCTACAAGAAATCTGTTAGAAAATGCACTTTCAGTAAAAGTTTCATTAATTTTTCCTAAGTCTCCTTGAGAATACTCGTCTAATTGTTTTTTAATAGGTTTAGAAAGAGCATCTACGTAAGTTTGTTTATCTTTAATCGAAACAAATTCATCTGGTAAGGTTATGAATCGTAAAGCTTGATAAATTGCACCTCTTCCTTCTGCGATTGTAGATTTTGCACATATCTCTGGTGTAAAAATTTCGATTAGGGTTGGACACCAATTAACCGATTCTACGTATATGCCTTTAGGTATTTGTGGAAGATCTTTAAGCTTATTCATGTTAGGAAGAGAATTGTACAGGGTAAAGAAAATTGACAAATTCAATTTCTCTTTTACTTTTCCTTTTAATAGGATATCTACTACTTGAGGACCATATTCAGGAAAAAATTCTGCTAATCTAGTTAAAGGCCATAATTTAAGATCTTCTAAATTTATTGAATTTACTAATCTTTTGATAGTATCATTATCTCCTCTTAAATCAGCAATAATACCAGCAAATTTGTCTCCTGATATATATGACATTACTAAAGGATCTTCAATGATCGAATTAGCCTGATCTATTGAATTCATCTTTAAAAAAGATGACTTATTAACGCTTTCATTAATAAATTCACCAAATGTTTGTATGTGTTTCATATTTTGAATTTTGTTGGTTTTTTGTGTATTTTATTTATCTTATTTCATCGAGGATCTTTGATGAAATAATTTGTCAATTTTGGCTTTTGTTCCGATAGGATCTTCCACAATATTACCAATAATATCCTTTCTTTCAAATTCTAATCCAGCTTGTTTACTTCCAGTAGTTGCGGCTCTTAAACGGATTTCATATGCAGTATCTCCGATAGCAACGTAATAGAATAGAACAATATCTAATCTACTAGGTATATCTAAAATAACTAACTTAGCTTCTTTGTTACCAATTCCGCCAATTAATAATTTTAAAGTATCTCCTCCATGAAAGAACTCTAGGCTACCTTCACCTTTTATACTTCCGGTGATTTTGAAATATGGAGGATTTGTTGCTTTATCCGCTTGTTTAAGTCCAAATTGAAGAACTTTTAGAAGATTATCATCAAGATCTTGTGGTGAATCTTTAGGGAGAGTAAGTAGATGGTATGCTAATTTAATAGCGGCTAATTTACTAGGCAATGAATCGGATTTTAGATGATCTACATTTCCTGGTGTATAATGTACAGTTATATCTGCTTTAGAAGAAACCGTTCCTAAAAGTTGTTGATATTTAGAAATTTCACCTTTTGCCCAAGATTCATCAGTTTTACATTTGTCTAATTCATCTTTTGAAAGGTTATATATTGAATCTTTATTAGATATCGTTTTTAAGAATTCTTTTGCTCTTCCTAATCTAGCCGCTTGTTGCTTAAGAGAAACGGCTACGATAGAACCCATTGGTTCGGCTAAAGATTTTCTTGGTGTGAATGTATCATTGAATAATAAATTTAATTCACCTATGGTTTTTGCATTATTTACATAATCAAGTATAGTAGATTTAGCAGAAGGATCTACTAAATAAACATCTCCAGGACACCAATTATCTGGTGCTAATCCAGAAAGAATTCTAGCTTTATCTCTAACTTTTGTAAGTATTTCGTTTCGATCTAAATGATATCCACCGGCTAAAAATTCAGCCATTACCATTCCAGTAGATTTCCATTGATCGATTTGTTCTTTATTAGCTCTATCAAAATCGGATAGCCATAGACGAAGTTTATCCATAGCTTTTGGATGTAGATCTCCCATAGGAATTTTATCTACTAAAGCAACCGCTTCAGAATTCTTCATAGTAAGAATATCTACTCCTTGATTATAGTAGAAGTAAACAACCATACCTTCTTTGGTATCGGTATCGGTTGAGGTCTTTGATTGACCGGTAAATAGACCAGTTTTTAGTAAATGAGTTAAAGGAATCTTAACCGAATTAACATCCATTAAAGGTTCTTTAACTGAGACAAGTTTATCGCTCTCTATAAAAGATATAATCTCTCCTAAATTAGAGATATCCGAAACTTTAAATGTAAGAAATGGATATGATGATTTGTATTTACCGTCGATAATAAGCTCTTTACTCTTATCTTCCAAGAAGCTAAGAAATTGTACTCGGTATTTAGGTTTTTCATTCCATTCAACTGGAGCCATGGCAGATTCATTCAACCATTGGATAAATTCGTTATATTTTAACATTATGCAGTGAATATATTAGGATATTGTTCTACGCATTCAGTAGGGAATGGAACCTTTGCAGCCAATAACCTGGTTCTAAAGTCTTTTAGAATTGCATCTAATTTATCTTTGTGGATAAATTTAGAATCGGTTGTGTGTCTCCATATATCTTCAAAAGTCATTATCTCAGATATTGGAACAGTAGGTCCGAATGCCAATTCAGCAATAACTTCTGGGGTATTGGACATAAATTTATCTTGATCGTTAAGTAGAGTAGGATTCTTAACCAACCCTTTCTTACCCATAAACGATTTAGTTACCGCAACAACACCTTGATTTAGACGAAGTACATATGATTTGTATTCTTCGATTTCTCCTTTGTCAGTTAGCTTGGTAGTTTCTCTTTTTGAATTGCTTATAATATTCATTAGGAGAATATTACGATAAAGTCCTTTATATTTAGATTCTGCTTTCGTAAAATCCGGTGAGTGATACATGAAAGTAGAAAAATTCAGATTATCAGTTAACATTAAATCAATTTGTGCAATACCATTTTTCTTGTTTCCTTCAATTGGAACGCCTATGGAAACTTGTTGGAATCCTTTACTAACAACTGGTGAATAAGCGCTTAGCTTAGATGCAATAAATTCGAGAACTTGAGATAAATCAATTCCGTTTTCACCAGCAATTCTATCAGCAAGTACTGCAATATCAATATCACCAGATGTTTGATCGGGTGATTTTTTCTTAAATGAACCTATAGGTTTAGCAAAATCCTCGGTAAGACCGATAGCTGGATATATGTTCTTGATAACATATTGATAGGTTGCGTCTATTTCAGATTGCAGAATAGGACGAGAAGCTTCAATGGCATTACCTCCTTCATTAAGAACTAGATTAACAAATTGATTAAATTTTAGCATTATTTAATTTGACTTATGTTGGTAATTTTCTTGTCTTGAGTTTCACCATCTCGTGATGTGTAAAGAAGACCAGCTTTAATTAAACGAGTTAAGATTTCGTTTCTAACGATTTCATAATCGATAGTATCTGAAGAATTCTCCCAAGTCTCTTCAACATAATCAGGTTCAATCCAACCAATACCTCGTTTGATATTAGTTTCCATGTCTTTATAATCAATTTCGAATTGCTTAACGACACCTTCATCTAATTTTGAAAGACTTTCATCAATAGATTCATCGAAACCAACTTCTTCTTGCGCAAGTTTAATAGCGGTTTTATAATATAACTCGGTTCCTTGATCAGATGTAGAATTAAGAACTTTTGTTAGCTCTTTGATATTATCATTACCATCAAATTTGAATTTCATTAAAGGACCAGGAGATACTCGGAAAAAGTCAGATAATCTACTGATTGCTTCTTTCTTTACCATTTCATGATTAGATCCTTCATTAACCGATTCTTTAATCTTTTTAGTCTCTATATATTTTTCCGCTTGATTAACAAATTTATTTTTTACCTCTTTAGGTAATTCGTTAAGAATCAAACGAATACAATCATCTAAATCTCTAGGTTGCTGTCCAGCAATATGCGATAAATCTACTTTAGTTAATTTACCGGCTATATCAATAAACGATGTCAATATGTCGTGTAATTTATTCGGATCTAATTTTTCATTAACCGATTCGTCAACATTAACTCCTCTTTTCTTTAGAATCTTTCCAATTTCGGTATATGCCTTTTTGTAATCGGCTTTTGGATATTCAAATCCTTTTTGCCAATAAGCGAATCCATCTAATGCACCTTGATAGATAGCTTTTAGTTCATCGTCTGTCATATCTTCATTGAATACGAATGGACCAATCCAGGCTTCATTAACGAATTCTTCGTAGTTTTTTATAGGTTTCATATTTATATTATGATTTTTGTTTTTCGTTAGCTCTACACCATTCGATGGCGTCTTTGACGGTTTTTAATTCTTGATCGTTTCCACTTAAATCATAGATTCCAAGAATAGTTTTACCATCATCATTTAAGTAAAATGAAAAATCTTCCATTTCTCCTTCATGTCTAGGTGCCTCGGATTTTAATCCAGATGCAAAATGAACGATATGAGGAAACTCTTCATCGTTATCGAATCCCCAAGCTACAGATTCAACGTTTTTAGCTTTAGATAATTCTTTGAATAGCTTTACCAAGATATCCGGTTTTGTCGTTTTCGACGATTCGTTTACGAATTCTGTATAATCTTTAATAGGTTTCATATATTATGCCTTTTTTAATTCACTTTCGTGTATTGCAAATTTAGTAACTTTATCATATAGAACGACTCCGTACCAAGCTTTCTTTTTTAAATCCGCTTTTTGTTCTTTCGGAAGCTCGGAAATTTCCGGTACATCGTAACCGTGATCTTCTAAATCTTTGAATGTCGATGGACCATCATAGATGGTTCCGGTAACGTCAGGAAAAGTTATGTGCTTGAATTTGTCAAATTTCTTAAATTTGACTGATTCATTGATAAATTCGTCGTATTTTTGAATGTGTTTCATTATTTAAGGTATTTTTGTAGTTCTTTATAGAATGGATGTAGTGATCTCGGGGTAGCTTTTTCGAATGCTTCTTTATCATCATTCATAAGCGCTTCACGAACTTTAGTTCCAGAAGGACCATCCGCTCTTCTCTCATCAACCATTATAACCGAGAATTTATTAACCGGTACATCAGATTTTGGTGATGTTAGATATTCAACTTGACGTTCGTAATCTCTTAAACGATCACTTCCACAACCAACACCAATTGGATCGTAACCTCTTTCTTGGACTAACTTAACCATTTGAGGTATAACCGTTTTCTTGTCTGCCGGATACAAAACATAATCTTCAATAAAAGGAAATTCCTTCACCATAGCTTTACCAATTTTTTCTAGAAGAGAATCCGGAAATGGAGAATTTTCATTTTTTGATTTGATTTGAATTGGAATAACCGGTACACCAAATTGTTTTGCTGCTCTGTGTATTGCTTCAATATGTCCATTATGAAATGGTTGAAAACGTCCAGGAAATATAGCAACTTCCTTTCCATCAACCTTTTCAAATATTAGAATATCACTAACAAATTCTTTAAATTTTAACATGTTATTTGAATGATGTTTCTTTTTCTTTTTCTACTAGATGTTTGGTAGCATCTTTTACGCTACTAAAATCTTTTTGATGTAGAACCAGTTTTTCTGATGCAAGTTCTTCACCGGAAGAATCCATTGATTTTGTAATTACCGATATGGATGCTGTATGAGTTTCGTCAAATCCATCAATAGAAGCGACTACAGTAACTACTGCAATATCTCCTATTTTAATAGTTTTAAGCCAAACATGATTACCTGTTTTAAAAGGATCTTCTATGAATGTATTAAATTCATTAAATTTTTTGAATGATGAAGTATTTGAATTTTTCATTTGATTTGGTTTAATTCCTTTTTCCTTCTTTTTATCAGATGGAATTTTTGGAGAATCCGCTTTTGGACCAGGACCAGGGATGCCGAACATCATTCCTGGACCAAAGGCAGAATCCTCATTAGTTTTGAATAAATCAGACATTTAGATTATTCAGCACTCTTTGATTCTTGAACGTCAACACGTAGATCTTGAGCAAGTTTTTTCAAATCTTGCATAGCTTTACGGATACGAGTTCCAGCAGACTTATTTCCTTTGTTATAGAATTTGTCTACGTCAGCATCGATAGATGTGATTAACGCTTTAATTTCTTCGTACTTTTGCATAATTTACTTTTATTTTTTATAAGCTAAAATCGAGCGTATCTGATGTAATGGAGCAAAAATTCCGGTATACTTGTAAAGTTTACCTTTGTAAACGAATGTAATTCCTTCAGTAGGAACCAATCCTTCAACACCACCAGCAGCAGTAACTCGAGTTAGTTCGTGTTCTAATTTCTCTACATCTTTTTCGTCTCCGTTTGTACGGATTTTTGCGATAGTAGAATCAATTTCTTTTTTCATTGCCTCTGCAGCTGCAGTAGGATTTGCCGATAAGAAGGTCGACATATTTTTCATAAATTCAGTTCCAATCTCTAAGAATAAAGATTCGATTGGAGCATATACTTTACGTTTAAGTTGTTTAGCACTTTTCTTCTCTAAATCGAAATACCAATCAGCATTAGAACCAAGTTCTTTTTTGATTAGTGATACAGAATAAGATTTGTTGATATCTGCTATACGAGCAGCCAAACCATCGATTGAAGATGCGGGGATTTCAACACCTGATTTTTTAGCTTCTTCAGTAAGTACTAACCTAGCCATACCCATTGCATAATCATGAACGGTAGATGCATCAGTTAGACCAGTTTGTTTAAGAATATCTCGGTATTTGTTTTCGTAGTAAGAAGCTCTTTTTTCTGTGTTAGGGAATGGTTTAACATCCATGTCTTGAGGACCTCTAACAAAGAACATTTTTTGTGCAGCCAAATTAGCATCAGCGATTGCTTTACCAAGATTTCTAGCAGCTTGTTTATCTTCATCTATAACACTACCTGATTCGTCATATTCGAGTATTCCATGAAATACCAACATATTTTGACCGTAAGGAACTGTGTTTTGTGTTATAGGAGTGATAACTTCTAGTGAAGCGAATTTCTTACCATTACCAAAGAAAGCTAATTTATCTTTATCAGATAACTTTCCAATAGAGTTTTCTAGATCTTCCATTGCTGCATTATAAGCAATTTCAATATCTCCACGACCAGCAAACATAGAAGCAATACCAGCAGAATCTAGAGCATTTTCTCCGGCATTCTTTAAGTGACCTTTATTTCTTGCTGCAATTAATTTACTATCTTTCCAAGATATTGATATTTGTTGGCCATCAGTTTTTTCTTGAACGAAATTCTCAGGACCAAAGGCTCCTTTAACGGTATCTTGTATCATTGCATGAAGATCTCCCATAGTCAAATCCATATCTTCAAATGGATGTGCTAAGTGACCGTATGCACCACCTTCAAATAAAGGAAGTTGATCTACTAACTCTTGAAGACGAGAACCTTCATTTATCTCATCAACAAAGTCTTTGTACTTTAATAATCTTTTCATGTATTATATATTCATCTCTCGATGGCAAAAAGGCAAAAGCCGCAATTAAGCGGCTATTTCCTTTTTAGTTTTCTTCTCCTTTTTAGGCTTTGCTGCCTTAGGAGTTTCGTCTTTCGTTTTACCGAAATCTCTTACGTTTTCTTTCCACTCAGTTTTTGGACAGAAGCTCCATCCAACTCGTGTAAGATTGTTTCCTTCAGAGTCATTAACTCTCCTGTACTCCATTTCCCCTTTCGGGTTCATTTTCTTTATGGTTTTCATATTTGGATATTTTAATTTTATAGTCTTTTGATTCGGTCTTAATTAAGAGAAATAAATCATTGTCATTGATTTCAGCATACACAATATTAGAGTCATTAGTAACTACTCTTTCGTTTTCCCAGATAGCTACTTTAATATCGTCTCTTTTATTAAGTTTCATTATTTACCGTTTTTTGCTTTAACAAACCATTGACGATTTTGCTCGATTCTAGCTAATTCCGATTGAGGAATATAACCTTTCTCTTTAGCTTTAAGTAGTTTCTTGAAAGTTTGTTCACCTTCTTCTTTACGACCGGAATAGAAACAATTTAGGCAATGTAAATCGTAGATCTTCCATAGATAGGTATTTTTATCGATGAATAGTGTCGCTTTAGGGAATGGTGTCTTACCGGCATATTTCATGGCATGTGAAGAGAAGATATATGAAATATCAAATTCTTTGATTGCCTGATAATGCATAATGATGGGAACTAAGTGTTCACAACGATAGATGTTCATTTTACCTATTCGAAGGTAATCTTCAATGATTTCTGGGGTTGAGTATTTTAATTGAGCTTTAATAGTAGCCGCCATTAAGCCAGAGTAATAAACTTCTTCCCAAAATCCAGTTAGGTTTTCGGCACGTTTATTATACCATTCAAGTGATTTCTTTAGGTTTTCTTCACCACCAGCATCTCGATATGATTGAGCTAGATAGAATAACCAACGAGGGTCTTTTTTAGGATCGTTTGCTACATAATCTTCTAGAATTTTAGCATGACCTTCATATTTAGATTGAATTGATTCAGATGTCCATGAGTTACCGTCAGGGGTAACGAAAACACCAAGACCTGGTACTTCAGCCGAACCAAGTGGTTCATCGCTTATAAGTACTTCGTGTACTGGTCCATACCAATACCATGGCTTGTCGGTTCTAAAGAATTGCATACGATAATAATTCTGATCACCGTATGTTACTTTTACATTTCCACCATCGATTTTAGCTAAGCTCATTTTCAGGTTCATGATATTAAATCCTGGATTGAATGTTAATTGTTCATCGGCATCTATCCAAAATCCAAAATCTGCTTTTCCTTTTACTGCATTTAGAGCGGTATTACGAGCATCTTGGAAGTTAGTCCATGGATGATCTATTACTTCACCAGGTATTCCTTTTTCTTCAAAAAACTTACGGATAATATCTTGAGTTCCGTCAGTAGATCCAGTATCAATTACGCAATAGTAATCAAGTATTGAATGTACTGTGTTGAGCATTCTTTCAATTACTTTGGATTCATTCTTTACAATGATGCTCAATCCAATAGTTGGTAACCCACTAATGGGCGTTTTCATTTTCTGCATTATCTGTTAATTTAGTTTCTATTACTTCGTTTAGGTATTCTTCCTTGCCATCCAATTTACCTTCATGGTAAATGAATAAGGCTATATCCTCGAAAATCTCACGATCACGAGCATCCATATCTAATCGCTCAATGAATTTAAACATTAAGCCGTTAAGATTTTCGGAAAAATTAGGATTGGGAGTTAATTCTCGGTACGACATATTAATTATATGTACTTACTCGTCAATTGAATTATCTTCTTCTTTTTGGAAGTCATCGAAACTTTCAGATAGTTTCTGATTTCTTTTGGATTTGTCATAAGTGCCAAAATCCTGATACGGCAAAGTTGGTTTATCCTGAACTGCTTTAGTTGGATATTCCATTTCTGTACCTTCATAAGGATCGGTTTTAACACCTCTAGCCTTCCAGTAATCGAAGAAGTTTTTCCAGGTAGCACGATAAAAACGAATCTTTTCTAGATCGTTATTCTCGCTACCCGGATTATATTCACCTTGAGTAAGCAGGTTTTCTTTATTTGGTTTCTGCACTTTCGTTTAAGACTTGATTTTCATCGAATGGAGGAATTGCAGTTTCTGGAACAGGATGTCCTGGAGGAATTGGTCCATTCATTCTTTGCGAAGCCTTAGCCATTGCATCTAATAAATCAATAGATTGTTTTACTAAAAATGCATCATCAAGTAATAAAATTCCTCTTGATTGAGCTAATTCTGCGGTTTGAATTAATACTGATATAGCTTCACCAGCATTAGTTACACTTTTCTTTTGTGACATATTTATTGGTTTTAGTAATTATATGATGCTACTTACGCGGTAGTACCAACAAATTTCACCCAATTTGCACCACTGTAAACGAACATATCGTAACCTTGGAAAATGGTTTGACCAGTTCTTCCAGATGCTCCGGTAAATCCTGCATAAGCCGGACACACGTACATTCCCATATAAGTTCCACCAGTAGGACCTAATAGACCATAAGTTCCATTTATTCCAGTTGGTCCTAGAACTAACGAATCGTCACTACGATTGTATGCAGAATCGATAAAATCTGCAAATTTTGATTGAGTTGCAGCAGTTCCTGCAACGAATCCAGTTTTTAATGTATTTCTACTTTCTATAGACATTGTTTTTTATTTATTTTGCGTATAATATTGCAACATCTACCGTATAAGCAGATAAGTTGTTTAAGATTAAGTTGTTTGTTAGTAAGGATTCCGAGTTAAGAGTAAATACATCTTTCATAACATATGTATTGTTTCTTGCTGGACTAGGAGATTCGATATTAAATGGAATAGTAGATCCAACATATCCTCCTTGTTGGTTGATCTGAACTTCGATAGTTTTAGAGGATTCTAATGGACCGGTTGTTCCGGTAGGCCACATAGCCTTCATCATTAGATATTTAGAGTTTAGAGCAACCTCAACTAAAGCTTCAGGAGCCATTTCGATAATGGTAAATTGATAGCTGTCTACTACCTGATACCAACTACAAAATGCTAAATCTGCAGCAGAGAATACATTTTTATTGTTTTTGTATATAGAAGGATTGCAACCAATCCAACGAATAATATGTCTACCATCCGTATCCCAGCAACAAAAACTCTCCTGCAAATCCAAAAATTGCCTTCCGAATTTTGATATTCCATTGACACTACCGTCTGATGATTGTACTTCCATTTAAAATGAGATGTTTTTTATATTTATCTCATTGATTATGCATGCATCTTATTTACTTCTCTAAGCTCTTCTATACTGTTAATAGTTTTGGGCTTTTGAGGAGTATTTGACTCATGAAATTGAATTTCTTCTTTAGGAGGCCACTCTTCTTTATTGTCAACTGATTCTATTGTGATGTTGTGAGGATTCTCTTCGGTAGGTTTTTCATCTAACAAAGCCTCTTGTTTGGCATATGCATGAACATCTTCAACCGCATCATTAGTTGAATTCTCTTGGAATAGATCAGCTAACATTGGTTCTTTTACTTCTGGTTCATCTTCTAAGCCATCCATTAATGTATTATCCCAATCTTTAGTTTCTTCAATCGACATATCATTAGAGATCTTTTCGATTTCCACTTTAACATCTTCTTCTTTGGTAGGTCTGATATAATCAACAAGTGATTTGATAAAGCCTAAAGCAACTAAAGGTAAGATTGCACCGGATATTAATGAGAGTATTCTCTTTTGATAGATAGGTTCTTCTTCAATCAATCCAAATAGCTCTGACCAAGATTGATATTCGGTTAAATGCGTATATGCGTAATACATATTTCCCATCATCTGCATTCCAGTTATGATTAAGAATAACATCCAAACCATAAAACGAGAAGTTTTGTCGAGGATTACAATAGCACCTAATGATGCAGCGGCACCAATTTCAAATGCAATAGCTAACGTAACGGCTAACCAATTTGGATTGCTTAGACGAAAGAAGTCAATAACGTGAATTGTAGAGATAATTGAAACCATGGCATATAAGCCAACGAATATTCCAACGATCGTCCATTTAATTATGTTGTCTCTTTTGTTCATAGATATAAGTCTATTTTCTTTATTTATTCGACGATTGTTTCCATTGTGTGGTCAATACGAACTCTAACACATGTTTGTGGAGCACCTTCGTTCATTAAGAAGTTATTTATGTAACCCATCATATTGGCACTTCCAATTGGATTAGCTGAATGTACATATACGGTAGGGAATACAAATGGGATAGATTTTCTATCAAAACGTGACATTTCTCCGCGACGAGGATTGATTTCGTAAAAATGATTCACTAACCATTTAGTACAATCCATACCGGTTTTCTCGTTGATATTATTGTAATCTAACTTGTAATTAGGAGAAACGTTATTGAAATATTCACTCATAGCACCATCTCCTAAATCATGATCTAGAGAAATTGTTGAAATATTCTCTATTCCCAATTCTTTAACCTTGGCTACAAATTGTTCGTAGTTTCTAACGATAATCCATGAATCTTTGTCTACTGGAGTTCGTACATCATCCAAATATATTCTGTATTGCATCATTTGTTTTTTGTTTTGCTCGATTTGACAACCTAGTAACTCTAACTTTAAAAGTTCTTTTGAAACACTTGAATCTCTTTGAGAAGGTAATCTCGTGTTCTAGCTCAAGACCTTTATTCATATTCATTATAATAGGTAGCTTATATTGTTTAGCTATACTAAATAATTTATTCAAAGCACTTGGATGATGTGATTTCCATTTACAATCACGTAAAACTGCTAATTTTTGTCGAATTTGTGTTTCTTCATCATTCAAATAGAAGTGTTTTTCAGAAACATCATAATCATTAACTACTCTCTCTATCTCCAAGAATAGAAAGTCCTCTAATCTAATACTTTTGGTAACTTTCATTTTTTGATGTATATCTTTTATATGCAAAAAGGAGACCTTTTGGATCTCCTAGTTATTAACAAAAAAGAACCGATTGCTCGGTTCTTTTGATTATTTAGAAAGTTTTTCAATCTCTTTATCGATTTCTGCTTGACGATTAACATCTAACATTTTACGATCAGTTGATTGTATCATTCTCTTTTCGGCTTTAAGTCCTTCGATTTGAAGTTCTTTTTTACTAGCGGTTGTTGATTGTAATGAATCAATCTTGGTTGTTAAAGCATCCAAACGTTTGTTTGTAACTTTATTAGGGTTTCCGCAAGTATTAAAGAAAATTAAGACTAATAAAACGAGAAATACTTTTCTGTAATGCTTGTCGATAAGTTCGTTAATTTTGTTCATTGTCTTTAGGTTTTACTTTTTTATTAGGTCTAGGTGCTTGTTGAGGAGTTTTTGCATTGTAATAATCATCAGTATAGCAATCACATATACGACCACTACTTCCACATTTAGGACACTTAGTAACTATAGATGGATCTATAGGTGGATTTTCTGGATCCGCCTGTTCGATCTCATGAGTTTTAGGTTTTTTACCTTCTTGTATAAATTGAAAGAATTTTTTAAACATTTAGATGTTCTTTCTATTATATATTTGGGCGTTGATTAGGGTCAAATGAATTTACCAAAGATTCAACACTAATTCCTTTTTCCGCTGCAGTTAATTCTAGAGCGATATCTTTCAATGTTTGACGATCTACATTGATTTCTTGCATAGGTAATGCAAATTGATCGCAAATTGAACGGAATTTGATAGCGGCATCAACACCAGTACCAACATAATTTTTCAAGAAGTGGAAGATTGCTTCAATGATAGGTGCATCTGCGGATGATTCGATTTTATCCCCTTTAACCATTTCACTTAATTGGTTAAACGTTTCTGCTACTGCATAAGATTCATAACCTTTCCATTGAAATGATGGATAGAATTCGTTTAACAATGCATTAGTTTGATCTTTGTCTAATAAGATAGCATACTTTTTAGTATCTACAACTTGTTTCATTGCATCAAATTTTTCAGATAATTCTGCAACTTTTACTTGATCGATTGCACCATTTTTAGTTTGTTCCTGAGTTGGAACGTCGTTTGCTTTAACTACTTTCATTTTTAATTTGTTTGTTTTATTTTATATGATTATTTAATACTAAGAGTTTACAATATTTGATATAATTGAACAAATAAATTCAATATCTTCTCTATTCAAACCTTGATGATTTGGTAAATAGAATCCATATCCATCTATATTAACACAATTGAAGAAGAAATCGTTTCGATCTCCATATTTCATTTTCCAAAATGGTTTATTAGCCATATTTCCGGCGATCAAAGGACGAACTTCAATGTGATTTTCTTTAAGGGCAGATATAATTTCTTCTCGCTTTTCATGTACCATTGGATATGCAAAGTTTGAGATAAAAGAATCTTCACGATATACAATATCTAATTCATTGATTCCAGATAACAATTCTTGATAGATCTTAAAGTTATCTGAACGAATCTCTGAGAATTTATCAATCTTTTGTATTTGGCGTAAACCAATGAAGGCTTGTAAATCAGTTGATCTAAGATTATATCCTGGATAATAGAAGGTATACATCGAATCAAATTCAGATATATCATGTAAATCTCGATATTCCTTTTTTGTTTTATCGTTCCAATCGCGATCCCAACCATGTGATCTCATTGATCGAATTATCGTATTTAGTTCTTCATTGTTGGTACAAATTAAACCTCCTTCAATAGTTGAGATGTGATGTCCGTAATAAAGAGAGAATAATGATATGTCACCGAATGTTCCTAATTTATTTCCTTTGTAAGAAGATCCCATACTTTCGCACACATCTTCAATTAGATAGACACCATATTTTTTACAAAGTTTAACGATGGAATTCATATCTGGTACTAAACCAAGAACAGAAACTAAAATCATTACTGATGGATTTTCTTCTTTGAATATCTCTTCTAAATCATTAAGGTCTAATGAAAGGTCTTCATAATTACAATCGCATAGAATAGGATCCATTCCTAATTGCATAACAGAACTAACATCGGTTAGCCAACTTAATGCAGGAACTACGACTTTTTCATTTCTTAAACGATTAGTTTCTTTAAGAGCGGCAAGCGCTAAAAGAATTGCAGATGAACCAGAATTTACGTAGGTTGTATGTTTTACGCCTAACCATTCTGACCAATCTTTTTCGAACTCAATTGTTAAAGGACCTTTTGTTAATTGAGGGGTTTCTGATTGTAACATCCAATCAGAAAGAGCCTTTAGGTCTTTTTTATCAATTGTGTCAGATACTAACTTAATTGGTTTTTGCATAAGTTTGATATATTTGTTTTATCCCATCACCTAAAGAGGTGAATTTAAAGTCTGGGAAATGTTTACGTAATTTTTGTATAGAAACGTCTTTTCTATATTGACCATTTGGTTTGGTTATATCGTATTTTATTTTTATATGATCGGCGCCTAAAGAAGTTCTAGCAATATGTGCCATTTCATCAATCGAAAGATTTTCTTCCGTTGCCACATTCATAGATTCTGTTATTTCTCTTTTGATACATTCATATATGATGGTAGCTAAATCATGAGAATGCATAAATTGTCGAAGAGGAGTACCATCTCCAAATAGAGTTACTTCATCTTGATTTTGATCTTTAGCATCTGAGATTTTCTTAATTAATGCAGAAATAAAATGAGCTCGTTGATTATCGAATTTATCATGTTCTCCGTACAAATTACAAGGGATTAGATATTGATATTCTAGACCATATTGTTTATTGATGGCATCTATATGCGAAGCCATACAACGCTTAGATATACCATATCCAAAATTTGTTGGTGCAGGTGGACCATCATGTAGTTGTTCTTCTGACATAGGATATGATTCAACTTTATCAGGGTATGCACAAGTTGAGAGAATTCCAATTAATCTCCTTACTCCAAAATTACGAGAAGCCGATACGATGTTCGTATTCATTAGTAAATTGTCTTCGGTATATTCGGCAGGTTTTTCAATGTTATCTACAATTCCTCCAACCTTTGCAGCTAAATGAATTACAATATCCGGTTTAGTATGTAGGAATAAGCTAAATACATCTTGAGAATCTCTAAGATCATATACTTTAGAAGGAACTCTAATTACTGAATATAATCCTTCATCTTCTATTAATTTAATAAGGTCTTTACCAACCATTCCGTTAGATCCGGTTATAAGAATTTTCTTCATTTGTTTAGTATATTTTGGTGTATGTAATCTTCAGCAATTAGGTAGGTTTGTGCAATTTCAAAATTTCTTTGTATTGCCTCTTTCATCGTTTCATATTTCTCAGGCGTAACGGAATTTATTGCATCAATGATTTGTTGTTCATTATAGCAAAGAATCATTCCTTCACGATCGAAAATATCTTCAATTAAAGGATTTCCCCAATAGATAGGAACCGTTCCACTTCGAAAACAATCAATTAGCTTTTCAGTAAACCAACCGGCAATATTAGTATTCTCAATAACTACATGGAATCGAAAATCTTTAAGAAGATCTAGTTTATAATCAACTGGTGTATAACCTCTTCCTCGAACAGTTAATTTATCTCGAGTTGCTGCAATAACCGAATGTCGTAAACGATGTCCAATAGTCATTTGTTTATTCGACGCAATGATGGATGTCATTTCACTTTTATCATATACTCTTTGATCTTCTGGTTTTATCCAACATCCACCAAACGGAACCCATTGAGCATCAACCCCTCGATTTTGCATTTCCATTACGAAATCTAAGTTATGAGAAAGAACTAGATCAAAATAACGAGTCATGCGAATAAATTCATATGAATGTGGATGGACGTCCACTGGCTCTAAAAGCCATGCAATCTTTTTACAATGTCCATTTGAAAAGGATTCTCTATGTACTAACTCTAAAGCAGAGTCGGTATAGAATACTACTTTATCTTCAGCGGTTATAGGTCCTCGATCCCATTCTATGAATTGAGAATCTTGAAAATCTGTGCTGTACTTTGCATGAGCAAAGGCATAATCTCTTATCTTAATTTTGTCCATCTTTCTGGTATAATATCTTGTTGATCTTGAGGTCCTTCTGGACCAAACCATTTTTCTGGTGCAATGATTAGCTTATTAGGTTTTTCACCTAACCAAGCTGCCCACCAAGAAAATGTTGAATTTGTTATAATATTTGCATCACATAAAGACATAAGTATTAGATCTTCCCAATCTTCAAATCCTTCAATGAAGGTAAATTCATTCCCAATGAAGTGGTTTTTACACCATTGAATATCATCGGAAAATATCAAGAAGGTAACATTCGGATGTTTTTCTTTTACTAGTGAAATAGCCGTATCATAATACTCGGTCGGTGATTGTGTATGTTTGTTTGGGTATTTTAGGTAATCTCCTCGTCTAACATGTATTGAACATGTACATTCAATTTGAGAGAGGTGTTCTCTTAATTGATTTTCTGTATCTTTACACTTAAACAATTCTCGAATATCTTCAGCATATTTATTGAAGTATTTTTCGCTTTGAAAATATCCACTCAAATATAAATCATCAGCTACAGGAATTGGATCGTAACTAAATCCCCTTTCGTTGAAGATGTATTTTGGAATAGGAGTTCCAAATTTTACTTTACGGAAGAGGTTGTTTAGGTAATTATTGATGTGTCTTTGGGATTGTCCGGTTCGACTTAAATCAAATACTGCATCGGTTCGTAAATCTTTTGCAATAGAATATGCAGTGGATATCTGAAACATGTAATTACCAAGTCCACCCATTAAAGATGTAGTTATCATAACGTGTTTTGTATTTTGTTTAGGAAATCAAGTACTCTAGAATTGAAGTTCTGTGAAAGTGATTTTGGCGAAAGCCTTAAGAATATTAAAGGAATTGGAAGATTATGCATAACTAGATTGTTTCGCAAAGATCTACACCAAAGTTCGTAATCTTCAGGCAATCCTCTTAGCGATTCATCATATCCACCAATTTCCTGAATTTTAGATTTTCTATAAACCACAGTCGGATGATTAATAAACCAATGGGATCCTTTAGCATTTTCTCTATTAATTACCGGTGGATGGTTTACTGGATTTGGATCGTAACCCCATTGATCTCCATCCTTTATCAAGTAGAAAAGACCACCACCAAGAATATCAACCGTAGGATTTTCTTTTAGATATTCCATTTGAATTGTAATACGTTCAGGTAACATAATATCATCGGCATCCATTCTAAAAACCCATTCGGATTTAGAGTAATACAAACCAACATTAAGAGCACCGGAAATACCGCGATTTTCTTCTAATCGATAATACTCTATTCGAGTATCAGAATCTTCTAGATCTTGACAGGTTTTTTGTACTTCCGGATCGGTTGAACAATCATCAATAAGTAGAATCTGTAGATCTTTATATGTTTGTGTTTTAATAGATTCGACAGCTAAGTTAAGCCATTCAATAGGGGTGTTGTAAATAGGAACAATTACAGATACTATCATAATTCGTTATAAAAGTTAGGGTTAGATCCAAATTCTTGAGTACTACCCCATAGTTGCTTGGAATAAGATTTTTTATCACCAGTATATTTGACGCCTGAATAATGTTCAGGAATAAACACAAACGAAGGATAAACTGAAATGGGATATTGATGTTTGATGATATTAGTTGTAAAGAAAAGAGGACCGGTGTTTTGCCAAGCTAAACGATTGGTATATTTCTGTGAAACTGAAGTTGTTTTGTATAATTCATCAATAAGAATTTTCATAAATGCATTATCTTTGGTGGCACCAATATAACCATTTGCCACTAGATTAGGTCTGGCTTGTTCGTTTTCAAAACCAGCAAAACAATCATTTTCAAAGAAAAAATCATCTAGTGTATTAGTGCAAATAGAATCAGCATCACAAAAGAATCCACCATAACGATGTAAAATTTCATATCGCCAAACGTCTGCTTTACCAGCCCATTCTTCAATTTCGTTATAATGACGTATGTTTTTCATTTTGAAATCTTCAACGTCTTTATCTGTCCATAGTATATGTTTCCAACCATCTTTTTCTGGATGAAAATCTCGCCATGTTTGTATTAGCTTTTCTGGACATTTCTTGGGACCGATCCAGATTTGATGTATAATTTTAGGTATAGCCATATTCTATTATATGTTAGTTTTGAGGGAATTTCTCATGATAACCTTTAACTAACTTCATAAATTCACCAAAGTAAAATTTCATATCTGATTGAGTTAGAGTAAAAGTTTGTAGTTCTCCAGTTTCACAAGATATCCATATTTCACACTCATCAATTATGATTCCGTGTCTATCATATAGAGCGACCGCATAGGCAGATACTTGCATTTTATAACCTAGAATCCACTCATCTCTTTTAGGTTTCTTAGATGTTTTATAATCTACAACTTTTTTCTTTTGATCTTTGTATCTAACGGCTAAGTCCATTCTGCCGGCATAGCCACCTCCGCGAGTAGACCATAGAGCTTCTTCTTGAAAGAGTACTCCATCAATTTGATTAAAAAAGTCTGATTGATAAAAGTTGAAGAATAGATTTTTCCCAATCTCGAATTCTTCTTCAGTGAAATCGTTTTCGGCTACTGCCTTTTTGAACGATTCTTGTAGTGCATTTTCTACTGGTATAACGAATAGATTATCAACATAATTCTCTAGAACTGCATGCATAAAGGTTCCTCGATTGGCAGCCTTTTTCGCTATTTTTTCTGCTTGTTCTAACCCTACTCGTTTTTGCCATTCTAGCAAACCTGATTTGTCCATCATTTCACCAAGAATGGTTGTAACTGATGGGAGTTTAATTTGTTTTTCTTCGTCTACGATGTAATATCTTCCTGCACCATGATTACCTATTGTAGTCCTCAAAATAATGATATAAAGTGATCTAATGCACCTGAGCCCGAAAGCTTAAGTACGATTCGATCGATTAAAAATAATGTTCCTGAAGTTATGCTTAAATTAAGTAGCCAACGTAAAAATTTCCAAATTGAGAACGATTCAACTGATGGTGATAGAATAACAAGATACGCATATGCATCTTCAATTGGACTAACTTCTGGAAATAGAAGTTCGTTTAATCGAAGTTTCATAAGTAATTCATCAACAGTTCGTAATTTTTCTAGAACATAAGGCCAAGCCATATTACGTTTTTCGTAAGGCCAAAGTTCTTCTGGTAAATTTACGACAGTATACAATCTACCGATTTTGTCTTGTCTAATTTCTAGATCTTGAAAAGTTTTAAGTTCAGCCTGTGTAGCTGGTTCCTTTAATGCTGATCTAACAACCAACCATTGACGTATATCGTCGATTAGTTCTGCTGGCCATGACCAGAAATTAAATATACCCATATTCTTAGATTTCAAGATCGTCAATGTCCTCGTTGCCAAGGGCTTGATGAAAGATTTTTTCCTTTGTTTTGACGATTTCATTTTGTTTAATTAGTTTAGCTTTAAGATCTTTACGCTTAGATTCATCATCTTTTGGAGTTGCAATAAATTCCTTTTGGATATTTTGCATTTCTAATTGAGCTTGATGATAATCTTCGGTGGCTTTTTGAAGTTGACGAGATACTTTCATGTTTGCTTCATCTAGTTTCTTGGTCGTAAAATCTTGTTTATAGTTTTTATATGAAGGAATTTTTTCCATGGTAAGTTGTTTATTATATTTATTCGTCGTTTAGATCAATTGTATAGACTATCGGCTTATATTGAACTTGGTATCGTTCGTTTAGAATTGATGCATTGATGAAGTGGGTTTTACCATTATGACTTTCTCCATGAGCGGAATGAATATGACCACATACATGCAGTTCAACATTTAATCTAGTATGAAGTTCCATTTCGAGCATTTCGCAACCAACGAATTCTCCACTCATTGTCATATCACAACGACCTTTTACCGGTCCATGTGTGATAAGTACTTGAGTATCTTCTGGTATTTGTTTCCAACGTTCTAGAATTTGTGGTCCTCTTTTAAGATTGAAAGCCCAATCATAAAATTCAGGTTGCCAAGGAGAACCCCAGAATTTAACACCCCAAATTTCGATACCTGAATCTTGTAGATATGTAATTTCTGGATAACGATCAAGTATCTCTTTAACTTCTTGAGGTTTAGTTTGGAATCCCCAATCATGATTTCCGGCAATGAAGATTTTGTGAGTATATGATAATTTCGAGAACCACTTACAAAATTCTTCTATTTCGTGTAGATATCCCATTGAACTAATATCTCCGGCATGAACAATAACATCCCCTTCAGGCAACCAATCGATAGGTATTTGTTTGTGTTTATTATGTGTATCAGAGATACAAACAATTTTCATTTCCATGAGATTTTAATTAAATGATTGAAGGTACAGAATCAATAACAAAGATAGCTTATAACCAGTGAAAGCGCCTAAAGCGGAAGGTATAGGAAAAACAATTAGTTTTCCTAAGTCAGTTACATATTTAGGACGATTAACAATTCTACCCATATATGAGTAATAAATCAGATATCCAACTAACACTCCAATATCTATTCGAGTGGAAATGAAGACTACTAATATAGCCCCAAGAAAACCAAAGATGAAGTTATCTCTAAGACCTTCCCATATCTCTTTCGATGTAGCATCTTTCCACTCTTTTATAATCTTGTGGTATTTTGTTCGCTTTGTCATTTTAGTGAATTTATCAATTTATCTTTAATTCCTGATTGCTTGATTCCTTCATTCGATCTTGGAGTTAAAACAAAATGTTCAAGACCATGACCTTGATTATATTCAGGTGACATATTCAAATCATCAACAGCAACCCAATGAGTAATTTCAGGATGAAGTTCAAGATATTTCTCAATTTCTAATATTCGAGCTCGTTCCTTCCATCCTTTCCAATGATATAATCCAGCAGAATCCGGATCGAAATCTTCAAGGTTAGGAGTTATTGCAATAGGTTTCTTAATAATTCCTTGTGATTCATAATACTCACCAAGTTCTTCTAGATTTGCATGTAATTTCCAATCAGAACTTACCACAATTTCAGCACCGGTTTCCTCAATAACTTCGTTAAGAATTTTAACAGCTTTCTTATCGAAATTATCAAATCGAAGTTCTACCGGAACTTCAGAATTCAAAGGCCTAGGATTTTCTTTAGTATAAACCGTCCTTTGCTTTTTAAATCGACCACCCCAATTGTTAGATAAGCAAATTACTCCGTCATTGTCTAAAAATATTACTTTCATATTTATTATATGCTACAACCATTTATCTTTTAAGATCTTATCCCAATAACATGTTTTGGTTGTTTCTCCTTCTATTGTGGTGCTCCATATACACGGAAATTCTTCTCTACATTGAGCAATTCTTTCTTCAATCGATTTAGTTTTGTCGGTGTTTCGTGTATAGAATAACCAACATTCCCAATAGTGATGCATTTCTGGTGCAATAAAAGTAATTGCAATTTGCCATTTGAAAAAAACAAATGACCAAACCGGAGACCATTCAAAACGATAATCGGTATCTGACCATTTCGTTTTCCAACCCATAGGAACAAAATCAAATCCAATTTTTTTAGGAATCGCTTTGCGATATCGTCTATATGAGTTATACCAAGTATCAAAAGATTGTGTTATCTTTTTACGATCATTCATCGAATCAATCGTTGCTTTAACCGCATCATCATGAGTATACCTAACCCATCTTCGAGGAAAGAAGTAAGGAGTACCAATAGCAACCTTTCCTATATACAAACGAGGTTTTGGTGATCGGAATGGTGAGTTGTACGCTCCTAAAAATTCAAAGTTCTCGAAGAAGTACTTCAATTGGTTTCTTAATTTCATGATTTGTTTCCTTTTGTTATTTCTATAAGTTGATTCCAAATCCCTTCAGAATGTTCACCCCAATACATATCGCAACTAAATTTACCTTCGTTTAATTCTCCAGGAGCTTTAGTAAACCATGATTGACGGAAACCTGATTCAGCATTGAAACGATAACAATCATCTTTTATAGGACAATCGGTACCTGGGCATTTTGTTATATCTGACATATTATTTGTTTATCTTTGTATATCAATATCTAATTCATCGATTAATTCAACGAATACAATATCGGATTCTAATTCAGCAGTTTCCTCAACCAAAAGAAGAGCTTCATAATCTAATGTTTGTATTTGTAGCTCACCTAAAACGAAATCAATCAAATTGTTTTTTAGTTTGAATTTGATGGTTGTTCGTTCTCCTTGAATTTCTTTTAGACGATCAAGGATTTGTTCAGAACGAACATTTATTCGATCTAATTCAATATCAATATTTTTCATATTAGTCTAACGAAGTTAAGCTTAAAAAATGTTGATATACTTCTGGTATATGTTTCTTGTAATAAGGTTGATTTTCCTTACACCAAGTTTTAAGTTCGTCTTTGGTTTTGAAAGGTTTAATATGAGATCTATTAGTGATTATCATATTAAACACAGGTTGTAATTCATCAATAAAAGATTGAACCGTCCAACCTTCCCAAATGTGTCTGTCATTTTTCATGTTATATTAATTTAAGTTCAAAACGATCTTTCATCATTTGCAATTTATCTTCTGGTACTCCATGTGCATTAACTCCACCATGACGATTCTCGACGATTAAAGAGAATACTCGATAACCCCATTGATCTGCCATTTTTGTATATGCTTCCATTTCCCATTCTTGAGTAAAGGTATTAGAAACCACGATGGTTTCATTAGCACCAGTAGTATGGTTAAGTGTCATTGCGGCGTTAACTGAATTTTGGCACCATGCATGAGCATCTCTTAATTTAGAAGCATCAAAGTTGTAATTTGAATTCTCATCCATAAAGTACATATCAGCTTCAAAGTGACTAGCACCTTCAAATGTTTTAGCTAATGTTGATTTTCCAGCACCTGGTAATCCGCGAAGTAAGATTAGTTTTTTCATATTTTTTATATGTTATTTTTGTTCGTGATGATCTTTTGGTAAACGCAAAGAAGCAATTGGTTGTTTCTTCATTATGTTTACGATTTCTTGTAATGAGTATACTGCCATGTTATTTCCATCAACACCAACATCCATTGCTTTTCCATCGCCTATTTTTAGATGAGACGGAAGGTGAACGTGACCATGTAGATGTATTACACCCATTGCCATATCGTGCCAAGATCCAAGAGGATAATGACAAAGTACGAAGTTGTGTTTATCTACGCTATTTGCGGTTCGATTAATATTGATTTGAAATTTCAAGTATTGATTAACCGAAGCAAATAAATCCTGAACATCATCTACATTGTGTTCGATGTGATGGTCATGATTACCTAAAATCAAGTGAATGTTTTTGCAAACAATACGATTACGGAATTCAGTAATAGATTCGAATCCACCAAATGACCAATCACCAAGATGAAATAGAATATCATTTTCCATTACCTTTGAGTTGATTTGGTTAACGATTTCCTCGTTCATCTTTTGCAGATTTGCAAAATCTCGAGTTCCTCTTCCAGATTCCCATGTACTTACACCTCGACAAATGTTTTTGTGATTGTAATGTGTATCTGAAGTAAACCAAACGTTTACGCCTTTTGGAATTTCTAATTTCATATTTTTATTTTATAAGTTCGTAGTAACCAGTTTGTTTATTGTATTGCGTTCGGTAAGTTTCTTTGAAACCGCATTTGATATCCCAATAGAAACGAAGTAAACGATTGTACGTCCAGAATTTTTCTCTGGACTTTGTTTTTTCGTTGTTATTGAAACTTCCTGGTTTATGAGAAAATTCAGTTTCTAATGCTTTGATAACATCTTGTCGAGTATTGAACGTATTAGACATATTATAGAGATTTGATATTACGAATTTTGATTGCTAATTCATTTGCTTGTTTGTTTAATTCAACATATGTTGAATATTCAACATTAAATGGATTTTTGAATGCAGAGAATAACATATCAATGTTACCAGAAGCAGCTCCACCTATGTTTATATCGATCCATTGACAAAATTCAAATAATGTTTTTGAGTCTTTTACGCGGATTTGTTCTTCAACGAAGTAATAACCTTCGGTAAATGTACCGGTTGTTGAAGCGCCTTGAAGTAAAAGAGTTTTTGCGTAAATAGGTAAATTTTTCATATGTTTATTATTTAATTTGATATAACAAATATAAAACAAAAACCCGAGATTAAAAAATCTCGGGTCAAAAAGTTATTAACAATTTTTGGTAGTTTATTAACAATAGGGTACTTATTGTAAGATAATCTATATAATAGTTATTCTTTCTATTAAGGTCATTAGATGAACCGAGAAGTACATCTAATGATTAAGTATGTACTTCTAATTATCAATCCCACCATTTTCGGATGTTTTCGTTCATAATTTTGAAGAGTAGAGTTTGTGCACGTTTTTGATTTTCATCACCAATCCACATTGCAATAGTTTTATCTGATTTCTCGCTATAATACCATTTAGTATTTGGATCTAATGCTCGTTTATATTGACGAGGATATTTAGCAAAATACTCGGGATATCGATTAGAGATTTCATCTATGTGCATTTCAGAATAACCTGGTTTATCTTCGCAAGGTTCAAATCTAAAATTAGATTCGTGATAGTCCATATATTCACCGTCATAAAATTCATCTTGAACTTTATCAATTAGCCTAACGCAAGTCATCATAATTTCAGCATCACGTTTTGCAGTGGTATGTCGATCGTGACCGCCAATATATTTGGCTTGATTAGCTAACTTGAATTTAAGAATTTCAAATATGTAACTACTATCCCAATCCTGATCTTTCCAAATAATTGGCATCCAACGAATAACATTCTTTATGGATCTATATACGTAGCGGATTCTCCATCCTACATTTTGCCATAACCAATCATTGATATTACTCAATAAATCTTTTATTCGTTTTGGGTTCTTCTTTTGATCGAATTCATCTAAATCAAAATCAATCTTTAGTTGGTGCGGTGTTTTCATTTTCTAACAATTTAGTTATTCTCATACGCCCTTTCTCTCCAATAGGAATAGGATTTCCTTCTTCGTCGATATGGACAAATTTAATTTGTGTTTTAAGAACTAGAGTTTGCTTTCCGGTATAAACATTGTGTGCTCTAGCTTCAAGATACATGGTGATAGAAGTAAATCCTAATTCACTAGGCTTGCCGTAAATTTTCACCAAATTACCTTCTTTCGCTGGACGTTCAAAATAACATTTATCAATACTTACGGTAACCATTCTTGGAGAATCACACAATTGCATGGCAAATCCGGCAGCCGCTGCATCAATCCAAGCAAGAAGTTTTCCGCCGAATAGATTTCCATGGAAACCTAAATCAGATTTCTTAATTGGATGTGTGTTAAGTAATTCCATTATTTGCTTCTATTAGGTATCATCATAGATTCTTGATATGAATCCTCTTTAAGAATTTCATCTGCTTTATACGAGCCATAAATCCAGCCTGCAATTCCCGATAGAATCATAAGAATTCCACCAATAATAAATAATCTTTTCATGGGGTTTGTTTTAGTTCAATTATAAATTATATGAACTTTTCAATAAAACGGTTACTTCTTCGGAGTTCGATAAAGAATGATGTTATTCATGGCATTAAGGAATAACCAATCTTCAACATCGGATAGCTTACATAGGAAATCATATTCTCTTTGATAACAAACTGCCTCTTCTTCGTTAATAGAGTAACGTATCTTGTTATTGTATATAAAAAGATGATAGGATTCATGAACCAAAACCGCAGCAATATTATTGATTGAATTTAGGTTCATGTCTTTAGTGGTTATTGCAATCGTATAAGGAGGTTTTGTAGTTGAGTACTTACCAATAATAAATTCAACATCTTTACAATTCTCAATCAGAATTTGATACGATATGGTATCTGTCTTCTTTATTAATTCAATTGCCGAATCAACTTTAGCCTTCCATCTATCACCAACATCTTGAACTGTAATTTGTCCAAATGTTAATGTAGGTAAAAGAAGAAGAAAGAAGATTAAGGCATTTGTGATACGCATGATACTAGTGCTTTTTTTATTGCATTGGATATTGTCATTTTAGAGAATGGCATTTGACCTTCTGCAACCTCTAACATTATAGTTCTAATTTCAGTATCGGATTCTCCGTATGCTTCATATTTTGAACCGTTATAATAAATACGAATCCCAACTTGTGTTATCTGATTAGTCTTTTCAACACCAACTATTCTAATTGTAGTTCTAGGCAAACCGAAGAAGAACACCTCAATATCTACATCCGGCGATGATGCATTGATGCAGTATTTTTCAGATAGAATATCTTCAGCCATTTGTTTGATACCGAAACGAATATCTCGATTTCCCATTTCCTTAAATTTGGCGGTTGAGTATATCGAATCCACATGAACACATGGATTGATTTGTCCAAATGATAGGATTGGCAAAAGTAGTAATAAAAGAAGTAGTTTTTTCATGATATTTAATATGTTACTTGTCCAGCATAACCTGGAGCTATTAGATAATAATTTGTAGATCCGCCACTCACTGGAGTAGATATCGTAAAAGAACTTACTCCTGGATATGTTGCCTTTAAATTAGTTGTTCCAGAATTAAGTGCATTAAATTGAGCAATCGTATATAGAGCAGATCTTTGAGATCCTATCCAACTGGCAAATATTCCATTTTTCTTTCCACTCACATAGTATGCATCGGATACTGTTATATTTCCATCGTTATTCACATCGAACATATTCCAATGTAAAGATTTCTTGGTAGTACTACCTAATACAATATTTCCTATTGAACTTAAATCCGAAGTTTGATGAATAGTTACAGGAGTAGGTGCATCAATTTGTATATACCATTCAACTGATGGATTTGATGCCTGAGAAAATGAATAGAATCCTGATGAATTCGTATAAACTGTTTGATGTAAAACCCATGAAGTAAATCCAACAACATAATCAAATTCAATCACATAAGGAAGAGACATATTCGGAAGATCATTCCATTTTCCACCACCAACAAATTGAGCATAGTCTTCGGTTCCTGCATCATTAGGTTCTCCGGGATTCCAATTTGTATATTGGTTTGTTCGATAACGGTATGCATAAAAATTGAAAGTTCTATCAATTTCATCAACGGTAATTGCTCTATCGAAAAATTGAATAAGTCCTAATCTAAAAGAACCATAAGCACCAGATCCCATATGGGTTGCATCACTTAAACCGAATGCAAAATGTTGTTGTCCATTACCACTATGTAAAAAGGCTGCCTGACGAGAAAAGTTAACACTACCAAAACTCACATTATTTAGATATCCTCTCATTGTAGTTCCATCATATGTAATACAAACCATATTCCAGGTATTAAGAGTAATAGCAGTGCTTAATTGAGTAATTCCAGTTCCGTTCCAAAGACCGATTCGAAGAGTATTAGACCCAGTGATTTCTATTATAGATTCATGCCATCCGGATGTAGGACTTGCAATATTTAATTCTGATGCAATAACACCATTTCCTGTAGGATAAATCCATGTAACTACTGATATTGCAGTTGAAGAGAATTTAGAAGCTAAATCGCCGGTAATTGCATATTGATTAGATCCATTAAATGCTAAGTACTTTCCTCCTGTACTAGAGTATGATGGAGTATTATAAAGAGTGGCATTAATACTTGATTTGATATCAGTTAAAGTAGATCCTGATGTATAAGATGAAACATCATAATCCGATGCTAATCCGGAAGTTACTTTACTTTCAGTCCAACGATATCCACCGGCCGGTTCTGAATAAGTATATCCACCAACCTTATCTTGATAATAACCAATCCAACCAGATGGCCAAGTATTGAATAGGAAATTATTTTCCGCTGCATTAGATACGGTAGCTAAGTGACCGTTCATATTTTCACATGCAGTTTTTGCAGCAGTCCAAGTCATACTACTAGTTGATCGGTAATATGAGTGACCGTTATAATTTGTTTGAGATGTGAATCCAGTCAATACTGGAGTTGTTCTCTTATACAACTTTACTGGAACATTTACTGCTCCGGTACCATTTGCGTTATAGATGTAGCCTGAATATGTAAACGTTTGTGCATATGTAGCACATGTTACCAAAACGGCAATTAGTGTGGTGATAAACTTTCTCATAATAAAAATCTAGTACCCATCATTATGGTGTAGTTCAGTGCATTTTCGTTTAGTGCCCAAGCGCCACCACCATTTATGTTTAACTTAAATCTCTTCGTAAGTCCAATGTTAGTTCCAATGATAGGAAGAACTACATGAGGAGATTTTAGTAGTATGTCATTATAATAACTAACATAAGGAGCATAGACATATAGCCCCATTAGTTTAATATCTATTCGTTTTGAAACTTTTAAATCGTACATTACACCGGCAATTGCAGCGGTTCCAACGAAAGCTTCTTCGTATACACTACCAAAGGATCCGGTTAACATGTAAACGGCTTTAAGTTTTTTCTTTTTATCAATGTTCCACATTTGACCTACGGCCAAAGTTCCATATACTGAAGTTTTTCTATCGAATCCTAATGTAAGAGTAGTTGATATCAAATCAATTCTTTTCTTCTTGATATATGCATAGAATGCAGTAACATTAGGTCCTTTAAGAGCGGTTGTATAATCGACTAAAAATCCGTGAGATCTTTGTCCATCCCATCTTAATGATGTATAACCTCCGGTAAATTTACCTCCTTTGCTAACATCAGAATCTTTAAAATTAAATCCAACCAAATCACTACTAGCAAGTATAGTTGGTCTTCTACTTTCGCTCGATGCAGATCCACTTCCAGAATTAGTTGAATTACCTATAGATGCAACCGATCCACCAACTAGGTTCGTTTTGCCGCCTTCTTCGCTTTTTGTTGCTTCACTTCCTCCTTGCTGATTTCCTGTTCCACTTCCTTCAGAAGATCCTCCGGACGAAGATGATCCGCTACTATTTTGGCCGCTCGATCCATTGCCGCTTGAGGTTCCACTCCCACCTTGATTAGCATTGCCGCTATTTGCATTTGTGCTTCCAGACGATGTATTGCCAGTTTGTGTTCCTCCGGTTTGGGTTTGATTTGACCCAGTTGAAGGTTGAGTATTGTTTGTATTACCGCTAGTATTACTAGTCCCACTAGAATTACTATTGGTACTACTGTTGCTACTGTTTCCATTTGTTCCGGTTTGATTTTGTTGAGATCCTACAGGTGACTGAGACGATTGACCTCCTGTCTGAGGTGATTGAGATGAACCTGTATTGTTTGATCCTTGTGTAGTAGAAGATCCTGAGCTTCCAGAAGAAGTTCCTTGATTTCCTGAGGTTCCTGGAGTAGTAGAGCTTCCTCCAGAATTTTGTGTACTTCCTCCAGAGTTAGTATTTGGTGTACCATTTCCTCCTTTTTTATTTTCTTCCTTTTTTCCACTTGCATTTGATACACTACCTACTCCAGATAGAATATTGGTAGCTCCATTCAATGCAGCCAAATCACTAATAGCTGATAATGAATTTACTATACTTAAGAAATTAGTTGCAGTGTTTTGTGCAATATTAATTCCAGTAGGAAGACCTACCACTGATGCACATGGATTGTTGTTACCAAATGAAGAATAGACTCCTTGAGCCCAACTCTCAAAACCACCATTATAGAAATCTGATGGTTGGAATGTGTTTACTTGTCCATAATAAGTTATGGTTATTCCATTTGATGGAACCTGCATAGTTTTTATTACACCAGTACAAGGGTCAGTATACGAGTAATTGAATGTCTGACCGTAACTTGCAATTGTAATAAACAAAAATACAAAAAAGAATATGAATTTTCTAACATACATTTACGATTTGAAAATTCCTTTTTTTATCATTCTTGCAACGATTCTAGAAGATGCCGTTTCAAGAGATTTCTTGGTAGTTATACCAATATGTGATTGATTGAATTTAATATCACTATCGTCAACCCCATCTAAAATAGTAGCAGTCTTAACGGTAGTAGCTTCTCCGAGTCCAGATCCCATAATAATCTCTCCGGTTTCAGCATCTACGAATTTAACTTGTAATCCTAAACGAGTTATCTGAGTAGTCTTGGATTCTCCGTTAATCTTTACAACTTCATCATCGGATACCGAAAAATCATAGACTTCTATATACACAAAGTATTTAGCTAACTTAATCTTTCCTCTACCGTCGATTTTATTTTCAGTAAAGCCTTTATCAGATGCTTTAAATTGTTGAACCATTCGCTCTTTAATTTCAAGTTTATCTTCAGTAAAAACGAAACGATTGGTGTATTCGAGATATTCAAGAACAATATTAGTTACTCCTAATCCAACTCTTTTATCTTTCAATTCAGGATACATTTCGTATAACTCTTCATTGATTCCGATTTTAAGAATCTGAATAGGAATCTTGATTGTGTCTGTATATTCTGGTAAAGCATCGAGTGATTGCTTCTTCTCAAACTCTGCTTGGTATTGCTCAGACTTGACGGTGCCAATCTGAGCAATACTAGTTTGAGCAAAAAATATCAGCATTATAAAAGTTATAAGTGCTTTCATGTTTTTTATTTTTTTATTCTACTGGAGTCTCATCATTAGATGAACTTACGCCTTTCTTTCCAGTTATGTATTTGTCAACTGAAGCAATACCGAATGCACCTAAAGTGATAACCATAAATCCATCAAAAATGAATTCGTTAATCTCAAAAGGCATACCTTTAATTCCGGTGTAAATATCAACTCCAAATGCAATACACATTACTAAAAATGCACAGAATCCAACGATAGATTTTTCATTAATATCATTATCATCCATAAACATTCGCTTAAAGAAGTTTGGTTTGGTGTTTTGTAATTTAGCCATTTTTTTATTTGTTTTTAGTTTACCAAGGAGCATCCTCAGATTCTTTTTTCTTTTCTTCTTTCTTTTCAACAGGTTTCTCTATAACTCTTTCTCTGATGATAGTGTTGGTACCACCATTGTTTTGTTGTTTTTGAGTGTTCTCTTGATTTTGTTGAACGTTAACAATAACAGGAGCTGGAGCAGCCTGTTCAGTTTTAGTTTCTTCTTTATCGTCACTACCGCCATTAAATAAAGTAGTGGTTAACCAAGTTCCTCCAGCAAGTACTGCTGTAGAAATTGTTCCAATAAGAGTTTTCTTTAGACCTGACCAAGTTCCGTCATTGTGATCTTGTGTTTCTTCTGACATTAGTTTTTAATTATTTTAGCAGAGTTTTTTTGATTTTTAGCTTGTAATGAAGCCACATATATTCCTTGAGTAAGATGATTGATATTAGAAGTATAAATGTATTCACCTTCTGGCATATCTCTATCAAGAATTACATGAGATATAACTCCGTTCATACCTACTATATATAACTTAACTGGACCAGTCTGTTTTACACTAAACTCTACCGTGATTTCTCCGGTAGTAGGATTAGGAAAAACTGTCATTTCTCTTTCGTCTAAGATTCCACCAACATTTGCCATTTTAGCAACAATTAGAATTCCATTAGCTGGAGTAATTGTCATGTCTTTAGAATTTGAATTTCCTGAAAATTTTCTAGTTGTATATAAAGGTGATTGATTCCATTCATTTTGAGGTTTAAGAGCCAAAAAACGAAGAGTGAATACTTCATAACCATCAGGTATCATATATGATTTGTTCGCTGATGGGTCATATCCAGACCATTCTACAATACCTCCAGTAGGATTGATAGAAGACATCCAAAACATTGCTTTTGGTGAGTTTTGAACATCTTTGAATTGTAAAAGAGTTTGATCGTATAACATTGAAAGTTGTAAAGCAGAAATATCTTGACCATTTGTATGTACACTAACAGGAAGTTCTACCAGGTTTCCTTCTTTAACTGATAATGAAGGTAATCTAACTTCCATAGAAGATGTAGGAAAGTCATATTCAACTTTCATATCTACTACGTTTTCTTGTTGTGCAGGAGTTCCAGCTGGTGGATTGATTACCACGTCAATTGGGGTTAAACGAGCCATATTATAACCGGTTCCATTTGCATCACCAGGTACACATACATAATAAGTTACACTATCAGGTGCTCCAGGTAGAATATCAAAATAGAAGTTGGTAACTCCGGGGATAGATCCAGTAAAGTTTGTTGATGGTGTTCCGGTAATAGTTGCATATTCAGCAGCGGTAAAGAATTTAACATCTTTAACTGAGTTAGGCCAAGTAGAGAATCTACCAGCGATTCTTCCAAATACTCCATAAGCATCAGTGATCGATATTCCATTAGATCCATTAACATCTCCGGTATAAAAATCGAATCCTGTAGGAGTAGCTCCACCAAGAACCCATTGATTAATTAACTGAGCATCGGCAGTTGAAATAACGTTACCAACAGTCATGGAATCTCCTTGAACTGCTAAACGAACATCATAATATGTTGTATCGATAATTTCTGAGAATGCAAAGTCTCCATTAATGTCTGTTATGTATGTTGCATGAGTTCCCCATGTTCCACCAATCTTAACTTTTTTCTCTAATGCAAGAGTAAGGTTTTTTGCACCAGTACCAGTTACGTTAGTAAATGTACCATGGTAATCAAGTTCTGGACGTAACCAGTTTCCACCATAGCTGTGTAAACTTAAAGTGGTATCTAAACCACTTTGTTCAGCAGCCACTTGAGTGTAAGTAGCAGAACCAGTCCAAGTTAATGCACTGATCGATGGCAAAGCATAGAATGCTGCCGGAGATACGTGGTTAAACGTAAGTTCAAATCTTTCTCCATCGGCTAATGTATATGCAGAACTACTTCCTGTATAAACTAAAGAGATAGTCACATAACCTGCTGTGTTGTTATCTACTGATTGTAAATATAAATTTGTAGTAGATCCTAACAAAGCAACTGATGCTGATGAGAAAGCATTTTTGTCGTAAAATACTCTAAATTGAACACCGGTATATAAAGTAGCCGTTGTATTTTTTAGAGTGATTTTAGCCTGAGAGATTCCTACTGTTGAAGTACCAACTGTATAGTTAGTATCTATTAAAGCCCAAATTCCTGCACTTGGTGCCGGTGGACCGGATTGTGCAAATGTAAGAATCGGAAGAGCTAAAATAATCATCAGTAAAAATGATTTAAGCAATTTCTTCATTTTGTGTTTGTTTTAAGATATGTATCTTAAAAGTGATGAAAAAGATGCTTACTACCAGCGTTGAGTAGAAACATCAATTGTCACCTATCAATGATAAGTGACAATTGAATAAATAGGTATTAATTATTTTTTGGTGAGTTCCTCTTGAATGATTCGTTTACCTCGTGAAATTCGGTTTTTTACGGTATGAAGTGGAATATTTAGCTTGGCAGCGATTTCATCATACTTTAAATCATTGTAGAATTTTTCCACAACCACTTCACGATATTCAATTGGTAAATTATCGACGATTGTACGAAGATAATTAACATGAGCTTTTTCCGCATCTTCATCTTCACGTTTTTCAATAGCATCACGGTGATCTTCGATAGAATCGAATTCTAGTTTATGTAGACGATTGCGATTTTCATCGTTATCGAATGCGGATAGAGAAACCGTTCGTTGAACTTTTTTAGCTCGAAGATAACCACAAGCATGTGTATATGCAATACGATAAATCCATGTAGAGATATGCCATTTAGGATCGTATTTATCGATTTTGTTATAAACCTCAGACATTACGCTAGAAACAATATGATTAGACATATCGTAATCTTTTACGATTTGAAATACGTAATTTGTTAACCCTGGTTTAAGACGATGATATAAATCGGTGAATACTCGTTCTGATCTAGTTTCTTTAAACTCGATTCCTAATTCCTTTAATGATTCGTTTTTAGCCATAGTCTGTATGATATTTAAGTTTTTATTTTATATTAATAATATAATAAAAGTTTACCAAAAAGTAAAATTTATTGTGGGAAAGTTATTAACAAATTAACGAGTAGCGATTTGATCGTATGTTAATTCGTTGTTGTAATAAGATTGCTTTTCTGGTTCGGAAAGAATCATGTGCGTGGTAACCTCACATTCTAATTCGCGAAATATAGAATCAGACATAATGGTTTTAAGATCAGATGTTTTAAAGTAAACATCATATTCACCCATATGTTTTTCTAGTTTATTAGCATTCATACACTCGATTGGGTACATTGCTAAGAATAAACGAACTGGAGTAACTTTCATGTAATTACCAGATTGAAGAGAATTGTTCATATTGTTTTTATTTAATTTGATATTACAAATATAATACTTTTTTTTGGAATAAAAAAATTTTTTTGTGGAAAGTTATTAACAATTTAGTGTTTAGTATAAACCGGCTATATGTTCATTAACTCCATAATCTAGTAGAATATATTTCTTACCATCTATTCCCCAATTTTCTGGATTGTAAAGATCGCAATTATCGAAATCAAATTCCGGCATAGATGCTTTGTTACGTTTAACTACTCTAGTTGGTATTGACGAAATGGTGTTATATTTCTTCTGGCATACGATACCCATACACATCCATTTCAGTTCTGCTAGCGAAGTAATGTCTTTGTACTTGTCCCATATCCGTTTTTCATTAAGTCCTTGAAGATAACCTCTTCTACTTACAGGAATTTTAATAACTACCGTCTTTAGAATAAAGACTATTCTGGTTGAGTATTTAATTCCAGTTATCATAATCTTCTTCGTTAAAAGTATTCAAAATTTCTTCGATATGCTCTTGTCCTGCTTTTGCAAGTTTCATAAATATCATTTGTTCATCTTCAGTTAAATTCATTGGACGACATCCTACGAATTTTAAATCAGGTGACTTTTCATCATGGTCCATGTTTTCCCAAGATGCAAGCATGAAACATGATTCAGGACTTTCAGTGAAGAATGAAAGAGAAATTGAGGTTCTATCTTTTTGAAGAAAATCTCCACCAAATGAGATTACCCAACCATCGTTTAGGTAATCTTGAAGTTTGCCATAATAACCATTAGGCTCCCATTTAAGAATTTCAAAGAATGAATATCTAGGAATATCTAGATGAGATTGAACAGGATATTTCTTTCCGTCTTTATCTGTCCAATAGTTGGTTACTGAAATGTTACCTTCTCGAATTTGAAAAGGCTTCCATTTAATCTTTTCGTAATTTCGTAATTTTCCCATTTTATATCAACGTATTAAGTTTATCTTCATCTTCAATTATCAAGAATGGAACACCATCTTTTGTTTGCTGGAATCTTCCACATTCAGCAATCGCCTTTACGAATTCTTCTCCTCTTGTGTTAGCTAGTAATTGAAGAGTTTGTATCATGTAAATTATCATATTAAAAAATTTGAGAGTGTGCATGTTCAGAAATAAAGCTACCGTCTTCGTTAAGAATTTCTAGTTCTTCGTCGGTCATTTCACGATTTCCATAATCGGCAGATTCGATGTAAGCATCGCAAAAATCTGGAAAATCTTCCATATCGATTCCACCTACGAATACGTTTGAGATTTTGCTGTAGTCTAATTTAATTGATTCCATAATTGTTTTTTATTTAATTTGATATTACAAATATAATAAAAAAATCCGAAATTAAAAAATCTCGGATTGGAAAGTTATTAACAATTTAAAACATAGAGGCCTCACTCTCTAATTAGTCAATTTTAGTTCCGCAATTAGGGCAGAATTTCCATGTTTGTTTTTTCATTCGAGTTCCACATCCGGTACAATATGTACGAATTTCAGAAACCTCAATCGGTTTGGCTGACGAAGGGAGTAATTTAATAGCCAATAACTCAGAATAGAATACGTTATAACTTCCATTATCCGTTTCAAATTTCTGTTTAGTAGATCCACCCTTTTCTATTCTTCCAGTCTCTATTTTAGAGCTGACATTCATTAGATTACTTCCATTGCTAGTGTTTGATAAACTACCGGCAATCGGCATGTTTGTGTTAATTGAATCAAAGTTGTTTGTGTTAATTGAGGTGAAGGTAACGTCATTTGTGTAATTGATATTGCCGGAATGGCTATAATAAATTCCATTTCCGGTGTTACCTAGTAGAGAAGATCCGCTAGATACCCAATAAGGTTTACCAATAAAATTAGAAACTTCATAATAAAACTCAATTTCTATAGATCCATTGTTTTCAATAGCCTTCTTTGCAACTTCATTATCAGATTCAATATCATAAGTCTCGAATAAGAAACTGTTATTTGAATCTAGGTAGCGAGAAAGAAATACTCTTTGACCCGGTTTAATTACCAATCCTGAATTAGAGATGTAGCTGCCATTCATTTTAATCTTAGCTAAAACTGAATGTGCATGAGGATTGAATAGTTCTATCTCAAAATTTGAAGAGTCTTTAAGATAGTAATTGTTTGAATACGACTTAAGTCGGCTTCGATTCATTGCGATGTGTGCTTCACACTTCGCTGCTGTTGTGTTAATTGTGTACATTTTTTACCTTTGTTTTTGTTGTTAATCTTTTTGTAGCCGGATAGACTACTCTAAGGTTGATTAAACCCAAGACAAACAAGAGTGAGGCTCTATGTTTATATTTTATAATTCTTGTACCGAAGCCATCATTTGAGTAACTTCAGTTTCTGTTAAATCGTATTGATCTGGAACTGATGTGCTAGGGTCTAAAAGACCATTCGAACTAAGAACCGCTCCGCAATAATTTCCTGATGTACCACCAATAGTCCACGGAGTTTTAAAGACATATATACCATATCCATTAGTGAATTGAAGTCGAGCTTGTGTTCCTTGTCCATCTAAATAAGATGTAAATGTTAGATCTGCAAACGTTTTCATTTTTTACTATGTTTTGTTATTTTAACGATATCTAGAATAGTATCAAGATCAACCGGCTTTAAACCCCAATTCTTACAATTAACATTTATTCGTTGTTCTTCAATATTTGTAGGCGAATCGCCGGCATGGAATTGCATAAATCCATCTTCTTTTCCAGGCCAATCTAACATCGGCCAATGAGTGAATATAAGATTTTGGCTTGGTAGAGTACCAACTTGATTGGTATATAAAGTGTGAACTCCGGTTTTAATTAGAGATATAGTTGAAAGAAATGTATCGTGTTTACCAGCAACAAAATAAATTTTACCATTTAAGAAATTAATAGCAGTCTCAGCTGAAATAGGATCCCATGCAAAATTTCCTAAATGATATACCACATCGGTCTCTTCAACGGTCTCATTCCATAAATCAATCATAGAATCTTCCATATCTTCGGTATTCTCGAATCTTCTTTCAACAGCAGACAGATGTCTGCCGAAGAAAGTATCAGATGTTAAGAATATACGTGGCTTTTTTCTTTTCATACTTATTTTATGCAGTAGGATTAGAAATAGATCTAAATACCTCTTCAATTTTTCTGATTAAAGGATTTCTAACGGTGTCTTCTTCAGTGAAACGAATACAACCAATAGCCGGAACATCAGCAAATTTCTCCATGATTAATTGGAGAGAAGAGTTTCTTTTGTTCTTTAAATCGATTTGACCTTCATCTCCCAAGAATATCATCTTACAATTTTCACCAATACGAGTCATAATAGTTCTCATATTGTCGGGTGTAATGTTTTGACATTCGTCTATAATTACAATACAATTATCTAGGTTAATTCCTCGCATATATGCAAGAGGAAGAACTTCAATTGATTGAGAATCTTTTAAATTTTTGATAACGCTTTTAGGAAGAATCTTCTCAAAGTTATGAAAGAATGAATAAACGAAAGGTTCCATTTTCTCTTCCATAGTTCCTTTTAGGAAACCTATTTCTTCATCTTTAAGAGTTGTAACAGATTTTACAAGAACTATTTTACGATACTTAAATTCTGATTTGAATAACTTAAGAGCTTGGACGCAAGCTAAGAAAGTTTTACCAGTACCAGCTGGACCCGAACATATTACTATCTCTTTGTCTCTAATTAGATCTACGAGAATCTTTTGATTTTCACTTTTTGGTTTAATTTCAATTTTGTACTTTTCAAGAATGGGTTGATTTGGTTGGAAGTGATTGATTATTTCTTGATAATCTTGCTCTTCCTCTTGGTAACTTTTTCTTCTTTTAGCCATGTATTATTTGTTTATGTTTATTTAGCCATGTTATCCTGGCCATTGAGAATTAGTGGCAGGTTTCACCGTAAGAGTTGCACTACTTAATGCAGCAGACATTGCTTGTTGTATCATTGCCGGAGTAATAGATGGGGTTGTAGTTCCTTTAGGATTTCCTTGTGGATTACCTCCTTTAGGATTTACTGGTGGATTTCCGGTTGGAGGAGTATCTCCTACTGGAACACCACCACCTGATGCAGCACCGGCTTCCTTAATTGCGGTAGAAAGAGCTTTACCAAATTCTTCGAATGCTTCTTTAAGTGTATCGTTAATTCTAGCAGCCATGGCTTCTGGACTCTTAGATAGAATTGCCATTGACTTAAACATTGAATCGGTTTTAGTAAGTCTTTCCATATCAAATCCATTAACATGTGTTTTGATATTTTTCATTGCTTTTTCTATACGTTCTACGTTAGATGCAACCTTACCGAGTTGTTCGGCTGGTGCAGCCAGTCTTTCTATTCCTTTAACGAATAGTAACATATATTGAGCTTGTTCAGGAAGAGATTTTTGCTTTTTAGGATCATACATATCCATCACCGATTGATTGAAATTTCTAAATGATTGTAGACCTTTTTCCGCATCAGTTATCTTAGACCATTTTTCATTAACTTCTGCAAATTTACCTATTGCATCGGCCATTGTTGGTACGGCACTGAAAGCGGCATCGAATGTATCTGCATTACTCTCATAGAATTTACCAAATTTGTACATTCCATGTCCTAAAATATTAAGAATTGAATTGATGGTCTGTGCAGCGGATTTCAACATTGCATCTGTAACTTTGATAGGAGTTCCAGGTACTAGTTTAGTATCTTTCCCACTACCAACTGCAGTCATAGGAGTAAATGTTCCGGTTGCGATTTTCATAACCGATTCGGTAACTTTAGAAACCGTATCACCGATTCCTCCAATAGCCGCAACCCCTTTTGTGATATATCCATCACCCCAGAAAGAAGACGAATCATCTTCCATTTTACCAATATCATAGAATCCTCTAGCAACAACCTGGAGAATATCCATAATCGTAGTTGCCGCGTTAGTAAGATCTCTATCCGTAATTTGTAAAGGTTTAGCAGGAACAACTTTAGCATCTTTGGTTCCTGGATTGATTACCTCAAATTGAGGTATTTGACGGTTAGCCATCATCAAAACAGATTCCGTAATATTCTTTAGATTATCACCAACACCAGCAAGTGCTTGAACCCCTTTAGAGATAAATCCACCAGAGAACCAACCACTAGAGTTAGATTCCATTCTACCAACGTCGGCAAAGGCTTTGGCAACAACTCCAATAATTTCGGCAATATTTTCACCGGCAGTAATGAAGTCAGTTTTAGTCATTTTCTTAACTGATTTAGGAACTAATTTAGCATTTTTAGTTCCGGCATTAATAACCTCAAATTCAGTTATTTCTAGATTAGCAAAGGCTTTAACTCCTTTTGCTAAATTAACAAGAGTATCTCCTGATCTAGCTAATGCACTAACACCAGATGATACAAATCCACCACCAAATATTGCATCGTAGAATGGATTTCCGGTAGATTCACCTTTTTCTAATCGACCTACTAAAGCGAATGGTTCAGCAATTGCAGAAATTACTTGAGCCATACCATAGGCAGCTAATTCAAAATCAGATTTCGATAATTTGGTAACTCCTTTAGGAACGATTTTGGCATCTTTAGTTCCGGCACCAACTACCTCATATTCTATAACAGATAGATTAGCGAATGCTTGTATACCTTTTGCTAAAGAAGATAGGGTATTTCCAGCATTAGAAAGTGCCATAATACCAAGCATTAAATCTTGCCAGTTGACATTGATTCCCATTTTCTTCTGACGTTCTTTGTCAGTAACTAATGAAAATGCTCCAACGATACCTCCGATAGCAGCTTCCATATTTGCAGAATCTGTAGGAGTAAATCCAATCTTCTTAAATGCGGCAAGTCCTAAAGATATTGATAATAAAGCAACACCAGCAAGAATCATTGGTGGAACGGTTATGAATAGTAATGCAGCTCTAGCAGCGGCACCGGCAGCAAATTTAATTCCGGCTAAAATACCACCAGGCATAGGTCCTCCAAGGAAACCGTTAATAACAGCACCCATTGCATTTTCTAAAGCGACACCATCCGAAGGTTTCCATCCAATAGCTCGGAAAATACCAAGGCCTATAGTTAAAGGAACTAATGCGGCACCGGCAATAACCATTGCAGCAGATCCTAAAATAACTAGAGGAGACATTAAACCAATAGGAACCATTGACATTCCAATAGTGGTAATTGCATTACCCATATTCACAATCGATTTAGCATCAAGTAATTGCATTGCAGTAGCAATAATCAAGAATCCTACAGAGAATACTACCAATGCAGCACCTAGAACAACTAGAACGGCAGCACCAGCCATAGCAAAACCAGGAATAGGACCAATACCTAAGACGGTTGCAATAAGACCCATTCCAACGATTACTGCACCAATCATTGCAATATTCTCCCAAGAGAGTTGTTTAACGGCAGCACCCATAATAGCTAATCCAACTCCAAATATTATAAAGGCAACAGAAACTTCTGCAAGTGCAAGTGCACCTTTCGAAATTTCGGTAGCGAATTTACCAAAGCCCCACATAGCAAGACCAAGACCTACAATAGTGGCACCTAACATTGCGGTAGATTCCCATGTCATTCCAACTTCTTTATAGAAATATAAACCTAAAGCCAAGAATGCAATACCTAACCCTATAGCGGCAACCGCTAATGCACCTCGTAAGATGTTATCAAAATATTTACCTATTACATAGAATGCTAATGCAAATGCACCAAGAGTAAGTAGAACATAAAGTGAACTCATTACTGGAACTTGAGCAGCGAATGCAATAATAGTTAGACCTAAAATGATAATAGCAATAGATCCAAGAGCAATATTTACAATTCCTTTTCGAACATTCTTTTCACCCATTTCTTTTAGACCCCATGATAGAAGTTTAAAAGTTAATGAAAGGAGTAGAGCACCAACAAGAACAATCGGCATTATAATAGTTAAGGCTAACATAACTAATCCGAATATTAAAATAGATTTTCCAAGCCCTACTAGGGCTTGCATTCCAGCAACCGATTTTGCATCGGCCATACCGGCAGATTTTATTAAGAGCCTAACAGTTAATCCAAATAAAACAGCACCTAACATTGCCGGTACTGCAAGAACGGCATAGAAGGTCAATGCTAAACCAAAGTATAAAACTCCTAAACCTAAAGCCGCAACCGCAGCCATTCCTTTGACAGAATTTTCATCTACTACTCCAGCAGATTTCATTAAGAGTCTAACGGTCAATCCAAATAAAACAGCACCTAACATTGCCGGTACTGCAAGAATTACATATAGAGTCATTGCTAAACCGAAGTATAAAACTCCTAATCCTAAACTGGCAACGGCAGCCATTCCTTTGACAGAATTTTCATCTACTACTCCAGCAGATTTCATCAATAATCTTACAGTCAATCCAAACAAGGTAGCACCGATCATTGCAGTCGGTCCTAATATTGAATACAGAGTCATTGTCAATCCGAATAGAAGAACGCCTTTTCCTAATGTTGAAATAAGATTGGAAATAGCTTCGGCTTTCTTTTCGTCGATTTTTTCTGTTATACTAATTAAACCTTCGGCTATATTACCTAAAAATTCCTTTACCTTTTCACCGGATTTAGGCTTAATTTTGGCAGCGGCTGAAACAAGTTTATTCAAACCGGTTGAAAGTATCTCAAGGTTTTTTCCTAGAACTTTATCTTCTCCAGCACCACCACCCTGAGACCCTAACTTGGTCTCAATTGCCATAAGGATAGAAGTTTGTTTCTTAAGCTCCTGTCCAACATCCACAGTCATTGTGGTGTTCAATTGAGTTAACAAAGTAACTGATTGATCGTATTGCTGTTGCACAGATTGAAGCATCGCTTCCATCTTGGATGTAATGGAAACGATTGCTTCTTGTGCATTTACTTGTCTAGCGCTCAATTATCGTAGGTTATATTTTTAACGAGGAAGGTATTCCAGGGAATGATGATAACGAACTAGGCATTGCCGGTAAACTTCGTTTAGCATCTTTCAACATGGAATTAACATTCATACTGTCAGTCTGTCCTTTTTGAGAATTTTCTTCGGCAGCTTGTTTCTCCTTTAATATATCTATCAAGTTCTGTGTGATATATTCGTACTCATAATACGACATGCCTTCAATTTCTGAAGGCTGTAGTCGCAAATGATATAGTAGATAAGTTTTAGTCTTAAATAAGTTCTCCAGAGATATCTGAAATAACGAAAAGACTTTTGATACCTCCGGGAAAGCTAATGGGAGTGCGCAACTCCGTACCGCACTTTGAGCAATTATGACTTAGCTCTTCTTTTACACCAACTCGAGTCATCTCTGTTAGTTTGCTCATTGTCTGATATTTAGTGGTATCCCAACGCATAAATTCAACTTCCATATTCTTAATAGATGTTTCGGTGAAACCTCTCCATTCTTGAACCATGTAAGGAAGAACTTTAATAAATGATTGATCTAATTTCTTTCCTTCTTGTTGAGTCTTTTGAATGTATTTAGTTACCTCACGCATAATACCAATTGATGGCGGAGACAATTTAATATTACCTGACGATTTAGTTTGTACATTAAAAATACGAGTTTCTGGGTCGTAATATCTCATGATTGTTTCTTCTAATGGAGTTGATTCGAATGCATCATTGCGAATATCAAGGTCATTATCCGTATTACATTCTTTACATGTAACACTAAGCATTAGACGATTTTCTCCTTTTAAGAAGGTTAATTCACGGATAGCCATGATTATGAAAATACGATCTTCTTCTTTAAGATCTTTAAAAGATGCTTGACGGCCTGGTACACGAATTTGCATACATCCATTAAGAATTTCATTTAGTGCTTCATCTACGGAAAATGGATTTTGTTCATCTATCGTAGAGAAGTGTCTAATTTCTTTTACTGCTGCAGCACGAATCATGAAACGAGTTCCTTCTGGATAAAATAACCCTTTAGATGGAAATTGTTCTGCATAAATTTCGTGGTAACCTGGTAGTAATGCCGGTTCTTCAGATCCTCGATCTGCATAATCTCTAGCTTTACCTAATGACGTAGGTTTTTGTTCCTGTTCGTCAATTTGTGTTTCTTGGCGGAATTCGCGATTCTCTAAATCACCCATCCCAACCTCATAATTGTTTTTTTCGCTCATGATTTACTGTTCGTTTTTTGTAGTTTGTTTAGTTTGACTAATAATTTCTTTAACTCGTTCGTTCACAAACGAATTTTGTTCTCCTTCATATTCTCTTATATGATTGTTAATCATTTCTCGAATATAAGCTGATGCCGTCATTAATTGACCTTTCACCGATGAATAATTGATGATAATGTTTTTTAACTTATGGTCATCTGAAGGAGAAAGAAGAACTTGGTATTTTCTATCTTTGTTCTCTTTCATTACCTTGATTTTATTTTATATATTCGAGATCTATAATAAAATAGTATATTAATATAGGAATAATATAATCTAAAAACATCAATCAAATAGAGATATCTCTAAAGACCCGAATTAATTCCATAAGAATTTTCATTAACTAAATATCCACATATCAACAGATGTCATCTTTTGATCCGAGAAGTACATTCAAGTTATATGTTAGGGAATTATCTACAAGCCATCCTAAAAAGGACCCTAAAAAAGCGAGCCTGAAGACTCGCTCTTTGTTGATTTGTTGTTATTTAATGCCAATCATGGAAGATGTTTTGTCACCTAACATGGTTTCTGGTAACTTTCCGTTCCATTTGTTAATCCACTCTAATTGAAGTAGCATTGGCGTAATAGTTTTCTGTTTTAAACTATTTGCTTCGGCTTCAGCTTTTGCGGCAGTTAACATAGCTTGAGCATTACCATTTGCAGTTGCAATCTTAATTTTGGCTTGTGCTTCAGCGGTTTTAACTTCATTTTCTGCTCTTAGTGCAGATTGTACTGCATTGTTTTTAGCTTCAATTGAACGTTTAAAAGTTTCAGGATAAATTAGATTTGATGTAAATTGATTGATAATGAATCCTTCTTTCAATAATTGTCCTTCTAATAATCGACGAACTTCAATTTCAAATACTGCTCGATTAGATATTAATTCATCCGCTGTGTATTTATTAGTTGCCAATCGGAATGCATCATATACCGCGGTCTTTAAAAATCCTTCCTCAATTTCTGGAAGAGATCTACGATATTTGGCAAAGATTGCAGGAACTTTATCACGTTGAACTGAATAATTCATGATTGGTGAAACGCTAAATTCACTACCATCTTTCGAGTTTACGATAAATGAATTATCAACATCTTCAGTTTTCTTGTATTCTTTGTGTTGAATGTAAGTTGGAAATTCATAAATCTTAGTAGATAGAGGATTATAGAATACTACACCAGTACATTCAGTAACATCATCTACACCTTTACCGCTTCCATACAAATTAACTTTTACACCAACATGTCCTGCATCGATTCTTTCACATGATTGAAATAGAATTATCAATGCAATAAATGCACCAATTCCGATTAAAATTTTCTTTACCATTTTTTTGATTTTTAATTGTTTGTTTAATTGTTCTTGTTTTTCTTGTTCTCTTTCTTTTTCTCTTTGGATTTCCCAATGACTTTTTTCTGAGTAGGTTCCCATACTTTTGATTGATTATAATTAGTACTAATTGATTTTGCTCTTTGTATAATAAGCCATAAAGATAAAGCTATCACACCAAACCAAAGAACTGGCCCGATGAAAGCGATATCTGATGGAGTATTCATTAGCTGATAGATTAAATTCGTTGTTGGAATTAATGCGGTTAAGATGGCTACTATAATTAGACCATCCAAGAATAGTTTTTTGTAATTCATTGTTTGATTATTTAGTTTGTAATGATTTTTTAAGAGCCATAAGATCTTGTTTATACCATTCTTCCTTCGTTAACTTTTTGATTTCTTCGATTTCTGCTTTTTTAGATTCAACATCTTTAAGTAGTTCATCGATTTTTTCTTTCGTTAATGAATGAATAGGCATAGATAGTAAATATGTAAATGAACCATCTAACTGATCGAATTTATGTTTAATCAATTCGGCTTCAATTTGCGCTTTTGGAATGTTATTAATTTTTAGTTTACCATCAACAACCATTTTAATAAATCTAGCACGATTTGATAATCTGATTAAGTCTCGTGTATATAAATCAATGTAGTATTGTTTTCTTTTGTCGTAATAACTTAGACGAAAGTTAACAAAGTAATTGATAATTTCATTTACATTCTTGAAGATAATTAGCTTACCATTTTCATCTAGGCAAGTTAGATTTTCGGTTTCAGCTTCAGCCATTTTCAAATAACCTTCAAGACGAGGTTGATGTTGTTTCATTTCTGCTCTACCAATTTTTACGGTATAGCTAATTCCATTTGAACAATTATCATCATAATGACGAATGATTCCTTTTTCCAAAAGACCATTAAGTATATTGTCGTATTTCTCAAGGGTCATTGAAGGTGGAAGTTCAGAGATTTCTACGGTTGTGGTATCTTTCACATCGTAAATTCCACGAAATACAAATGATGATGCACTGCCATCGACTTTTTCAACCTTTCCATTAAAGTCTTTCCACCAAGGCAAAGGTTCTTTATATTTCTTACCATTAACGACCGCAAGACAAGCATCAATTAAATCTATAGGATTTCTATTTAGAATGTTAGTTGCGAAACCAACCGCAATACCAGAAGATCCATTCAATAAAACAGTAGGAATAATAGGTAAGAAGTATTCAGGTTCAATTTCATTTCCTTCTTCCATTCGAGGTGTAAGTAACTCGAAATCTTTATAAAGCAATCTGAAGTTTTTAGATAACTTGGTAGAGATGTAACGAGGAGCACCAGCTTCAGGAGATCGTAAAGAACCAAATTGACCAATCTCTTCAAGAAGAGGTAGGGAGTTCTTAAATGATTGTGCCATACCAATAATTGCAGCATCAAGCGATGCATTACCATGATGATAAAAAGATTCAACCGCAACCTTACCACTTAATTGAAAAATCTTAAATGGTTTTTCTGTTCCATTCTTCCATGCACGGTTTGCTGTAAAAATAATCTTTCTTTGGGTTGGTTTAAATCCATCGATAACGGATGGAATTGCTCGATTCTCTACTACATATTTTGCATAACTTAAATATTCAGTATCGAGATATTCAGTTACTGACTTTACTTTTTGTTCGGCTACTTTCATATATTTACGCTTTTAACAATTTTGCTTTTCTAGGGGCAGAATCTCCACCGAACCATTCGGATAGAGTTTGTTTGAATAGCTTATCACTGCTAATCAATAAGGTATTTGGGTTACGAATGATATCGTTATATTCCACATCTTCAAGAGATGCAAGTCCTTTTTTGTATTCGATAGACCAAGGTTTTGGATCAATTTCATTAAACCATTTATGATAATCACCATTGGTGTAGAAACTCATTGTTTGTTTTCCTTTTTGAGCAACTACAATAGGTGTCATAATTCTAAAAATTCGATTTTCGGTAAATAGTTCTGGCCAAAATTTAGCGAAGAAATTAATTAACAGAGCAGCGATTGCATCACCATCTGGATCAGCATCGGTATATATGTAAATCTTACCATAACGAAGATTTTCAGGTGCTTCACCTAAACGAAGTCCAAGAGAACCCATAAGATCGACTACTTCACGATTCTTAATAACATCAGAAGGTTTTAATTCATTAACATTTAGAAACTTACCTTTGAGTGGAAATGCACCGAATGATTGTGGATCTCTAAATTTACGAACGGCACTTAATGCACTCATTCCTTCGAAGATACCGAGTACACATTTATCACGATCACCTCTAGATTTTGCATCGATTAATTTCTGAATCTTGGTGGTATCTAGATTTTTGTTTAGTTTACGAAGTTGTGCTCTTTCCTCAGCATCTTTTTTACGATCAATCCAATCAAGTAAAGATTTTACAATTTCTGATTGAAAGATACGCATTGCAAGTTTATCTGAAAGGATGTGAGAAGATCCAAAATCTTTAGGTTCTGTAATTAGCTTTTCTTTTGTTTGTGATGAGAATGCCGGATTGAATACCGTTGCATTCACAAACAAAAAGATGTGATTACGAATTTCTGCAGGTTTTACTTCGACTTTGTGTCTTTTCTTGATTAGAACTCGAAGTTTTTCAACCGCTTGATTTAAGATATAATTGATATGAGTTCCACCATCTTTAGTTTCAATGGAATTAACAAAGGAAACAGATTGGAAAGAACCATTTGACGGTGCAAAAGCGAATTCCCAATTTTCTGAAGATTCGAATAAAGCATCATCGACGTATAATTTAACATATTCTAAAAATGATTTGAAACGAAACTTCTCTTTATTGAAAGTTACTCGAAGACCAGGATTTGCAGCAGCAATATCAATTAAACGTTTACGAATCATTTTGATATGTTCGTCACCAATTGATTGCATTCCAAATTGTTCTAGATCTGCGATATAAGATATTTCAGTAAATTTCCTTTCAGAGTTTGTGATTTTAGGTTCTGTTCTTTTACCCATATTGTCGGTAAAAGTCTGAATGAATTGATTTTTACCATCAGCGGTTTTGACGGTAAATTTCTTGGAAAAGATGTTAGTTAATGTAGAACCTACACCATTGGTACCGGCAACTGTACGAGATTGAGTATCATCGAAATTTGAACCAGCACGAAGATTCGAGAAGATTAGTTCGGGAATCCATTGCTTGTGTTCGGTATGTTGAATAACCGGAATTCCACCATTATCCCAAATGGTAACTTCGTTTGTTTTTTCATTGATGTTTATAACGATGGTATCTAGAGTTTTATTTCTTTTGGATTCATCGACTGAATTGGAAACAATTTCATCGAATAACTTTAAGAAGCCAGGATTGAATTCTATTTCTTCTTTTTGGAATTTTCCATTTGTTAAGAAGTACTCTGATGATTGATGGGGTTTTGTTGATCCGATGTACATTCCCGGTCTTTTTAAGACGTGTTGAATTTCATCGAGCAATTCGTATTTTTTACTTATGTCTACTGCTTTCATTCGAAACGATTAGTATTTATAATATATGTATGGGACGGTATCACCGATTCTAAAATCTTTTGTAGTCTTTACGCTATCACCATCTTCGTAATGATATGTATAGATTGGTTCCATTTGCTGAATGGTTGGATTCCATCGTGAACTAGTATCAATAGATTTGACAACGTGATTAACCACGGTTTTACTTTTTGGTTCTTTACAAGATGATGCGATAGAAGCAATAATTAAAACTGATGTGAGTATTTTTTTCATAGTTATAAATTATATGATGTTAAGAGTTACTAGATATAAGATCTGCTTCGGTTGAACGGAATTTACGACCGGTTGAAAGATCTACGTAAGTTTGTGGTTGATCCGCTTCTTTGCGAATTCTTCCCAATCTTTCTAGTTCTTTTATTCCAGCTTCGTGTGCAGTATCTTCGGTAGCACCGTCATGGTATTTGATATGGAAGTTAAATGCCGTTTTATACATTACTCGTTCAACTCCTTTTAAATTATCGTAGAATGCGTTCATATAGATTTTTTTAGTTATTAGATTATTCCCAAGATGCTTGAATTCCCATTGCGTTTGCTTCGGCTTTACGATTTTCCATTATGGTTTTACCAATTTCAGTAAATGTTGGGTATTCGAAGAACATTTTTAATTGATCGTTCCAAGATGTATTACCTATGAAGGAATTTTCACCAGCATGAAGCGAAACACCTTGATCAGGAAATGCAATTCTGATAGGTTCGGCGAAAGCTTGAGCTTCGTTTAAAGAAACATTTTCTAGGATAATTTCTTTTCGAATACGATTGCTAATTTCATTATAAAGATCAGGATTATCGTAATAATTGGTTGATCCGGTTAGTAATGAATACTCTTTCATGATTGCAGAATATTCAAGAGGAGAAGGAGAAATTGTTATTCTTACCTCTGATTGTTTTTGATTCATCCATTTTTTGTAATCGCTCATGATATGATATTTTTAATTAATTTGATATAACAAATATAATAAAACTTTTGGGAATAAAAAAATCTTTTTGAAAAAAGTTATTAACATTTTTTCATTAATCGAATAAAGTCTCTAGATAGCGACACATTAAATTAAAAGTGTCTAATAAATTCGTAATTTGAATCTCTTAAGGATTCGGCAACTAATTGATTGTATACACCGAAGGTTCCTTCAGTTGCTAATTTGATTGGTGCCCATTTAACAATGTGTGGTTCGTCAAAATTGATTTCACCAGAATACTTGGCTACAAATGTATAATTCATGTAACCATATTTGTGAATTGCAAATATAAGTTTTAGATCATGTACATCTAAACCGGTTTCTTCCTTTGTTTCTCGTATTGCAGTTAGAATAGGATCACCATTATCTTCAGGATCGGCTTTACCACCAGGTAAACCAAAATCAGAATGATTATCTTTTCTAGAAACACAGAGAATTTTTCCTTCCTCATTAATGAGAACAACTTGAGCACTAATCTTTTGCATGTATATGTGTTTTATATTTAATTTGATATTACAAATATAAAACAAAAACCCGAGATTAAAAAATCTCGGGTCTGAAAGTTATTAACAATTTTATGTTATTTAACTAGATAAGCATCTAGTGGTTTTGTAGGAGGTTCATTTTTGAAGTAGTAAACAACCTTCTTTTTAGCGTTATAGAATGTGATGGTCTTTCTAAAAGCAGTAGGGATCGTTGCTCCACTAGGTAATTTAGTGGCACCCTTTTCAAATATAACATCGATTCGAATAATTAATGAATCAGTTTTAGACCACTCACGTTCGTTTGCTTCGAGTTGTTTCCAAACTCCTCTATTTAATTTGTAGTGTTGTAGAGCGCAATTCAAATATGAGAATGTTAGTAATAGAGTTTCGCGATTAACACAGAAATCTGCTGCAGGAGCCATATGACCTTTATCGTATACGTTCTCAGCATAATCAGCATTGTCGCTTGTTGTAATTCCTTTTTCGGTATAAAAATCCATTCCATCTCGTTTTGCTCCACAATCACGGTGCTTGACTGAATACTCTAACCAAAGAGGTTGTTGTAGAGATTGGGAATACTTTACAGTATAGATTGGTCGTTTTACTAATGTATCTTGCGAATATCCAAAAAATGGAAGACATAAGATTAATAAGAATAGTAGTTTTTTCATGTTAGAATTTTCCTTCTGAATTTCGATATTTTACAGTTAACTTTGGAATGTAAATCATCGAGTGCTTGTTACTATCATCTTCTACGATTCTTTTAATTCTTTCGGTGTTATCCCAATCGCCAGGAAAGCATTCTTTTCTACGTGGTTGCGTAGCTTTTTGCTGATCCCAAGTACGATACTTGATATATTTTAAAGGTTCCATTTTCCAAGTCATTGCAGAATGACATTGTCCACCAAGACCTAAAGTGTAGTTATTCTCCGCATTCTCATAAGTTCCTTTGTCCGGGAAATACATGTATGAACCGGTATCGCCTTTAACTCTTTTCTTACGGGCTTGTGTTAAACTATAAACAACTTCTGGGTATTGTGTATATGCGGTAGCATGAGTTTTTAAATGGTCAGTTTTCCAGGCATCATCATGGTCAAGACGTGCAAAATATTTAATACCATCTTTTTTCATTTGAGCGATGGTAGCGTTTGCCGCTGTGTTTCCTCCAGTCAGATGCGGGATAGATCCATCATATTTGTCTCTTTCTCCCGGCGTTTTTAAATTATCCATCCAAAGTTTATCTTTTGGAACGATAGATGCAGCAAGTTTTTCAATTTCCGGCCATTCTTCTTGTGGATATGCATCACCCATGATGTAGACTTTCCATTCTGGCCAACTCTGTGCTTTAACTGACTCTAAACATTCTCTCAGAACTTTTTCGGTGGACATGTGATTTTGTCTACCACCAGAATCAATTTTGTAAGTAGTGATACAGATACCAAACTTAACACCTTTATCTGGAGTAGCAGTAAGTGCAGCTTCGTTAACGGTTTCTAAATTAACCCATTTAGTTTGCTCATTAAGAACGAAGTTTTTATACTTTAAAAATTCCATTAATATTGTTGTATTTTGTTATTTATCCTTGTTTCCTTGCAGGAATTCCAATATAAGTTCCTGGCTCGGTAATATTTTTGGTTACCACGGCTCCGGCTCCAATAATAACACCAGAGCAAATTTGGATTTTTGGAAGAATTGTTGCATTAGTTCCTATTCTACAAAAGTTTCCAATTTTGGCACCGCCTAGAATTTTAGCTCCTGGCATGATCTCATTAAAGTCTCCAATTTCTGAATCATGGAATAAACCTGCATAACAATTTATAAGATTGCCTATTCCAATTTTTGCATCAGTTTCCACCAAGGTATAGTCTAATAAGATGTTCCCTGTGTCAATCTCGGATCTCTCTTGAATGGAAGATAATTCCGATAAGATATTAATTGGTGTGGCGCCTAAGTTAACTAGATGATTAAAGAAGTACTCTCGCCATTTAGGATTTCCAATACAAATTGAGAAAATTACATCACCACCTTCTGAAATATAGTCCTTTATTGGTTGAAGTTCGTGAATGATTTTATGCTCATATAGGTTCTCTTCTGCTTCATCAGTATCATCAAAGAAGATAACTCGAGGATTTCTATTATACAAAGGAAGTACTTGTTTAGCTAATCCATTAGCTCCTATAACTATGTGCATATTAGAAGGTTTTAATTATAGTTGCGGTAATTTCATCGATATCCATAAGAGTTACACCATCATGACATGGTAGGCAAAGAACTCTTTTTGAAACATCTTCACTAACTGGACATGGTTGAGAATCAAAAATTTTGAATTCATTAACCGATGGATAGAAGTAACGACGAGGCATAATTTTAATTGCTTCTAATGCCGCATATACTTTAAGACATTGTTCTTCTGATTCAAATATGATTGGGAAATATGAGTAATTATAAGAGTCTTTATTGATTTCTTGAAAACGAACCGGAAGACCATCCATACGATGTTTATACATAAGAGTTAGTAACTGTCGATGTATAATCGTTTTAGGTAACATCTTCAAATTAGCTAATCCCATTGCTGCAGATATCTCATGCATTTTAGCATTAGTTCCTTCATGTACAATATCTTTCGTTTCGTTATGACCAAAGAAACGAAGTCTTTCTATACGTTTAGCTAGCTCAGGATTTCTGGTAATGATAGATCCACCTTCACCAGTATTGTAAATTTTTGTTGCATGATATGAATGAGTTGTAATATCTCCGAATTGAGAAAGATCTACACCTCTGAATTTTACACCAACGGCATGAGCACCATCGTAAATAACTTTTAATGCATGTTTATCTGCAATTTCTTGAATAGAAACCACATCACATGGATTTGAAAATACATGAACTGCTAAAATAGCAGATGTTCTTTCTGTGATTTTTTCTTCAATTTTAGATGGATCGATATTAAGTGTATAAGGATCAATATCAACAAAAATAGGTTCATAATCTTGCCATTGAATAGCCGATGCCGTTGCAATCCAGGTAAATGGAGTTGTAATAATTTCACTTCCTTTAGGAAGTTCTAAAGCTCTCATTGCAACTTCGAGTGCAATAGTTCCGTTTGTAACTAATGATAGATGAGGAATCTGCCATTGTTCTTTTAACCTTTGTTCAAGTTCTTTGACTTTAGGTCCGTTATGTGTTAGGATTCCACTTTCCCAAACTTCTTTTGCAAGATTTGCAAATTCCTCAAAGTTAGTTAGTGAAGGTTCTGATACTAGTAGACGATACATATGTTTGCCAATTTGATTGTTTTAATATACTTTTATGATGAGAATTATCTTTATTCTCTATCTTGATTTTAAGATCTCGAATAAGTTCCACGAAATGATCGCAAACAAATTCATGTGATTCGTTAACATTTCCTTCAATAAGAGAAAGGCTTACTTTAACAGATTCATCTACTCTAGGAGTAAATATTTTATCCGCTTTAATAGTTCCTCGAGTTCCAACGATTTCCACGTCACAACGATAAGTTGATTCAAAACTCCAGGTTAAAAATGCAGATATTCCCATATCATCGATGATAAATGTTCTTCCTGAAAGATCGATATCTAGAGATTTTGATAGATGAGTAACCGCATCTAGCCTTTGTGGTGTTCCCATTAGCAAAGAAGCTAACTTGATGGGGTATCCACCGGCATCAAAAAGAGCACCACCACCAAGAGCAGCCTTATAACGAAAATCTGTTTTTGTGTCTCTTGGAGGAAATTCAAATCCACTTCTAATGTATAAGATCTCACCTATTCGATTAAGATTTTCATTTATCCAGTTCCATTGAGTATGAAAAGGGAATCCATAATTTTCTTGAAGTATAACTCCGTTTTTATCTGCTAAATTAATTAGATATGTTGTTTGATAGGCATCTATTGTTAGGGATTTTTCACAAAGAACATTAATTTTTCTTCGTAAAAATGTTTTAATAGAATCAAAATGTTCAGATGGAGGCGATGAGATATAAACTAGATCAACTCCAATAATATCATCCGGATTGTCTGTCCATTTTGGAATTCCAAATTCCTCTGCATATCTTTGAGCTTTATGAATATCTCTACTACAAACAATAACTACTTCAATACCTGGGATTGCCTGAAATGCAGGAATCATTCTGCGTTTTCCAATATCTGAGCAATTTAGTATAGCTACTTTCATAAAGGTAAAGATGACATTATTGAACGTGTTTGTATGTTCACGTAATTGTTATATTGTAAGAAGGTTTTTAGTTGATTAAGAGTCATCCAAATGTAATTCCTTGGAAGTTCTAAATCTTCATTAACTTCTATGACAATATTTCTATTTTGTTCTTGATAAAATCTTCCACCTTCTTCGGATTGCATAACATCAAATAAAACAGAATCAGTATTTATTAAAGAGCTGTATTGCTCAAAGAAAGGAGATAGATCTAGATTTTCTTCAGACATTTGAATTGTTGGTGCCATTTCAACACCATCAAAAGATCCAATTTCATCTTTTAGTTGAACTAATAAGTGAAATACTCCATCAAATTTACGAGCAAAGAAACAACATATTCCAGTAGATTTAGGTTGAATAAGAGGTTGATCCCATTGAGAAGATTCACGATTTTCAATGAATATACGATAACCCACTACGTCGAAATACTTCTCATCTTTGTGTACTATCTTACCATCTATTAAATTCCAATCATGTGTTTCCGAAAGATAAATTAGCTTGGTTGAAGCCTCTCTTCTAAACTTAAGATCGGTGATTAAAGATAGAATTTCTGGATATGATTTCTGATATACGTCTTTACGAAGTAGAGAATCTATCCAAGAGGAATCATGTTGAATTCCACCAAGAAAATCTCTTAGCTCTAAATGTTCAAATGAATATGAACCAAAGTGAATACAACTTAAAACGGTTCGACTATCCATGTTCACTGTATTAGGATATCTAGTTAATGCAACAAGATCTCCAAGGGTCATCCATAAATAATTTTCATGTGATAACTCATCTTCAACTTCGATGATGATATTACGATTACGTTTTTGAAAAAATCTACTAGCTTGTTCGGATTGTAGCTGATCCACTAGGATTCTCGATTCGCCTTTTAAGAAGTATTCTACAAATGGTGTAAGTGCTCCACCATGAACTTTTGTAAAATTACTTTTAGTGGATTGTACAGTAGGTGATAGCTGAACTATATTGATATTTCCTGGTTCAATTTTAGCTTGAACTAGAAAATGAAGTACCCCATTGATTTGTTTGGTAATAAATCCCAGAATACCTATTTCAGGTTGATTGATTATAGGTTGATCCCATCCTCTTCCATCTAACTCATTACGTCTAATATGAATTTGATAGAATTTACCAGAAGTATGTTCAATTTTATGATCGTAGAATTTCCAACCATTTAGTTTATTAAGATCAATTTGTTGAATTGTATGCTTAACTAATGATCGTCTAGATTCAATCCATTGAAGAACTTCTTCATCGGATTTAGATCTGGTGTGTAGAGATTTTAGGAATAATAACCCTTGTCTTAATTTCAAAACATGTAGATATTTTTTACTACAAGCGGATCATGTCCTTAGACTTATAGTATTAATTATATGATTTGAAATTTATGAAGATTCATCTAATCACGGATTGCTCCAGCGGTATTGAACATAGAGAAATTAACTTTATGAGCTTTTCCGGTGATTCCATAAGAATTCTTAGAAGGTTTCAAATGTAGAGTAACTCCATCGTTTTTAACAACTTCATAAGGTGCACCAGCATAAAGAATTTCACTCCCTACCTCGATTTTAGCAAAGTCTTCAACTTTCATTTTCTCACCATAAGGTTTAATAAATCCTTCATTTAAGAAGTCTTCGAATGTAGGTATATGTTTCATTATAAAAATGCTTTGATTTTTTCATTGTATAATTTATCTAAAAAATGAACTGGATCATCTGACCAGAATTCAACTGCACATTCAGCTCCAGGAATCATATGACCACTAGCAGTCATATCAATTGCGATATATCCGGTTCCAGGACCAGAAGTTCTTTTACGAATACCAACTGACATTTCGGTAACTTTCATTCTACCCATTGGTTTTTGAAAGATTAATGTAATTGATGTGTAATCGTTATAACCTCGTGATTGACCTTTATTAGAAATAGTAGGAGGCGAAACCATGTTGGTTTTTCCATAACCAGCAGCTTCTACTGATTCAATATTATCAATGATAGTTTTGGGAAATGCTTTTAAACAAATATCTAGAATTTCTTGTGATATTTTAGATGGTTTTCCTTGAGAGTCATTGAACATTCCATATACTCTTTCTTCATTAAGAAATGTATCAAATGTAGGTATGTGATTGTTCATTATGCGGTTTTTGTTTTGTTTTCGTCTAGATCTTCAGCTTCAACATCAATATTTCCGTGTTTAGAACTACCGATAGTATACATGGCATTACCGTTACGAGCAAAGTAAACCTTTTCTACTCTAGCTTTATCGTTATCAAATTCAACCCAATCACCTACACTTAATTTGTGCTTTTTGGATTCGTTTAAAAATTCGTTAAATGTTGGTATGTGTCCCATTATGTTTTATATTTTTACGAGATTAACTTTGATTTTAGTTTCTCCCATGGACCAAGCAGTTAATAGACGATGATGTCCATCATATATTGCCAATCCATCAGGAAATTGAACTACATTAATTAAAGGCAATTTGTTGTATTTTTCAATCATTGCCTTTACTTTATTACTTTGAATATTTGGTTGAGTTATTTGAATATCTTTTACATTTACCATTTTAGGTTTTGCCGCCTTTTGGTTTTTTTCAAAAGTTTCAATAACTTCACTCCAAGTATGTTTGCTTCTATCGAATATACCATCTATTCGTTTTGCATCTTCGAATGTAGATCCTTTAGGCAAAACTTCTATTTTATCCATTGCGGAATCAACGGCTTTTGATTCGTTTAAAAATGATTCGAATGTAGGTATGTGGTTCTCCACAAGTTCTTTTGTTTTTATATTTATCTCTTACTTATATGATTATACAACAAAAGAGAACCCTTTCGAGTTCTCTTTAAAATGTTTTAGTAGATTGAGATTAAACGATGTTTTCTTCCCACCAGTCAGAACGGAATTTAATGTCTGGCATATCAACTTTTTCACCACCTGAGTAATCAGAAGCTAGTTCTCCGATATCTCCTGTAGGGAAACAGTCATGGAAAGTACGTTGCCAGAAAATATCTCCGGCACGATTGTAGTTTGTAACAACGAGTGTACCTACATAATCTTTCTTTAAACCTTGTTCACCGGTAAGTGGGTTATAGATTAAACGGAACCAATCGCGTAAAGTTTTGTATACGTAAAGTTCGTTTGCGTCATTTAAGTTAAGAGAGAAACTAACTGTTAAATCAGTAACAGTATCAGTAGGAACTCCCATTGCATAAGATCTTTTAGCGAACTTGTATTGTTGAGTGGTTGCTTCTGAACCTCTATCTTGTGTTAAACCTGCAATTTTGTTTACATGCTCAATCAAGATTTCTCCACCAGAAATAGATGATGGTGGAAGAATGTTTACCTCAAACAAGTTTTGATAAAACGGTTCGTAGTATTTAGTAGCCGCTTTACTGTTTAGAAAATGTGGTAATCCTGGCATTGTTTATTTGCTTTTTTTGTGTATTTTATTATTTATCTTAGTGCTTCGTTAAAGAATTGGCTAGGATCCTTGCGGATCCTAGCTTCATCAAATATTACATAAAGTTACCAGTTGAAATAGCACCAGTTCTTAGAATTGTAGTTCTGTGAACTAAGATACCCATTCCTCTAACAGGTTCGATGTAAGTATCAAGGATTCCAAAGTTGTTATCAATGATCTCAGTAGTGTTGTTAGTAGTATCCATGATGTTTTGGAAGTCGTAAACTCCACCATCAGCAAGAATTTGTGATAGGAAGTTATCTGCTAAAGTTTTAATTTCTAAACGATTGTTAGCAGTATTGAATTCCCAACGGTAATTTTTAAGGATAGCCTCAATTCCGTCTTGGATGTAAATTAACAACTCTCTTACGTGAACTTGTGAAAGAGCGGATTTTATAGTTTGTTGAGCAGTTTGGTTAGCGTTAATAGTTAAACCAAAACCTCTTTTGTTAACGATTGCGTTGTAACCAAATGGTTCAATTGAATCTAGATCTGTTCTATCGAAATTATATTCAACACCTACAAGACCAGTTCCTGTTACCACACCTCTACGAGGACCAGCAACGATTGAGTAAGGAAGTGCTTGTGTGTATTTGTCGATATAAAGGTTACCAACATAAGCGGCAGAAGGAACTGAAGTATTTTTTCCAGCTTCTCTGATAGTTAAGTTAGGACCATAGAAAGCAGAGTAGTTAGCACCATCAGCAATACCTGGTAAAGTGAATATGTTAGAAGGATTCAATGAAAGGTTACCACCATCAGCAATATAAGCAGCATCAAATTGAGTAGATGAGTTTAATTTGAATAGAGGGTTGGTACTATCTTTAAATTGTTTCACCGAAGGCATATTACAGATTGCCAATGCGGATTGACGATTCTTAGCAAGTTTAGTTAAACGAATCTTAGTTGCAGGTTCGATTGTTCCTTGGAATGAATCGATGATGTAACGGAAAGTAATAGTTTCACGATCAGCAAGAGCAGCCGCGATATTACTATTGTACATAACATCTAGAATCTCATTTTGACGAGTAGTACTTCCATCAGGCATTTGTCCACTTCTTAAAGTATAACCTTTAAGTGCAGTAACACGGTAGTGGGTTACAAAGTTAGAAGCCTCTTTATATCTTTCAATTTCACTAGTTCCTGAAATGTAGATAGGATCTACGGTTGTAATCTTGATCTTTTTGTAAAGAGCAGATGTAGGATCAGATACTTCACTAACTGAAAGAATTCTAGTTAAACGAGATTTTCCAGTAGTAGGATTGATAGTTGTAGCACCACCAGTTCCACCGAAGTTCTCAAGTAACAATTGATTTTTAATGATTTGACCATTGAAACCATTCAATCCTAAAGGACCAGTAGAACCATTATCTACCCAAACTACGTTAGTAGGATTTGTGTAAGAAGTTCCACCCCATAGAGGGAAAGATTCGTTGATATCACCAGTTAAAGTGTTAACCACATAAGTTGTTTGTGGAAGAATTGCAGTAGCTCCACTACTTAAATCTGAGTTAGTATAAGCATTAACTTCAATGTAGTTAGTGAATGCATTTAATACAGGAGCCTCATTACCGAATGCAGCAGCATTAGTAAAGGTAGCACCGGTAAAGTCGTTTGCAGTAACTCTAGTGAATTCAGCATAAGCAACTGCAGTAGCTCCAGTGTTGTTGATTTTAATTTTATCTCCATCAGTTATAATACCTGAAAGGTTAGCTTGATAAAGATCATTTGCAACCCCATTGAATAAATTACCACCTTCAGCGAAGTTGAAATTTACTGATTTGATAAGAGGTAAAGAAGCAGTACCACCAGCAGTTAATCCTGTAGCGAATAAACGATAGTAACCTTGAGCAACTGAAGTAGGACCAGTAACACCAGCACCAGCAACGTTAGAGATCTTAAGTGTTAAGATATCCGTTGAAGAATCATAAGATTCAGATGATAAGTAAGAGTAGTTACCTGAAGCACCTGCAACACCATTCGAAGCACCGGCTTTAATAAATGTGTTATCTACTGAGATATCGGTACGGAAAGTAGCGAATTCAGTAGCACTAGTAAATTTAGAAGAATAACCAGCAGGAAGTGAAGCAGAAGGACCATATACTAATAAAGTATCAAAGTGACCTACGTTAGAGTTCCAACCGTTTGTAGAAGAAGCGCCGGTTAATGAAGCAGAAGCGATCATCATAGCCTGAGCACCAGCACATAGAGTAGAACTATAAGTAGCACCAACTACTAAGCTATAAATACCGGTTGCAGCTACATAAGGAATTGCAGATACGATTGAACCGTAGTAAGATAAGAAATCTACCACAGTTGGTTCTTCAGATTCAATACCGTGACCAACTAAGTCGATCAAATCATCTCCAATAGTTTCAGGAGCATCATCGATAGTTTCTTGGTTAATACCTAGTAATAAACCAGTCTTAGAAGTTTCTAGGTTAACTAGATCTTGGATGAAAAGGTTATTACCATTTTTGTCTTGGAATTCAGGAATTAAACAACCAGTGTAAACACCAAGTACGTTAACTGAATTTAAGTTTAAGAATTGAGTTAATCCGTCTAAAGAATTTCCAAAAGAATCAGTGATGGTTGTTTTTAAACCAGTTGAATCGAAGTAAGTTCCGTAGATAGGATCGATTGCAAGGGATTGGTAATCCGAGAAGTCACCTTCAACGATAATCAAATCGATCATGTAATCAGAGATGTAATCGTTTTCATTGATGAAATCTGGCACTTTACCAGTTCCGTACCAATCTTTAGCTAATACATCAAAACCTAAAGTTGTTGATTTCTTAGTAAAAATTGAGATGTTTTTTCTACCAACGTTTGCAACGTTAAGTAATCTTTGAGCAACAACTGATTGGTAATCAGAGTTATCAGCAGTGTCAATAAGTGCTTGAGCATCAGTAAACCAGAATTTATCTTGGTTAAAGTAATTTGATACTGGAGCATATTTAACTGGTGAATTGGCTTGCCAAGACGCAGTAGAAATAGAACGGAATTGTGATTGATCTAAAGTATCGTCAAGATTCAATAGGTTCAATACAATAACCGGACCACGATCAAGAGAAACAAGAGCCGTTCTGTGGAAGAACGAACCTTTTCTTTCTAATGTAGTATCAATATCTCCGAAAATTTCTTTGAAGAAGACAGTGTCTTTACAAAGAACCGGAGTATTAAAAGGTCCTTTTTTTGAGAATCCGATAATTAAACGGATTGTCTCAGATGGGATGTTGGTAATTTGACTTTTGTCAAATTCCAAACGATAGACACCTGAGGATTTGAATTGTTGTAGACTAGGTGATATTGCCATTGGTCGTCGTTATTTTTAATTATATATCTGGGATTTTCTGATATGTATTAGGTGACTAAAAAATATCATATATTTCTCCATTGTCATCTCCGATTTCATCTATCATCTCTTCAATTTTGGCAATTTTTTCATCGTCTAAGAATTCGAAGAACTCTTCTACGATATCGGCAAAATCTAAAGTATCAAAGAAAGATGATACCGAAACTGCTGTCATGATGATGTCATCATTTCCAGTTTGTGCTGAATATGTTCCAGTAGGATTTCTAGAAAACAAAGAGGCTTCGTGTATAGATTGTTTCTCATTTAGCTGGATTTTACCAGACATAACTAAGGCTTTCATCTTTTCACAATAAATCTTTTTAAGATCTTTGTTCAATCGAAGACCGGGTTGTTTAACTTTGGCTCCTACTCGATGGTGATATCTAACTACCGAATCCTCATCAAAATCATTGGATGTTGGATAAAGCGTAATCAGGTTTTTCATCAACTCTGCACCATAAACATTGTACTCAATAACTAAACGAAGATTTTCTTGTTCAAATATTTTAACCGACATTGTATAAAGAACTTTTGCAAAATTCTCGATTGAATGTATATTTGAACGAAATAAACCGACTTGCTTTAACGAAAAGAAGTCAGTGATTCCACCAGGAGATTCTAGTTTTTCGATATCTTCGTATGATAAAGAATCAAGTTCGAATATATTTATCACTGAATGGTCGCGTCCTATTCCTTCGGCCAGATCTATTCCAAATACAAAAAATCTTTTGGGATCTTCAATATATAATGGATCAAAATCTGGGTGCCATTTTAGTTGAGAATAATCTAAACCTAAATCATCGAGTGCATCAAATTCATGGAATATATATTCAACCTCATCTCTCTTAAGTCTTTTAAGTTCATCGGATGAAAGTAGAAGATTCGATGACGATAAGAATTGACAACCATATTGTTGATTAAATGCTTCAAGCGAACCTAAATTAGCAATCTCTCTCTCTTTCCATTCTTCATCTCTACCAGGAACCTGCCACCAATCGACTCGCATCGCTTTATATTCGTTAGTTCCATCGACAGCTGAACTGTATAAATCATGAAATAGATCAAATCCATTAGGCGTACTCGTTATGATTACTCTGGATATTTTAGATGATGATAGCGTTGGGTATACATTTTCGTAGAAGGTTCTCTTAATTCCTTCTGGAATGTGCGCAAACTCATCTATAAATAGCAAATGGATGGTAAATCCAATACCACCAGTTTTTGTAGTATTCTGACCAATGATACGACATTTATTATCAAATATCATGGTCATAACGTCTTTCTTATTAACACCTGGTTTTAAGAAGAATGGAAGACCTTCAACGATAGCTTTGATCTTATCCATGATTTCTTTGGTGGTGGCACCCTTATTGGACATAAGAAGTACGTTTTTATCAAAGTGAAATAGGAGATACCAAGTTAAGAAGATTGATGATGTGATGGTTTTACCAATCTGACGAGATGCCATAAAGATATTCCATCTATTTGCTTGATATGATCGAAGTACATCTTCTTGGTAAGGACGAAGATTAATTTTCATATAACCTTCATCGGTCATTACTGTACAATAATGATTGGCAAAATGAATGATGTCTTTAGCACATTTCTTTATTTCTTCGTATTCCCAATCCGTATATTCAAAGACGATATTTCCTTTTCGATAATTTGGATCTCCTTCATAAAATGGATGTTCTGCCGTAGCATAACCTTCTTCCATTGCCACAAGGAGTTTTTCAACTTTCGCGGAAGTCCATATTACTTTATCATCTTCGGAATTTTCCTCTTTATATTCTTTTACTTTAAACATAAATTATAGCTTTTTGAACGAATATCCATGTTCAGTTGCCCAAGTATATGCAATCTTTAAGATCTCAAGCGAATTAAATCCTTCACCATTAATATGAAATACGAGAATATTTCCAGGCTGAGTATTTTGTGCTAAATAAGCTAATGCAACTTTGTTTGGATTAGGTAACTCTGGTGCACTCTTATCGAATACATGTCCTGCCCAAGATGCATATCTAATTCCTAAAGGATCTAGGATATTAAATGTGTCTTCGTTAGGTTTTCCGTAAGGTGAACGATACCATTTTACCTTTCGTTTTACCTCATTCTCAATAAAATTTACACAAGAATCAATATCATATGTTTGTTCTCGGAAATCTTGATTGGCAGGACGTTTATGTTCGTATCCATGACCACCGATTTCAAATTGCGGTGATTGTAAGAATGATAGGTCTTTTGATTTGTTTTCTTTATACCATTCAATATTTAGGAATATTGTTGCTGGTATTTTATTTTCTATTAACCAATTGATGATACTAAAATCTACTATGCTGGTTGGACATGTATCAAAAGTTAGATAAAGGACCTTCTCTTCCGTATCAATTCTAGTGAATTGCTTGGGATCTAGCTCTTTATCGTTATGTCCGGTAATTTTAATGTAATCATGAAAGGTTTTAAATGTACCTTTAATTGGCTTAATCATTTATAGTTCATCTTGATTTTCTGAGTCAAAATCCGTTTCTTCGATTTCTTCTCCATTGATTTCAGATTGAATGTCTCTCATTAAATTTCTAGTTCCTCTATTAACGGTTGCAATCTGCGGTTTTGAATCTTTTGGTGTGATATCAATTGAATCTCCATAGATATCAATATCACGTTTAAGTTTTTTCATGTTCTCTTCAGCAGCCATCATATGAAGTGTTTGATGTTTCATAATATCTAACATGGTTTTTTGTAAACCGCCAAGAACTTCAAACATACGTGGAGAAGCTTCACCAGCATCAATTGATCGTAATAAAGTAACAATAGCATGTTCAGCAGTTCTCATCTGAAACATTAGATTACTCATTGTCATTACATCAATTTTAGCTTTGAGTGTAATGTATTCATTCTTTTGTATTAACTCCTGTGATAGGTAGAATTTCAAAAGAGAATTCATTAACTTCTTAGCTTTGTTTTGTGCTATATCTTTTTCTCCGTCATAATCTAAAGGATCTGTTACTTGAAATGCAGGTAATCCTCCTCCTGACAATACTGGAGTAGAATTTGATTGTTGATCTTCTGCTAACAAATCATCTATAGATTTTCTTACTGGATCGTTTTTATCTTCCATAGTTATTTGTGGATGCATCTAATAGCATCTCTTCGGTTTTATTATTATTTGCAAAAAAAGCTTAAATGAATCAAAGAATGTACTGAATCTGACCAGTGATTATTAACATATAACCTTTATCTAAGGTGATCGAGGAAATAATATAGTTCTTCAGGCAGTACTAGTAAGTTACTAGGTAATTCTCCTTCATTCTTCCCATTTCATTATCTAACATACTCTTTAACTAATCTAAGTGGAGGTATAGCATTGTCTATCGCCAAAGATAAATGAGAATCTCTTACTACATATTGATTTAGAACCACTGGCTGTTTTTCTTCTTCAATGGATTCGTTCCAAATTCTTACATTGGTTATTCCAATAGTTCCTCCTAATAAAGAGAAAGCGGTTGAGGTAGGTTTTACTTCTTCTGGTATCATCGAAACATTTTCGGTATAGACTAACTGAAGATCCGTAGTCTTTTGTGCAGTTGGAGCCGCTTGGGACCATTTCATTTTCCAAATATGTACTGATGCTTGTGAAAAGTCATTAAGTTGATTAACCACTATAGCATACCATTCTTCTCTATTTAGTTGAGGGAAGTTATGATTAAATTGAAGAGTTTGATTATTGATCTTAACTTCAATCCCGCTAGTTACAACGGTATTATTGACATTGTTATAAAGCAAATTAATTTGATAACCTTTATTCTCATCATCATTATATCCATTCAATAAGGTATCATAAGTATTTGTTTGACTTGTCCAATTTGATTTAAGAGGTTTGAACCATGCAGAAAATGCAGTATGTTCTTTTACAGGTCTATTTACGGCTAATTTATATTTCACGGCTAATTCATTTTGCTTAATTCCAGCATTCAATTCATAGAAGTATTTACCAACTACGGTGAAGTAGTTATTTAAGTCATATGTTTTTATTTGTAGATCTTTATTAACAAGAGATCTAACTTTATCAAATCCTCCAATGTTTACTGTTGTATATTGATCAGGCTTTGTTATTTTCAAGAATTCTTTGTCAATTTCTGGTTGAAGAACCTCATCAAAGTTTTCAGTTAAGTTATCTACATAATCATTGATCTCTTTGATATCTCTCATTACGTTAAGTTTATCCTGCCATTTATAAAGCATTACTTTGTAATAAACTTGAGACATCATAAAGTCTCTGTATAAATATGCCGAATGAACTTCAAACATACGATCAATTAAAGGAAAGTACAGATAATCTTTTTGTTCAGGTAAATCATCTACACCGAATGCTCTTTCGAAGTGATCTCTAACAATATGAATTTCAATACCTTCACCGAAATCCATATCATAAGGTAAGAAAGATATTGAGTTATCAGGGAATGTGTTATCCGGCACCATGATTTTGATGTCTTTAACATCAGTCACGTTGAATAAAGAGTATTCCTTAAGTACTGCATCAGCCGAAGCCGTATCGGCTTGAGTTTTGAAATAACGAACACAATGACCAAACATCTCAGATACAGCACAAGCAGCTTCTCGATAGAAGTTGATTGCTGGATTCATTAAATTGTAAGGTTGAAATAGAAGTCTTGGATCGCAATCGATTCTAACTCCAGTATAGAAATTTTGAGATGGCGAACATTGAGCATAACAAGAGGCCTTTCCAAAAGGCGATTCCACCATTTGTTCAGCAGGATTTCTAGTCTCATATTCCATTGCCATTTGAGTAAGAGTTCTCGTTCCTACGTCGGTTCCATAACGAGTTAAACGAAACTCTAAGAAGAAACTATCGTGACCAGTAATGATTTTATCAATTAGGTCCTGTTGATTTGCTACTGATGTAGTTCGCACAGACCAAGGTTCCCAAGCTGCCCATACCATATTATCATATGACCAACGAATAGAAATATCGTGGCCATTTTCAGCGGTATCTAAGGGAGAAAAATCAAATGAAATTGATTGTATAGATCCAATTAGATCAAATGCTTCTGATAACTTAACGACTAATGTGTCGTTAGCTTTGTAAGTGTTATTGTTTGCAGATATATTGAGTAAATATCTCATTGAGCTTGATTATTTTAAAATAATGCCGAAAACTGCAGTAAGAATCAAACCTATAATAGATGTGTAAATTATCCAAAGTGCTTTGTTTACTCCGTCTCTCCACGATTCAAGAGATTCTAGTCTAGAAAGGATTTTAGGATAATCATCGATTATATCTTCTACTTCTTTCCCAAATCTTTCAATGGAGTCGGTATTTTTGTTGATTCTTACGATTACACCATCATCCGGATTAAATAATCGTTTTTTGAAATATTCTAGATCCTCTTTTATCACCTTTTGATCTATTTGCATAGACACAATCATCGATTTCATGCTCTCTATTTCCCCATTCGGTAATTTCGATTGGATTGTTTGAATTGCTGATAAGATTTCCTCAAATCTTTTGTCTACTAGTGGATTTTGTCCTGACATTCGCGGGAATATGTTTTTTTATATATTCAACTTACTTCTTAACAATTAGAAGCAGGATTGAATTATCCTTCTCTAGTTTTGGACCGATAATCATAAGGATTCTATGAATGATTTCGAATTCTTCGCTGCCTTCTTCGAGGGTAGAGGCATAAATGGACAGTTTATCTATTAAATCGTGTGCTTGTATCTCGGTAAAGGCCTTTGGTTTAAGAATATCATATGTAAAGACCCCAATATCTCGAAGGATACATTCCATTAAAAATAGATCTACACCATCAAAATCTGCAGTTAGATCTATTCGAGAATGTGCTATACGATAATCAAAATTGATGATATTTTCTTTCTCTCGACTAAAATTAGTAGATTGAGAAACATTCACTTTGAAGTACTTTAGAGATTGAAATCTCGATAGAATAGTATCTAAAAAGTAAATGGAAGTGGCATTCTTAAAGAGAGTTTTATCTGATGAATTTCTGAATATATCTAGATCTTTGGCAAACTTGGAAGTAATCACCAGAAACACATCATCCGCCTTAACAAAAAACGAATTTTCATCTTCTCCATTTTGGATGATGTTGGTTTTCTTTCGTAACTCAGATACCAGTAAACGATCTTTGTAGTTGTTTTGGTATAGGAATATTTCGAGAATTAAAGGTTGTACTAACGGTGATATGTAATCAGTCATACATTCCAATCTGTTTTTCTAGCGATTTGAAAAGTTTTTTCATTTCGTCTGGACGATATCGAATACATTCGTCTAATTCTCTTTGGCCAACTGCATTTCTTTGCATCCATATCGTTGCAAGTTCTGCATCTGGTTTCCATCGCTTTTCGGTTCCTGTAGATACTTTCTTAGTCTTTGTATATATCCATCCAGGAACTTTGCTAAATCTCGAAGCGACGAGTTGCCATAGATCAACAACAGCACCAGGATTTGCACCTACTCGATTAAGTGATTGAGCAGTAGTTGGGTATTTTATAGACATGAATCTTTGAATCATAAAAAAGTTTTTGGCTTTATCATGATAAGATAGCTTTGCATATTTATTTGGATCAGAAAACATAGTTCTGACAAGATCGAATAATTCCATAATGATTATATGATTAGATTTGAATTTGTGGAACCCACCATGTAGTTCTTCCGTCTTGGGTTCCTTCAGTAATTACTGGATGACCGGCTTCACATGTCTTTCTTCCATAAACTTTGAAGAAGAATGGAAAATCTCCTGATTCACCATCAAGTCCAGCATATGTTCGTATAGTAGCTCCTCGATTTTCATAAGATCCAACGATTACTTCTCTAACCGATTCATTTAGTAAACTAAAATCTGTATCAGTTAAAGATTCAACTGTTCGATGAGGTGATAGACGAGCTCGATAGAGTGCCTCGGCTTTAATGTAATTACCAATACCACCTATCAGATTTTGATTCATCATTACGGCAGGTAGAGTTAGATGAGGAAATTTCATTAGACGAGTTTTGAATAACTCATCAGTAATTTCGTGTTGTAAATGATTTGGTCCAATACCATTTGCCTTTCTTCGAGTAAGTTCTTCGGAATCAGTAAATCTCATGGTACCGAAATTTCTAGGGTCAGTAAAGTAGAATTTACCTTGATTGGTTATTACTTCAACATGTCCGTGTTTTGTATGTTCTAATCTCCATCCACCGGACATTCCTAAAGTATTCCAAATAAACCAAGATTTGTCGTTTTTATCTTTCAAATAAAAGATCAAAAGTTTCCCAGAAAAGGAAACTTTGTCTACCTTCATAGGAAGGTTATTAATAAATTCATCAAAACCTGGAGGGTTTCCGTGTCTAGAGTATCTACCCGATAAAATGTTTATCTCAGAAATTTCTGAGTTTTGCATTCTATCATTCAGACTCGTTGCTGTCCTCGCTACTTCCGGTAATTCTGGCATCTTTGCTTTCTTTAAGTAATTTTTTCTGTTCTAGAACCAATCGTTTTTCTTCGATTTTATTTTTGCTTTCTAAAGCGTTTGCAATTCTTTCTAATTGCTCGGCTAATTTTGGAAGATCGAAATCGTAAAATTTAGATCCTCTACGAGTTGTATGAAATTCTGATGCCATATAGTATTTTTCTTATTTTATGATGGAATTATTTAGTTAGATTTGACCAAAAATCATCATTGAATCCTTCAGTCGTTTTAGTTACTATTACTTCTGAATTGATTTTTGCCGTATCTTCGGTTTTTATTGATTTGAAAACTCCTGATTCATTAAATGAATCGAGTTTTTCTTTTGAATAGGTGGTTCCTCGAAGAATAGCATCTTTATCTTGAATACCATGAACCGAAGCACCTGAAAGTGATTTGTTCCATTTAGTTTCGATATTTTCGAACATAAGACCATTTACTCTTTCTGGAATACAACGCTTATGTAAGAATACTAGATCTCGGTTTTGTTTCCATTTAGTAATAATTTCCTCGATAGGTTTATCGATTTTAATTATACGTTTAGCGATTGTACAGATTTCTTCGATAAAATCATCTTGAAAAAAGTGAGATTGATTAACGAATACTTTATCGGCTTTGAATTCATCGAGAATTTGACGAGCATGATTATCAGTAACTCGATAGGTAATAGGTCCTTTTTTAGTTTCTTTAATCTTAACGTCTAGAGGAGAAACATTATCGCCTGCATCGCCAATAAGTACTTTTTTGAAAACGAATTCAAGTGTATTTACTTCATCGATTTTCATTTTATTAGTACGAACGATATCTCGAAGATTTTGTTTTACATTAGACATTAGATCTACTGGAAGATTGAAGATATCAGTTGGTGCAGATTGTGCAGTATCTTCATTTAACCATTTTTCGAAACCTCGAAATACATGAATATCTTTATCGAATTTATTATAATAGATGGTATTGGTACCAGCAGATGTATCGTGATTTGCCAATTGAAGTAAATCATTATCACCAGAGATAATAAGAGCATTTTGACCATTTTGATTAAGATAAGCAGACCATGCAAAAATTAAATCATCGGCTTCGGCACCAGGTACTCGAGAAATTGTAACACCAAGAGATTCAAGTGCTTTAGCAAATTCATCATGTACTTGATAGATTGCATTCCAATTGATTTCACTAGATTTTTTACGAGTGCCTTTGTATTCGGCTTGTGGAAAGAATTCTTTACGCCAAGAAGATGAATCGATGCAATAAACTACTCGATTAACAATTCCATCGAATCGTTTTACTTCGGCAGCGAAGTCTACTGAAAGTTTCCAAAGAAGCAAATTTTTATCTGCTTCAGGTTCATCAAAGAAATTGAAGGGTTTTCCTTGTTTGATTTTTTGACCGATGAAATAGGTTTTATGTAACCAAAAGTTTGCATCGAATATTAACGTGTATTTACCAACCATTTTATAAATGTTTATTTATTATTTTATGTACTATGCTATAGCTTGATTAATTGCATTAAGTGCTTGATCGTATGACATTCCTTCGTAAAAAACGAAATAACCGGTTGTTCCGTTCGCTGCCCAATCGTCGAATGCAGAATTTAAAATGGAATGATATGTGTCCATTACACCTTTCCAATAAGATTTTCCGGATTCATCTGAACCATATTCGTTTTGTTTTTCTCTAGCTTCCGCGTATTTTTGAATTAAATACTCTGCATTACTTACCATATCGTTTATTTTTATTTGTTTTTACGTTGTCCTAATTTGCGAGTTCCATATTGAACCGTTAATTCTGTATAGCTTACTTCGTTTTCGAAGTTGTATTTGTCGAAACGTATAATTCCTTCTCGAGTATATCTTTCAACGAATTTTCCAGATTGAAGGATATTAAACGTATCTTCATCTACAGTTAATACATCACCTACTTTATAATGAACTGCAGTTCTTGAATAACCGGCATTTTCTAGGATTTCGTCTTTTACGATTAAATTGAATTCTTTGTGTACCATAAAGTTTATATTTAATTTGATATAACAAATATAATACTTTTTTGTGGAAAAGAAAAATCTTTTTGAAAAAAGTTATTAACAATTTAAGCACCTAGATATTCTAATACTTCTTTCCATGTAGGAAATTGTTCGGTTGTAAAGTGAATATGTTCTCCACCAAAATCGGCTACCCCGTTTGCAATTCGATCATCGATTAAGAAGTCACCTTTAACCAGGCCTTTATTGTGGCATAGAATTAACTTCTTGTGTGCAGTTTTCCCTAGGTTTTCTTCTACCCAACGTCTTTTTTCTGCCCAACTATCTGGGTTAGACCATGCCGGTGTACTCAAGATATAAGTTTCATATTTCTCTTGTAATCTAGTCCATGCCTCGATTGCACCTTCAATAGGTTCCAAACCTTTGTAAGCTTCAGGATGTCTGAATAGCTTGTGTCCCTTAATTCCAATTGCTTCAAGTTCTTTTGCTCTTTTATCAAAGTCACAAATAACACCATCCATATCAATTAGAAGGATTGGTTTTTCGGTTTTAATGCTTGCTCTTAAATAATCTTTACTCATTTGTGTTGTCGTTAAGAAGTGGAAATTCTAGTGTTTCTACCATTGAATTCAAAACCATATCGGTTGCATGATCTTCATCAAATTCTATTGGTTTCTGTATTGGTTCTTTTTTAGTCTTTACCAATTTATTGTATAAACAGGCAATTTCATCAATGGTTAAATTACTTTTCTTTCCATTGATATCGACTGTACATGCAACTACATTACCTTCAATATATCCTTTATCCGAATCTATTCGATCGAATGATCTTGCGTTAGGTCCATCTTCAGTAAATGTTACTCCGGTGTAATAACAGGTTTTGAATCCTAACATACGTTTAACATATTCAAACGATAAGTTAAATTCGATTTTACGATCCATTGCACTTTGATGTATATTAATCATCTTCTTTGCAATTTCTATATCGGTTAGCTCTTTTGCTTTTCCTGTAGGTTTTTTCTTTTGTGCTTGTGCCATTTGTTTTACTAATTTATTATCTTATGATATAACTTCAATACCAGTCTTTTTATATCTTGCCCATATATCAATTCCATCCCAATCATCTGGCATGCAGGTTTGATGTTTGGCATTTAGAAGAGCATCTTCTTCGCGAGTTACAATTGTAATTCTTGACCAATGACGAAGAATTTCTTTACAATCGCTTGGTGAATTAGCTTCATCGAGTATTTTTTGTATAATCACCTTCATTGGTACAGGATGCTCTGCAATGATTTGATATGAGAATAACTTTCCTTCTTGAGAATCCTCTAATGCTTTTGCACCTTTTGATATGGCATAAGTTAAACCTTCGTATTCTAACTCGGTTGTAATTATGGTTAGAATTTTACGAATGGTATAATTAAAGGCTGCTCGATGAAATGGTTCATTTCTCATTTTTTGAACGATGTTCCATGCCATTTGAGCAGCCTCTTCACCTAAGATAACATAAGCCTTTCCATGATCAGTATTAGCCGTATTTGCAAAGTGCGGATAGTTTCCTTCGTGATTTTTTCTGATTAGTTTAGGTTTTGTCATTATAATTCGAATGTTGGTTTTAACCATAGACCTCTACTGAATACAAGAGCAGTAAATCCAGGAAGAATATCCTCAACGTCTCTAAATAACTCAAGAGTTTTAACAGTATCTGCTTTCATCATTTTAAAAACTTCTTCTCTAATTCTTTCAGCGGAAACTACTTTTTCGAGTTTTTCTAAAATTGCCGGTTGACCCATAGCTTCGAAAATATCTACATGGATTGCAAAACCCTTAGTGATTGAAAACCTTAAAGCTCTTAAGAATCTTAAAGGATCGTCCATCATTGTTTGCGATGCCGGAAGAGGAGTTCTCAAAACTTTAGCATCTAAATCCTCTTTACCACCGAACAAATCGATTATAGTTCCATCTTCAGAAACTGCCATTGCATTTAGTGTAAAGTCTCTTCGGAGAAGATCATCCTCTAAATTTCCAAGAACCAAGATAGGTTGTCTTGTTCCTGGTTTGTAACCAACCTCTTTTCTTGCCATTACGAAATCGGCAACCAATCCACCACGATCAGATTTTGGGAATTTAGCTCGGATCGTAAACATTTCTGGAGTGGATAAGAAAATTTGGAATCCTCTTTGAATCATCCAATCTTCCATTTGTTTAAATCCTTCTTCGACTGTTTGATCGAGATTATCGAGTACAAATGTAAAGTCTATATCTTTCGATTCTAAACCAAGTAATTCATCTCTTACGCAACCTCCTACTTTAAATAATTTTGGCATAATTTTTTGTTTTATATTTGAGTGTATTTTTCTGAATCAAATTCTACCTTCCATTCTGGATGAAGATACCAATGTGATGGATTGAGATAAATTATAACGTATTGTTTAGGAGCACCATATGAATTGGTTTCTTCTAATGTAACGATTCCTTTTTTAACGAGAGATGAAAGTACACCTCGAATCGATTTAGTTGGAATTTTAGTTGCGATTGAAAGATCGGTTGCATCTACATCGGAAAATCCGGGTTCTGCATAAAGACCGTGAATTAAAGATTCTAATACTTTGTTTTCTAAATCGGTTAATTGAAGATTGTGTTTTTCCATAATGTTTATATTTAATTTGATATTACAAATATAATACAAATAGTTGGAATAAAAAAATTTTTTTAAACTTTTTTTTCAAAAAGTTATTAACATTCTTCTCGAACATAACGATCAGATTCTCTTTTCTTGATAGTCTCTCGTTTATCATAGTCTTTTTTACCTTTGGCTAATGCAATTGAACATTTGATTTTTCCATTAACACTTTTCAAAGCAGTTACTACAATAGTTGTTCCTTCGGTTAGATTTTTTTCTAATTTACGAAGTTCTTTTTGATGAAGTAGAAGTTTTCGTATTCTCATTGGTTCATGTACGAATGAAGTGTCAACTGGTGTAATATTCATTGACTTTACGAATAGCTCTCCATTATCAAAGAAGCAATAGGAATCTACTAAAGATACTTTAGCGGCTTTGATACTTTTTACTTCAGTGCCAACCAAGACAATTCCTGCCTCATATTGTTCTAGAAAATGATAATCGAATTTTGCTTTGCGATTTTGTATGTATATTTCTTTTTTCATGAGGTACAAATTAAAAAAGCCTGGAAACTTTCGAATCCAGGCTTTTGTGAGGTTGGTAAATTAGATTACGATAGCCTCGATCTCTTTGATAAGAGCTTTAGGATCGATTTCCATTCGTTTAGCTAGCTCATACATTTCTGATGAATAACCAAATAACTGGTAAACTTTGTTGTTAGGTTTAAACATAGTAGTTCCATAACCACAAAGGTCAATTGTATAAACGTGAGGTGAACCAAACTTAGAAGTATAATTTGCATAAGTACTTCTAGAAGAACCCCAACGATTACCATTGATAATATCATCTCTTCCTTGCATATCAGAGATAATGAATACTCGATCATAAGCACCGTTTTTCTCTAGGGTTGAGAAGATTGAGTTAAACTCAGTTCCACCATTAGATCCTTGACGGATAATGCTTTGTTTGATGGTATTGACCGTATCTAGAGGATTCACATTTACTTTTTTACAAGTATTAGAGAATTCATAAACATCGGCACTTAAACCTTTAGCAAAAGTTGCAGCGATTAAACCACCTTTATCAATTGCTGATTTAGAACCTTGAGCTTTATTCGATAAACGAATATATGAGCACATAGAACCGGATGTATCTAGAACAACCGCAGTTCTACCATTCATTCCCATTTCAGCCATGTTAGGAATTGATAGTTCATATGCATCGTTAAGAGCTTTGATTACTCTATTACGTCTTGAAGAAGAACCAATTTCCATAATCATTTCCATTGCTAAATCGATTTGGTAAGGAAATACCAGAGATTTGCGAATTGCATCTTTGCTAGTTAGCATTTCACAAACAGAATCGATTAAATCAGCATCACTTGAATTTGAAAGGATGTTACGAACATTTCTTAAAAGTGCAAGATAACCAATTTTCTTACTCGTAATAAGTTCACGGTAATTTGATTCCTTAGCAACTTTTAATTCAACTTCAGCTTCGGCTTTAGAGATGGTTCCTTCTTTCACTTTCTTCGCAACCTCTTGACCAGATGAAGTGTTCTTATCTTCAACCGTGTTAAATTGTTTAAGAGATCCTTCCATTAATGATTTGAAGATAGGTTGCATTTTCTCGTTTGGTTTTGGGTGAACCAAGTTTACCAAGTCAACCAATGAAACTGATCTTCCTTTACCTTGATATTTAGCTAATTCATAAGCATCAGATGATTCAAGAGTTTCTCTGAAACCTTTTTTCATTGAGTTAGGCATTGGTTTACCTGGGTTAAGTGCTTGATAACAAGCCATAATTTCAAGCATATCATCAATACGATATACAATTCCACCTCGATTTTCTTTACGATCACGCTTAGAGAAGAATCTCTTTGCGATTTCTGTTCCAGAAAGTTCGGATGCTAAAGCAACCGATCCAAAGTGAGTTACCGATCTTTGACCAATTACTGAACGAGTGTACACAAGAGCTTTCGCAACGAATTCCAAATCTTTCTTCGCAATTTCACGAATCAAGTCTGCAAATCGAGTTTCTCTATCACTCAATTTTTCGTAATAGGTATTATCGAACCCATTAGCCAGAATGCTTACTAATTCCATTTTAGGATCTAGTTTTACTGATACACCACCTTGATGGTTAGTAACAGTTTCTACTGCATTTGTTTGTTTTTGATTGTAACGTGCCATGTTTTTGTTTGTTTATATTAATTTCAATTTCAATTCAATAAAAAAAGGGACTCGCTCGAAAGCGAATCCCTTGTAAAAATTTTTGATAGAGAATCCCGGGTAGAGATGGTTTGAATTAAAGCCTGAGCTTAAATTCTAGTAGGGTGGATCAATTAAGAACCACCTGCTGTTCATAGTTATAGAATTAATTGTATAAGCTTCTTGCGAAGTTGAAGTACGATGTAACTCTACACATAACTACTATCAAAATATCTTATCAAGGGAATGTTGGGTGAGTGTGTTTTGTATTTTCCAAATAATTACGAAGTAACTCGACCGCTTACCACTTGTTAAAGTTGTGTTATTTAAAAGAACGATTGTTTATATTATATGATGGAAAGTTATCCAGTTTCACAGAATACAAACATTTTTTTTAAAGTTTGTTAATTATATATCTGATGACTTTGATTTTTAACGGATTTTTGACCAATTATTATCAATTTCATTTCCACTTTGAGATGCTCGATATTTAGATCCTTTAAGTTTCATTACCAAACCTTCATTACCACGAGTAGTAAACATTTTAAAAAGAGATTCGACATCTTTTCCGGTCTTGGCACTATGAGTTTCTACTTCAATTCCAAAATCATCTTTAAGAACTTGAAGACGTTCCTCAATAGTAGCATCAGGTCTTTCCGGCAGATATATGTCAAATATACGAATTTGATATTTACCGCTTTTTATTGCACCACGAACTCGATGTTCCACTTCTTTTTCGGTCGAGATTATTTCACCATCTAGTTGGTATTCATAAGGTTGGTCAGGATAATCTGTTTGAACTGGAATAGAATTTCCAGTCCTTGTCCATGATTGATTTTTATGTATTGCAATTCGCCATCCACGCCATTTAGGTTGAATTATGTAATTCTCTATCTTGGATTCGTGTGGAAGAATTGCAGTAGGTTTAGGAGGATATGCTAACATAGATTATGAATTTATAAATTCTACTGAACGTACTTTATCACGAAGAGATGCATATACATCGAATACTTTTGTTGAATTAATTCCTTCACCAAGTTTTTCTAGTCTTGTTCGAATTTCATTTTTCATTTTTTGTAACCCATCGACACCAACTAAAGAAATGATTTTTTCTTCAGTTCGATCATAAGCTTCAGGTTCAAAAACTTTACCATCTAATAAACATGAACGAGTACCATTAGGAGTTTCCATACAAAATGCATCGAGTCCAGAGAAGTTCATTGAGTAAATTTCAGGCATTTCTAAATTAGGAGAATTTAGGCCATTGTAATGTTTTCCATTTTTATTAGTAAACCCTTTCTTGGCAGCAGCGAAGAATACTGCTCTAGCGACTGCAAGTGATTTTGCAAATTGAGGTTCATGATTTTGCATTTCTGCAGCTTCCTTGTAAACCATTGTACAAATAGGAAAGCGATTGATAAAGAATGTTGCCATTGATTTTTATTTTTAATTAAATTGATTATACAAATATAATAAAAATAGTTGGATAAAAAAATCTTTTTGCAAAAAGTTATTAACAATTTATCAAAAAATAAAGGCTGAGGTAGCGAATCCTCAGCCTTTTATAGTTGTAACTATACCGGTCCTAAAAGTGAAGATTTCTAAGAATCTTCCCGGACTATTATAGTTTATTTATCAATTTGTTCGTACGATTGCTTGTATTTTATAAACCAATGAAAGCATGGTAATTACAGGATCAATTACAAATCTTTGTTCGTAAGAATGTTTATTTGTTTCATAACAGATTTCGCCAACTTTACGCATTAGATGAGGTTTTTCAAGTTGAATGTATTCGATAAAATCCGTTCCTAATGCTTGAATAACATCTTCAACTCGATTTGAGTAATTAGAAACTAAAAATTGATAATTCTTTATTTCATCACTAGTTGTAAAGATGTGTTCATAAAGATCACGAAATACACCATGAAATTTCTTAACATCATCAGATGTAATTTTAGTTCTTCCTTCAGCATGATAACCTTGAAGAATTGAGATGGTAGCACGAAGATCTGGGAATTTACGACGAACTAACTCGAGTAAAGCATCTTTTTCGATTTCCATACCTTCGGTTTTAAGGATATCAAATACTCGACGAAGATATTTCTTTTCGATTTCTTTAGATTCTTCGTCGGAGAAGTCGAAGTTAATACATTCAAAACGTGATTGAATGTTATCTGGAATTTTATTGAAGTAATTACAGGTTGCAATGAAACGAGCAGTTTTATGAAATTGTTCGATAGTTCCACGAAGAGCTTTCATATATTGATCCGATACACCATCGAACTCATCGAGAATAACCACTTTCATTTTACGTTCACCGTCGATTACTGAAAGAGTTGAGCAGAATTCTGTGATTTTTGTACGAACCACATCGACACCAGTTTCTGATGAACAATTGATATACATGGTTGGGTGATCTTTAGAAAGCACCTTTGCGGTAGAAGTTTTTCCACTTCCTGGACCACCATAAAAAAGCAAATTTTGATATACGCCATTTTGAACTTTGGCAAAAACTCGTTCAGGAAGAATAAGTTCTTCGATAACTTTTGGACGATATTTCTCGGTCCATAACATATTTGATACCTTCATACTAAGATTTGAATTGTTTTAATTATATGATTGAAAATTACTTTTTAATTCGTTCGAAAGAAGCAAATAAACAAATTACACCCATTGTAGAGGCTAAGAAAAAGCAACCCATTTCGTTTTCCACCGCAGCAAATTTAACGAATTTTTGCGCAAATCCTGAGATGATTGAATATGCAATTGTGAATGCGATTACTGAATAGGTAAAGAATTTAAGATCGATAGTTAATTTCATATGTTTATATTTAATTGGTTATAACAAATATAATACATTTTTCGTAAATAAAAAAATTTTTAGTCATTTTTTTTAAAAAAGTTATTAACATTTTGATGTTAATCTGTATATTCCGACAAAAAAAGTCGAGATTGCTCTCGACTTTAGAAATATTAACAAATTTATTACTAAAAACCACAGAAATAAACATCTGTTACATTACCAGATTGTTTGAAAGTTAAAAAAGCGGAATATGCTGGATTTCCTTCTACTTCACTCATTCCAAAATAATTTCCATTAGATGGAATAGGTTGATTGCCGCTGGAATCATTATATACAGTATCGCCTATAGTAGGTAATGTACCTGCTCCGTTATGCCATTGTGGTACAAGACATTGAGTATAGCAGGAATCTTGAGGAAACGATTGAGAATCTTGTGATCTGAAGAATAACTTTAATCCACCAGCATTCTGATCATATCCATGAAATGATCCTAGAGAATAAGGAGTGGATGCACTCGGTTGAGTTGGGCTATTAGGGTTAATTGTTGCATATTCTCCATTAAAACACTTCTGTACTTGTGTAGGACCTTCTACCGCAGATCCAGTAAGTTCTTGATAGATTGCACCTACTCCTATAGGACCACTACTTGGTAAAGGCATTATTTAGTTTTCTTTTTATCCCATTCAAAGATAATTCCTGCATGTGGATCCTTTTTAGCTTCTCCACCATGATAATCTTCAGGAAATGAAGTTACCACGAAAGTTCTCATTGGATCTACTGAACAACCAATTCTCTCCATGAATTTACGATTCACAAGGAATTTAGTACTTTTGGTAGAACGATCATCTAATGCAACCGGAACTTTCTTGTATACTTTACCAGCAAATTGAATATCCATTTCAATAACTGGACGTTTCTCTACAGTATCACCAACTTCGGTTTCGGTGAATCCGACAAATTTAGATTCAAAATCTCTTTTACCTAAAGTCCATTTAACTAGTTTTTCTTTTTCATTAACATCTATTTTATCGTATGTAAGTGTACAAGAAAGAGATCCATTACCAGTATCAAATTTAGCAACCACATCACCAAGATTAGGGATCTGAATTACTTCACGGAAACCAACACGTTTTCTAGAACGAATCCAGTTGGTTTTATCCATTAAGAATTGAACGATATCTTTAACAACGTTAACACCAGTAGCTTTTTTCAAACCAGTAGTTCCTGGAGAAGCATTAACTTCTAGAACGTAATTAGCACCAGTTTTCTTATCTACGATAATATCAACTCCACACCAATTACAACCAACAGCCTTAGCTGATTCGATAGCTATTTTCTCTTGTTCTGGTGTTACTTTAGTTTTTTCAACGGTTCCGCCTAAAGAGTAATTAGTACGGAAGTCTTTTTTAACACGATTTCTTCTCATGTAACCAAGAAGTACCGAATCGGTGTCTTCTGGTGTTGGCGAGTTGAATTTTCTCGTCAAAACGTGTATTCTTAAATCGTATTCAGATTCGATCTTCTCTTGAATCAAGATTTCAACAGAGGGATCAACTTTCCATATGGTCTGTAAAACAGATTTAAGAGAGGCAAGAGAATCTACAATAGAAACTCCAATTCCTTGAGATCCAGAAAGGATTTTACAAACTACTGGGAATTTACCACCAACATCTTTAACCGCTCTTTCAATAGAGTCTTCTCCATCAACAATAGCAGTTTTAGGAACTGGAAGTCCAGCTTCTTTAAGGATTTTTGTAGTAACATATTTGTTCTCACAAGCCATAATAGCTTCAAGTGTATTTACAACAAAGAAGTTATTATCTTCTAACTTCTCAACTAGTGATTTTGTATAAGTATTTCTAACAACTCCACGACGAGTTAAAACTGCAGTATTATCTGCATTGATCTTAAGGCCTTTTGGATTTTCTTTATCACTGATGAAGAAGTTACCGTCTTTACCATCAGCAATCATTGCTGTACTGATATCAATAACGATGAATTCAACACCCATTTTTTTACATTCTGCTTCGAACGAAGGAACGGTATGAGATTCTTTACTAGCATTCGTTAGTAGTACTAGTTTAACTCTCGGATTTTTAACAGTTTTTGCGTCAGTAGTTTTTGCTTCATTAACAAAATCACTGAAGTACTTAAGATTCATCATTTTTCTTGATATATTTTATAATTTTCTTTTGATCAGTCTTCATTAAAGTTTTCACATGTTCTGTGAATCTTAAAGATTCCTCGATTATTCGTCTAGGAATTTTTCGAGTTCCTTTAATATATGTATTCTCGCATTTCGTGCAAGTAAAGTTTCCTGGTTCATAATTATCTATTCGAGATTTGATTGGTTTATTGCAAAAAGTACAATTCCAATCGAATTGATGATATGATTCTCTGATGATTTTAAAAGTGGATATTTCTCTGCTTTTAGGTTCAATAAAAACTCTTTTGAGATGAGATACTTGTATTAATCTATCTTCTATTTTGAAGATACATTTAAGGATCCTATCATCCGTTGAGTAATTACGAATGATAGGATTCTTCTTTAATATTCTTTGATATCTAGGTTTAAGTCGATCTAGAACTATACCGAACTTGGTTGGACGTTTTCCTAGATTTTGTCTAATGATTTCCATTATTCGCTAATTAAGAATTGATATTCATTCATTTGGTTTTCAACTCTTTCTAGGATAAAGTCGATTGCCCAAACACCAGATTCAAAATCTTCAAATGATTCATTTGGTGTAGAAGATCCACTTTTTAATTTGGTTAACTCTTCCTTAGCAAGATTAAGATTTTTCTCGATTGCCGAAGCTTTCATATCTAATTTTTCTTTATCTTTACCTTTAGCTTTACTAGCATCATCTTGCATTTTTTGCCATGCAGTTGAAATAGCAGATATTTTAGTTTCTAATTTTTTAATAGAGTAATCTTTGGCCTTTTCTTGTGGAGTATTTCCTTTAGCTTCAATATCGGCATTTCTTCCTTTAGTTTGAGCAGCCTTTTCGGCATCTTCTCTAGCTTTTTTCTGTGCAGCAAATTTAGCTTCAACGTCATCTTCACTAGATTTAGAAGATCCGCTCGGTTTTTGAGTATCTCCTTCAGCTTCTTCGGTATCAGCAACTGCTTGAGCATCTTTAACTTCTGGATCTTTAGCGTGCTCTTTATTATTTTCATCTTCTGCCTTTTTAAGATCTTCATCTGCTTGAGAAACTAGTTTTTCAAGTTCTTTATCTTTTTCTTCTAATTTGTCTTTTAGATCAGGAGAAGCAAGTTGAATTTTAGCGTTGTTATACTCAACCATATTTTCCATTCTCATACGAGTAGCAAGTCTCTTAAGCATTAAATTCCAACCAACTATATCGTTGGTTTTTTTCATTTGAGCCTGTACTGCTTCTTCATGAGCGGACACTTTAGAATCGGCATCGGATTCTAGTTTTTCAAGTTCAGCTTCAAGTTTTGCAATTTTATCTGCATTTTCCGCTTCAGTATCAGCAGCCTTTTCATCATCACTAGGTTCTTCTTCAGTGGGTTCTTCGCCTTTAAGTTTAGATATTTCGGCTTTCTCTTTTTTGATTTTATCTTTAATTAACTTTCTTTTAGCTGGATCTTTTTCTGCAGCTAATTGATCGTTAAGTTCATCAACTTTAGTTTGAATTGCCTCAATTTTTTTCTTATTGACTAATTCATCTTGCATTCTATCAGATTCAGAATCAGTATCTTCTTCTGCTTCTTTACCAGTGAGTTTAGCAAGTTCTGCCTTTGCTTCTTTTCGTTTTTGTTTAAGAATATCTCTTTTTTCCGGATCTTCTTCTGATTCTAGTTTAGAATTAATATCTTCAATCTTCTTTTCGGCAGCAGATATCTTCTCTTTCTTATCTTTATCAGATCCACCGCTTTTTTCTTTTGCGGCTTCTAATTCTTCATCAGAATCATCAACCTTTGGTTGAAGTTCAGATACTTCATTACCTTTTATCGATGCCTCTTCTGAAGCAGCATTAAGTTGTTTATTAAGTTCGGTTTTCTTAGCCGGATCTTGTTCATTAGCAATTTGATCTTTGATCTCTTTTACTTTATTATCAGCTTTAAGTTTTTCGGTTTTTGCAGTATTAAGTTGTTTATTAAGTTCTGCATTTTCCTTCTTAACATCTTTAAGAGATTTCTCTTTCTCTTCGGTAGATTCACCGTCAGTAGATTCAGCACCTAAAGCGACAAGTTCTTTTTCTGCATTAGCAACGGCTTCTTTCTGTTTAGTTTTTCCTTCAGGGGAATCGGCCATTGCCTCTTGTTGTTTAAGAGTTGCAATACGAGCATTTAAGAATTTAATTTTAGCTTCTTTGGTACTAGCTTCAACTTCTTCATCTTCTGCTTCAGTTACAGATTCCGATGTTTCGTTCTTAACTTTAGTCCATGCAGCATATGCATCAGCTTCTGCTTTTTTGAGAGAGGATAATTTGGCATAATCACCAGCCTTTTCATCTCCGGATTCTTTCTTTTGTACTGCAGTTAATTTAGTTTTTTCTGCATCTAGAGATTTAATCTTCGTTTCTAATTCACGAGATTTGTTATCATCTTTTCCTTGAAGAGAATCCTTTTGAGTATTAAGAGAATCAATTTGATCTTTAATCTTTTGCTTCTCGGCTGATATCTTTTCTTCCTTTTCAGCCTTAGTAGGACCTTCAGGTTTTTTACCTTCTGGCTTTTCCCCTTTAGGTTTAACATCCATTTTTTTAGGTTCAGGTTTAGCCTTAGGTTCAGGTTTAGCCTTAGGTTTTGGCTTAGGTTTATTCTGATTAGGTTTTGGCTTATTCGCCATAGGTCTTTTTGGTTTTGTCGGCTTTCTTTTTGTAGCACTCGGACGTTTACCAATAGCCTCTATTAGTTTTGTGTATGATTCATTTTCCGTAAGATCCCAATCTTCGAAAGATTCTAAAATCTCCTCGATAGTTGATTCTTCAGGAATTTCAAAATCGAATTGTTCAGATACTTCAGAAATAAATTCATTGAATAATGTATCGATTTCAGTATTTGATAAATTCTCTATTATTTGTTGTTCATACAGAGCACTTAGATACTCTTCTCTAATAAGATTTTCTAGATTTTTAGTCATCATTTATAAGCTCTTTTTGAATTATTTTTCTGGCTTTTCTTCCATTGGCGGTGCTTCAGAAACACCAGGTAACTTACCAATTCCATCGAAAGTTTCTCCTTTTAATTTGGAAAGTTCTTCTCTCTTTTTGTATATTAATTGGTAAGGCTCTAATTTCTTCATCATACCGGCTAATTCAGTTTTAACTGCAGATTTCACTTTACCTTTTTTCATAAGGTAGGAAATAAACATTCCAACACCAACAGCGGCGGCAGCACCAAGACCAGCAGCACCAACTCCGGCAGCAGTTATAAGACCTAAAGCAGTATCTTTTTCCGAAGCAGGATCTGCAAATGCATGAGGCTCTTCATTTAAAACTGCGGATTCAAAAAGATCTTGATTAAGATTGTTTTCTAATAAATGCATCTCCATTTCATGATAGAAAAAATCTACTTCATGGGATTCACATGTATGACCGATTCCTGTATGGAATAGCAAAAGGAATTTAAGAGTTTCTTCATATTCCTCTTTAGTCGGTTGATAACCGAATTTAGAACAAAGATCTCTATAATCCTTTAGATCAGGTCTGATTTGTATTGCTTGACTAGGATATATCATTTCAATTATATGATCGTATTTTATTTATATATTCATGAAAAGACAACAAACAAAAAAAGAGCTTCCCGAAGGAAGCTCTTTAAGAAATATGTTAATCGTTTAAAGATTAAGCAAGTGAACCGAATGCGTTGTTCAACGATACACCTGAAGTTAAGTACATAGTTTCTGGGTGGAAACCAGCTTCAACTAAAGCGTAACGAGATTTAACCGCAACTTTAGGAGCCATAGTACCTTCAGCGATAGTTTGAACACTTTCAGCCATTAAGTAAGGCATGAACACTAACCCTGGAGAGTTACCGTCACCTTTACGTCCGATACACATACGAGTATCTGACCAGTTCATGTTTGGATCGTTATACACTGCCAAACCAGCTAAAGTACCGATTGGGTAAAGTGAACCACTCATTTGGTTAATTGTGTTAGCCATTGGAGCAGGTACGAATCCAGCAACGTCTTGTAAAGCTGAACAAACTTGACCGTTAGTAACTACGAAAGTAGCTGGTCCACGACGACCTCTAATAGCGATTAAGTTAGCGATAGCTAATACTTTAGACATAATTTTACGTTGACGAGTATGTAAGTTTTCTGAAGCAGAGTTAACGTTTTCAGTCGCAGCCATAGTAGCACCACGTAAAGTAGTTGATTGAATGTAAGCACCGAAGTTAGATGCAGGAGAGTTAGTGCTAGTTGAAGAAACTAGAGCAGCAGTAGCACCTAAGTTCAAGAAGAAGTTTTGACCTTGAGTACGGATTACGTATTCGTGGTTTCTTTCTCCTAGAGCGAAGATACGAGCAAGAATGTTCTTGTTGATTGATTGAGTTAATTCGTTGATAAGAACTGCTTCTACTTGAGATACAGCATCGATACCGAATTGTTTCAAGTCTTGAACTTGCTCACGAGTAACAGCAGCAGCAACTTGGAAAGTCTTAGCTTCAACTGATTTGTTGAATAGACTTAAGTTCATTACGTTATCTGCAGTACTTTCACCTTCGTTACGGCTATATGGATCGTTAATATCGAATCCAGTGTAGTCGTTGTTAGCAAGAGCTTGACCAGAGAAACCAGTGATGTGATCTTCTAGAGCTTTAACTAATTCAACTGAATAGTTAGAAGTAGTACCAGCAGAAGCTCCACCGATTGTGATGTTAGTTAAGCAATCTACGATTGTGTTAGAACCTGTTAGAGTACCAGCAACACGTAAGATTGGCATACCGTCAAGACGAGAAGAACCTACCATGTAGAAAGTAGCACCACCTGAAGCACCTGAACCACCTACTGTGAATCCTGGGATTGTGTTAGAACCGTAGTTCAATTTAACCATCAAAGGAACATCAGCACCAGTACCAGCAGTTTTACCACCAGCATATACGAAATCCAAATAAGTTAAAACACCCATTGGACCAGGCATTGGCACAACTGGAACTAAGTCCAATCCGATTGTTTGAGCTGCAACTTGCATAGCAAGAGGTAGCAATGTGTGAGCTTTATCACCAGAACCTGTAGTTTGAGTGTCAAAAGCATCTTGAGTACCAGGGTTTCCAGGGAAACGAGTAGCACCCATACCGTTCACAGCGCCTAGTTGAGCATATGAGTTGTTCTCATATAATTCGTGGTTATGGCAATATTTTGACATCCACTCAACTCTAGAACGCTCAGTGATTCCAGTATTAGACTCGATAATTGGAGCCCATTTTGAAAAAATTTCACTTTCGTTAATTAAGTACATTTTTAAATGTTTATTTTTGTTGTTTTATTGTTTTGTTTTCCTTTACACTTTTTGCATCTTAGTGTTGCGGAATATTATAATCTATTTATCTAAGATCTCTTGGATATTTTATCTTTTGAATCTTCTTTTTAATTCAGCAGCTACAGTATCCATGTATTCAGTTGGAGTTTCGTACTTAGATGATTCGTTGATTGGAGCAACAGGAGTAGTAGATTCTACTTTAGTAACTCTTAAATCTCTAGATGACCAGAAAGAATCGATTTGATATTGTGTATCAAGAACTCTTACCGAAGCTTGAGCTTTAATAGCATTCTTTTGTGATTCGTTTAATGAATTCCAAGCTTCAGCATAACGATTTGGCATATTAGCTAACCAATCATTTTTAGCAACTGGTTTAGCGAAAGCAGATTCCCAAATGTTATTAGCATCAGTTGAACCGTACCATTTAGTAGACTCGAAAAGACCAACGATTTTTTCTTGCATTTCAGGATTTAACGCTTCAAATTCGTTTCTTTTTGATTCTGCTAAGAAATTAAAGAAATGCATTTTAGATTTTTTAACTTCATCTTTTTGAGCTTTAGCGGATTCTAAAATAGCATCAACTTTAGAGTTAATTTCTTTTTCAAATTCGTCAGCAGTTGTAGCAGTAGAAGCAGTAGCATCAGCACCTTCATTTACTTTAGAATCATCTTCGTTTCCGTTTTCTGATTTATTATCGTCTGTAGGATCGTTAGTAATAACTTTTCCTTCGTTAATTCCTTTAACTACATAGTCCATATAACCAGTTAAACTTGATTGGTTCTCTTTTAAGTACTCAGTGTACTTGATAATAGAATCACAACCTTCAACGATATAATCTGTATGGGAAATGATGTTATCAACTTGTTCGTTGATGTAAGTTTGGTAAGCAAAACGCTCATTAACTTCTTTGGTAACGTGGTTTTGATATTCGATTGAAGAATCAAGAGATTCAGCGATTCTCTCAGTATAAGAGATTCCATGATCTGCTTTTTCAGCAACCATTTTAGTGTACTCAATTAAGTGGTCAACTGATTCAGCAAGTTTTTCTGAATAGTTAATTCCTTGATTTGATTTCTCACCAACCATTTCAGCGTAATCTTTAACCTTTTCAAGGTTTTCTACGATGTAATCATTGTGTGATACCAAGTGATCGAAATTCTCTTTTAAAGAACCTAGGTTTTCTTGGATTTGATTTACTCTTTTTGCGATAGTTTCGGTATACTTAACCAAAGATTCATTACTCTCTGTTACAGCATCAGTGTTACTCTCAGCGATTTGTTTTTTAAGGTTTTCAATTTCGTTTTTAACGATTTTTGTATATTCGTTAAAATCTTCAACTGAAATGTTCTCCGTTGTATTCATTTTTGAAGATTTGTTTATGTTTTGAGTTTGTTTGTTTTCATCAATTTTATCATGATCTTCGAAAGACTCAGCTAACTTAGAATCATAAGGTATTTCATAAAGTCCTAATGTATCATCCATCTCAAATCCAAATGCTTCATTTACTCTTGATAATTCAGCATTAGCAAATCCAGGATCTGCAACTAAATCGTAAGTAAACATTTTTTTGATTTTAACGTGACCATTATTCTCAACTACACCAGCAGCACGACTAGAAATATGTAAAGGAATACCAGCATCAACTAATGCTTTTGCTTCTTTACCAGCACTAGTATTAAGTAGACGAATTCTACCCATTACTTTTTTGGTGTTTTTGTCGTAATCTAATGCTTCAATAACATGTGATGCATTTTTTAAAGAAACTTCAAAAGATTTTGGATGATCTAATTCTCCTAAAAGTTTACTCCCTTTTACCTTTTGTAAAAGTTCATCTATGTGAGGAAGAACTTCTTTTTCATCGTAAATACGATTGTTTTTGTTTTTAACGCCGATCTCTGTAAAGATTCCTTCTAGAACGTAATTATCACCTTCTGTTTTGATGTCTAATTCAGAAGAGGATCTTTCCAGTACGAGCAAATATTTTTGACTCATTTTACTTAGTTGATTTTTTTATATATCTATGTTTATTATGATTAGAATCCACCAGTTGCTTCAGCGGCTTTCTTAGCGGCTGCTAGTTTTTCTTCGTCTTCTAATTCTTTCATTTTCTTGTTGGTTCGGATATCATCTGATGATAAACCAAGGAAACGTTGAATTAAGAATTCCGAAGCAAAGTATTTAATTTCGTTCATATTAGCATCGGTTTCTACAAGACCATCTTTCATTGAAGTAACAAAATCTAATCGTTTTTGAAGGATTTCAATCTCTTTCATCTCTTCAAAGATGTTATATTTATTGAACTTAATTCCAATTTGTGCCTTAAAAGCATCATCATCTTTAAGTTCTGGAAAGTCTAAACACATTTGAATCCATAAAGGTTTTACCAAGATTTCTTGATAAACTGAACGCATACGATTAACAAAACGACCAAATTTAATTTCATCTCTTGTCATACCTTCAGCATTCATTTCCCATGATGGAGGAGATTCCATATCAAAACGAGAAAGTGGAATTTTAGATACTTTAATTAGTTTCTCACGGAAATATTTAAGAGCATCTGTATCTGATAAGTCTGGACCATCATTACCAATATTCTCGATAGTAGGTTCACCAGCTTCCCCAGAAGGTAACCAATACTCTTTGTTGAAAGGCATCATTGGTTTACCATTAACTTTAAGTTCTCCGGATTCAGTATCAAAATCAATATTCTCTCGGTAATTTTGCATCAGAACACCTAAGCTTTGACGAGCTCTGGTTTTAGATTTACCACCGACAGGAATAACGAATTTAGTTTTGAATGAGGCATTAACAGTAGCCCAAATAACTCTTGAGTGCTCCATAATACGAAGCAAGTTGAATGCACGAATAAGACGTTCTACATAAGAAACACGACTTACGGTATTGGCATGTGCATATGAAAGGTAGATTAGCTGTGAGTCATAAATAACTCTTTCTTTACCAGGTTGAGCTTTAAATTGTTTCCAAATTTTCTTACCTTCTTTATCAAGACCTGGTTCTAAAGATACTGGATCAAGTTCTTTGAAACCGATAATTCTTGTTTGTTCTTTATTATAGATAATCTCGAATGCGAGATATCCATCAATTAACCATTTACGAAAATAAGACCAAGCAGAAATATCATTATTGAAGCCAAAGTACTGGTAAACTCTTTTAAAGTTTGTATCTAAAGCGTACTTAACAGCCTCTAAAGTTTCTGGTTCTAGTGTCTGATCATCAAAAGTTAATGGTGTACAGAAGTAATTTTTTTCGTCATAGACGATACATTCGTCACATAAGGTATCGAGAATCTCTTCAATTTCATCTTGGATAGAGAATTTTCTAAGATCTTCTCTCTTTTTAATATAAGATTTGTCAAAAATAGAAATACTTTTACGCAGATTAATATCTGTCATTGAAAGGTTAGCAAATAGAGCATAATCGTCATATTCACCACCGGCTGCATTTCTTGGATCTAGTCTCCAACCGAATCGGTCTTCATTGATACCTATGGCTTTTGAGTTTCTAAGCACCATATCATCGTACATCATCCCAAAAGATGATAACGATTTAAGAGCTTTAGAAACGACATTTCTTGAAGATGCGGATGGTTTACCTGCGTAAGTCTCCTCTCTATTTACGAATCCTGCCATATTAGTTTATTTGAGTATTTTATTATTTATTCGCTGATAGTTAGCCATATTAGCTTCAACTAATTATTTTATGAATTTATATCTATTTAGTTTTTTCGCCTTCTCTCTTTTCTGTGCATTCTTAGCGGCATTAGTAGTTTGATCTCTCACATATAATTCGAATCCTTTATATACATCAAATAAAGAAATTTTACCTTGAAATTGAGGGATAATTTTCGGTTTATCCATTCGAGAAACGATTTCCCAGTCTTCATAACAAACAACAACTTTTGTCTTTATAAGATCTGGTATATATGTTCGTATTGCCCATGAAAGTCCAGCTTTATCTAATGCAACTTTAAGTGCATAAAGATCAATAGGAACGAATGCTTGCTCTTGGCCATTGTATGGTGATCTTTTAATGGCAGCCTCATATATGGGTTTATACATCTCTCGTATCTTTCCAATAATATATTTTCTAGCTTTAGGTGGATACCAACTAATATTTAAACCAACTTCTAACTTTCCATTTTCTGTCATCACTTGACCTAAAGCAATAACGATTGGATTCATGTCATAATAATCTAATACATTCTTAAATTTCGGATCGTATCGAAAAACATAAATCTTTCCGGGCTTAAGTGCATTATCGTTTGTTTCTGATACTCTCTTATTTCGAACGTCTTTTAGAGTATTTAGAAACCATTGATACGCATCATCAATACCTTCTGATTGAGGTGTCTCTGGATTCTCATTCCCTTGTAATCTGATAAGACCAATGAGCATTTCAAATACATCTATAAGCGCTTTCATTAATTAATAGTTTTTGCGAAAAAATCTTCAGTTACCAACATATACTCCCAACCTCTATTTTTAGCAAACTCTTCAGCATACTTCTTCTTACACATATTCGTAACAAATGCCGAATATGCCCATTTATAACTTTCAATTTGTTTTGGAGTTTTTCTTTTAGGAGGATTAGGCTTCTTTAATTGAGCCTTAGGTTTAACCTCAACAATGATGGTTCTTCCATCTGCTGTTCTAACAACGAAATCTGGGAAATATGTATGATATTTTTCGTCGAGAGGATTGAAATATTTAATAGAAAGCGATTCCGAAGACCACTGTATGATCTCCGGATTCCTTTCACAATATAAGCAAAATTTCTTTTCCCATGATGATCGGTAAATGATTGGTCCATTACCGAAGTATTTCTTGCACTCTAGGATAGGGAAATATCCTTGAACGAAACCTGATTTCTTAGTTGGTTTGTTTCCTTTTATTGAGCGCATACATGTTAGACGTTATTAGTTTTGCTTTATAACGTCACCACTTGTAATGTATTCTTCTAATTCAGATTGAGTGAATACCATAGGATCTGCTTCTTTATTAGAATCATTGAATATATGTTTTCCACCGGTATAACCTTGATAGATCCATTCAGCTTGCCAAACGTCCATTCCAGGTTCCCAAAGGATATATTCAGCACCAGGTTTAAGATCTTTTGTCTTACTAACTGGAGCACCAAAATCTCTACTAGGATTAATCCAATTAGGGAAAACTTCTCTTCCTTTATAAGATTTAGATTCGTTTACTTGTTGAACTCCTCCAACTGAAACGGCACCACTGATTTGTTCAGTATTAAGGTTTAATGTGGTTTTCATATCTTCAGAGTTGAAGATGTAATTACCATCAGATACACCTTGATACATCATATTGGCATGAGTCTTACCGTCAAGATTGATAACGTATTCTTTACCAGGCATTAGCTCTGAAGCAGATTTAATAGCAGGTAAAAGAACATCAATATCAGTCGTTTTAGCAGGATCAAATTCCTGAGATTCTAATACGAATTCAGCAAATGTTTTAAGATTCTTCATAGAGAATTTTTTAGTTTTTAATTAAGCAGCAGTGATTTCACCAGCTTTCATAGCAGCATCAAGTTCAGCTTCAGTGTATTCACATGGAGCAGTAACTACACCTTCTTCTTTAGCTTCTGGATTGAATACATAAACACCATCAGTGTTTCCTTGATAAATGCAAAGAGAAGTTTCTTCTCCTTTTTTAACATTGTATTTTTTACCAGGAGTTAATTCTTGGTTGAATTCGTCGCTAGTAGTTTCTTTTTCTGGGTTGAAACCAGCAGCATCATTCTTAGCAGCTTCGTTAACGACATATTCGTCAAAAGACATTAAGTTTTTCATGTTTAGTTTGTTTTTATTTTTGTTTTTATATTTATCTTTATTCGATAATATTAATTAGAAGTAGTCAAAAAAGGACTCCAACCACCGGATGCAGAATCAGTAGTTTTGAATAAACCTTTAGTTGTTGGATTTGGATCTGAGGTTGTGGAAGTATAAGTTCCGGTACCAACAGTTCTATTTGGATCTTTATTAATAGAAGATTCTGCATTAGAATTAGATGGATCTAAAACAGCATCAGCCATTTGTTGCAAATCTTCTTCTACTTTCTCTCCATCATTAGTAGCTAGTGGTTGAGATTTAAGTATTTTATTAACTTCAACAAAGAATTCAGTTTCTTCTGGAGTTAATTTAGATTTTACATATTTAGCAATTTCTCTTAAGACTTTTGATCTTTCTTTGTTATTGGCAGCAATCTTAGCAGCTTCTCTTTTCGAAGCCATAAGAGGTTTCATATAAGGGAATTGTTGAAGTTTTTTCATCATTCCATTTAATTCAGTATCTTCATTAAATTTAACTGCAATTGCTTCAGCGGCAGCTTTTAATTTAGCATCTTTTCTAGCAGTTGCCATTTTTGAAGTGATATTATGAAACCAATTAGAGAACATTAATGCAGCAACTGCAAGTCCTCCACCGGCAATAGCCATTCCGCTTTTAATTGCATCAGCAGCAAGTATCCCTTTGGTTACTTCCCACCATTGAAGGTCTTCATTAATAGCTTCATCGATAACAACATCACAAGCCTCAACTAAATGATGTACACCTAAATGATCTCTGAACATAATTTGTCCGTTAACCATTTCTCTTGAAACTATAATACCGGAATAACCATCGGCAGCAACTATTGATTGTCCAACTCTTAATCCGTTTCCGTCAAAAGCAATTGGAGGACCTAGAATAAAATCCGAGTATGTTGGTAAATGATTCATTGATATTGTAGTATTTTATTATTTATTCTTCTTCTTCGGTTTTATCAGTAGTTAATTCCCCTTCGGCTTCTGCCTCTTTAGGGGTTTCAGCTCCAGGAATTACTTCTTTTTTACCAGTTTCTGCATCGGTCTCTTCTGCACTTGCTTTAGCAGCAGGTTTAATTCTTCCCAATTCAAACATTTTAGGAGAATCGTTGGTAAAAACTACATTTCGTCCGTAATCAAAAACAAATTTTAATTTGGGTTCTTTATCTTTCGTATAAACCTCAAAAGTTTTGGTAAAAGCATCTTGCTTTATATCAAAATCTTCTTTGTTTTCTTTTTTCCATAAAGCCCACCAGGTAGAACCCATAGTATAAGTTCTATTGAAGTTTGAAGACTTACCTTCGTTTATGAATTCAGAATATGTTTTAATTGCGTACATCCTGTTAGTTTATATTGAGTAAATACCTTCACGATCCATACCGCCATCAAGCGATAATGTTCCTTTGTATTTACCAGGATGTAGTTTATTCCATCCTTTAGCATATGCATTTTTTGCAATTTGTGTATAAAATGCAAATGCATTTGTGGTTTTCTCTGGTTTGAATCGATCCCAGTATTTGAACAAATCCAAAAGAGCAAAAGCAATGCAATCCTCTCGGTCCATTGGATTTTCATATCTTAGCTTTTGATTAGCTCTTTCAGCTATTAATATGAGCATCTTTTCAGCCTTTGGCGTCAATTTCTTTTGCTCTAGTGAAATACAAATTTCTTCGTATAGTTCTTTTGGTTTTACGTATATTGCCATGTCTTAAATTTTAGCGAACAGTATTCTTTTTTTCGCTTGAGATTTACTTCCATCAGGCAAGATAATATCGATCATATCATCATCACCCTTTTTGGTAAATTCTAAAGCATCCATCTTTACTGAATCACCTTTAACCAATCCATTAAATGGTTCAGCTAGAGTAGCAACAACATAATTGTCACTCGTTTCGGTTAAGAGTTTTTTTTTGTAAGCTCTTCGGTTTGAGTAGCAATTTCGCTCTCTACGATAGCTTTCGCTTTATTTATATGCTCAACATCGTAAATTGATAATTTATCAATTCTATTTAGTTCTTCTAATTTCTCTTGTAAGAATTGAATTTTTCTTTCAATTTTAGAATTTTCTTCAGCTATTTTAGCTTTCTCAACTTCTTCAGCCTCGATCAATTTAGTTAAAGAATTAGTGATATCATAGTTCATAAATTCTTTAACGATAGAAACTGCAGCTTCAGCGCTTTCAGCTTTAACGAATTCATTAACTTTCATTGCAGGATTAACCTTTTGAATGAAGATATTTTCAGCAATAGTGAATACCGTAGTAGAAACACCTTTGAATTTTTTAGATTCAACTCTGTAAGCGAAATCCATTTCTTTGATATTTGCACCTTCAGCGATTGCACGGTTAATAACATTAACTTTTTCGATTTCGTTGAATTTGAAAAGACCGGTTTTAAGTAAGTGAGTTTCTAAGTTAGCAGCCTCAACTAATTTACCATCAACTGTGATTTTAGTTCCTTCTGCTTCGAAAGTAACGTCTAATATAGATCCAGCTTTAGGGTAGAATCTCATACCGTTTTTAACGATAGTAGATGATTCCATTAAGTTAAGTAGGCTTTTGAATTTTTCATCTGGTGTAACTTCCGATTCAGTGATTTCTTCACCATTAAGAGTTAACATTTTTCCATTTGAATAGAATGTGTAAGTGTTTTCTTCTTCGTTAACAATAACCGGAGAGTAAACTTTGCTTACTTTGTAGTTATTATCACTTCCACCGATAGATCCTTTAGATTTTTCAGCATATTCTACTAATTGTTTAACTAGAGGAATCCATTTTTCTGAATCAAGATCTTCAGATACTGCAAATACTGGATTTTCAGCATTTGAACATTCACGAAGTTTAGAGATTGCTTTTGAGTAGAATTTAGATTCTCTGTGGTTTTCTAGATCGAAAATAACGGATTCAACTAAGATAGCAAATTCATTTTCAGTTAGTATGTTATTACATTCTTTGATGTAATCGTTAATAACTGGCATCCATGAGTAAGCTGACAATTCTTTGATTGCAGTTCTCATAATGTTTACTTTTTCGATTAAGTAAGGATTAGCAACTCTTGAAGTTGATTCATTGATAGAGGCACTAGCAACTCCTTTAGCTTTAGCCTGATCAACACCTTTACCCATTAAATAAGTATAAGCATCAGATGCAGTTGAAGATCCTTCAGAAACTTCTACAGTAGCAAATCTAGAAAGAATACGCTCTGCAATAAATTTTGATGTGTTATTTCTATCAATGCTCTCAAGTAGAGTTGAAACTCTCTCTTTCAAAGAAGCAGATTCGAAAGCGGTTTGTAATTTTGACATGTTTATATGTTTTTTTGTTTAAATGATTTTACTTTGCAGCACCTACACCTTTAAGGTTAGGATATTTTTTAAGAACGGCTTTAACAATATCTTTTTTAAGGTCTTTATATTGTGGCCAAGTTGCCCAAACTAATGCAGTTTTAGCGTGTTTTTCATCATGAATAGGCCATGATCTTTTATCTTGAAATACGAAGTCAGTATCTTTTAAAGCAGCTCTAACTTTAGGATCAAGTTTTTCATCTAAATGATAATCTAATACATCAACTAGTACTTCGTCTTCAATTCCTTCGATTTCCATTTCCATAGATTCTGCAAGGATTTTCTTGATTTTTTCTAGTTTTTCTGCATCTTTAAGAGCAGATTGTAATGCTGCAACTTTAGCTGAATCTGAATCATCATCAGTTTTAGTTTCATCATCGTCTTCTTTATCTTCCATGTCTTCGTCATCGCCAGTCTTCAACTTATCTAAAGCCGCTTTAACGTCTTCGTCTGGTTTAGCTTTTGATGGCGGAACGCCTTTGGTAAGATCTTTTGTACTAGCCGTAAGTATATCATCATCTTCAAATAAACCTTCGTTTATTCTTTCAAATACTTGACCAAGAACACGTTGTTTACGTTCTTCGTCAATACCTAAAGTTGTAAGATAGGTATAAACTTGTTGAGGTGTTTTACCCTCTTCCGCTAATTTTTTTACAATAGGGTATAAGGACCCTTGACCATAATAAGAGTAAGCTCCTATTAAATGTTCGTTTACAAATTCATCGTAAGATTTGATACTCATGTCACTTCTTGATTTTATTATATATCTTTGTTTTTATGTATTAAATGATCCTTGGGAATCAGTTGGTTTTGGCCAAGGTACAGGATCTTCCGAAGGAATTGCATTTTCAGTAACAATAAGTCTAGTTGCATTTGCATTATGATCGGTTGTTAATTGGCCAGTTCCACCTCCGGTTACGGTAGGTGAACCATTAGCACTGGTCGATCCAAATCCAGCCTCAACTCCGGTATTTCCAACTATACCAGTAGGACCTAAAGTAAATGGAGGAACTATAGTAGATTGTGCGAATTTCTGCATAGTAGAACCAGCAAAGATTTCTGTTTCTGGGCGGAAGATTGGTAAATGACTCTTTATTTGTAGAGAGAATGTTACTTTAAATTCTTTCTTGTCGGTAAAAGAGAATTCTACAGTTCTTTCATTTGTTATTTCATCAGGAAACATGATTAAGCAAGGGATTCTAGTATAACCAATATCTACTTGATAAACCTTATTCTTGTAGAATGTTTTGATAATAGCTTCTGAACATTTGAATTGATCTAGGATAGAATCTAGGTATACCGTACAATCAACGTTCATAATCATCGGAACCATATAGGTTTCGTAGCTATAAGTGTTCAAAGTTCCATCGGTTTCTTGTTTAAGTCTATTCATACGAACATACTTATTGACAATGGCCGAGGTTTCAATTGATATCCCTGAAAAGTCACAAATTCCTCTAGGAATCTTGTTATAGAAGGCTTCTGCCTCAAGTAATTGAGGATCGAAATCTATATTATTTAAGAAATTATCTTGTAGATAACGTTCAGTACCCGTTGTACTAAAATAAAAAGGAACTCTAATTTCTCTTTTATCGTTAACACCCCTTCCGGTCTGATTATACCATTGGATAGAATCATAAAGGGTTGCTAGTAGCCCAACCATGACGTTTCTGAAATAAACGTCGTCTTTGTTAAAATGGAGGTCGTAGTAAGACAATTAAGATCTTTTATTTTATATATTCTCGTGAAATTACGAGATATTCTCTATATGCAATTTAGAGAAACCGGATTCTTTAACCGCTTCAACTCTTTTATCGAATAACTCAATAGGAAGTTCGGTATGGTTAACTACCCATGTATTAAGTGAATTTTCAACCGATACATCTTTTAGGATTTTAAGAATTTCATATATACCACCAGAATCTACCGATGAGAAGATTTCATCTAAGAATAATAGGTTTAATGACGGATAACGAATCTTAAGTAGACGAAGAAGAGATATGATAATTACAAAATCTGCTTTTTTACGTTCACCAGTCGACATACTACGAGCATTAATTTCTTCACCTAAAGATTGTATAGAACAATCGAATTTTTCATCGAATTTAATCATATATGGCAAGTGCATTTGCTTTGACATATTCTGAATAGATTGATTAATTGTAGGTAGAATAGTTTTCATCGCTAGATTCTTAACACCATCATCACCAAGAACACCTTCAACGATATCTAAGAAAGTATCTTCGGTAGAATTGCTAGATAAAGACGATTTTCTTTCTAGTAATTTACCTTCGTTTTCTGATAGGATTTCATTAAGATAATCCATATCCTCTTCTTTGGTTTCTTTAGCAATTCTTTCGGCTTCATTTTTGTATTGACCGATAAGTAGATTGATTTTGATACAAGATGAATCCATATCTTTGATCTTACTGGACAAAGAACTCATTTTGCTCGATAGATCGGTATATTCTTCTTGAATATCAGTATACTCTTCTTGCTTGGTTCTTACTATTTCTTCTAAATGAGATTTAAGATGTTGATGATCTTCTGTGTTTAGGTCGGCATTACATGTAGGGCATTTTGCATTATTGTATAGCTTCAAAGAATTAACGGCATTACGAAGTTCAAAAGATACTTGTTCTTTTTCAGTTCCTTTTGATCGAATAGCTTCGTTGAATTCAGTTTCTTTAGTTTTTACTAATGATAATGAATCAGAGATCTTACGTTTTTGTTCGATCATATCTTTGATCTTTCCTTTGTACTCTTCAATTAATCGAAGGCGATCTTCTTTTTTAGATGATTCGAGGGTAGATATTTTTTGATTAACTGATTCGATTGATTCTTGAATAATATTTAGCTCATCACCGAGAGTTTTGATTCGGTCTCGAAGATCTTTTCTTTCGGATCTAATCTGATCGCGCATTTGATTGATTATAGTGAATCCAAATAGACGATCGACAATATTACGTTTATCACCGGTTGACATGGTTAAGAAAGACCTAAAGTCATTAATGGATAGAACAATAATATTCTTAAATACCTGATATGGAATATCGAAGATTTCGGTTTCTAGATAATCTTGAACATTTGCATTACCGGCAGTATCATAAGTAACCGTATCAATTTTTACTTCAAATAGATTTGGTGATACTCCTCTGGTAATTTCAACAATTTTGTTTTTTGAACGAATAACTATTCGACACCAAAGATTCTTATTGATTCTATTAGGAAGATCGGATTTGTTCTTTCTTTCAATTCTTCCATAAAGGGCAAATGTTATTACTTCAGATATTGTGGATTTTCCATGTCCATTAGATCCTAAAAGAAGATACAGATCACCTGAATCTTTTTCAAATTCTATTTTTTGGATTTGATTTCCATAACTATTGAAATTCTTCCACTCTACTGTTTGAATTCTCATATTAAATTTCTTTGATGGTTTGGTTGTATAGCTTAGATATTTTTGATTCGATTCGTTTCTTTACTGAATCATCTACACTACGCATTTGAGTAATATATTTTTGACACATTTCAAATATAGAAAGAGTTTCTAGTTCAGAACCTTCAATCTCTATATTCTGATCTTCTTCAAAAGGGAATACCTCTAGCTTCCTAGACACTTCTGCGATGGCGTCTATGATTGGGTTAACTTGGTATTTAAGAATATAATGCGACGGTACATAGAGATCAACTCGGTTATTCTTACATTCATCTAGTATATCACCTAATGTATTTTCTAAATAACGATTAAGATGAACTCTAACGAACCGAGGTGAATAAGTGTTTTCGTGGAATGTTTCTTCGAATGTCTTAAAGTTAAATTCGTAAAACCCTTTTGGATTTCCCGCATCGGAACGGGTCATTTGGTAGGGATTTCCGACCATAGTAACATTACCTCTTTTCTGTCCCCAATGTATGTGTCCAGAATAAACTTTTTCGTAGGTTTTTAGATCATCCGCTTGTAAACCTTCTTCCACATCTCTCGAATTGTCGAATTTAAGAGAGTAGATGTTGGTATGACAGAAAAGTACTTTAGGATCTTCTTTACCAAAATTGGCAATACAAGATTTTTCTTCATTAACATCTGTTCTCCAAGGCATAAATAATGCTTTGGTTCCATTAATATCAGCTAATGTAGGTTCTTTGATGATGTGAACTTTAGGAATGTACTTTAAACAATCTAATGAAGATATGTCATTAGACGTTTTCTTCATAACATCATGATTACCGGCTATAATGTATATTGCATCAAATATCTGACTAAGTTCTTCGAATAAAGACATTCCTTCATGAAGAACCATTAGATTAATAGATTGACGATTATCAAATACGTCACCGGTATGTATTAGAACAGTTCCTGGTTCATATAGCTCTTTTGCCCTTGGTATAAAATCTTCACGAAACCAATCAGTCATAGTGGTTAACCATTCAGCCGAATTAGATCTTGCTCCTAAGTGTGTATCTGATATAATGATGGCTTTATTGGCGTTTATCTTCATTAGAATAGTGCTTTAATGTTTTGTAAATATCCTCTTGATTTAAGATCGTGAACTAATTCCGTTTTAAATTTATTTGATAGAGATTCGTAAAATTTGTCAGGTGATATTTCATAGATTTCAGACATACATGAATAAATTTCAATTCTAGGTCCTGGTCCGATTGCTTTAATCAAATGACTGTAAATTTCATTAATTTCAGCTTTACCAATTTTCTTAAATTCTCCATTGAGTGGTTGAAGATATGCTTGATATTTTTCAACTTTAGCAATTTCTTCATATATTCTTTCTTTTACAAGATCGACATCGATAGAATCTTCGATAGATGGTTCTTTGTAAGATTCATCGATTGAAAAACTTTTATTTGAACTTTCTAGTTCAATTTGGTCATATTCGTTATCGAATATCTTGTCTCTTTTTATTAGTTCTTCTTCAGGAAGATCATTTTCTGGAGTATTCATTTTATATACTTGCTGTTATTGTTGTATCGCTTTCTGTTAATCTCATATATTCATAATTTATGCGATACATGGTTCGGCTGTTTTTACCGGAACCGTTTCTTATTTTTAAGATCTTCAACCAATATTCGTTATTCATATGCATTGAAGTATCTTGGATAATACCATAAATCATATCGGCAGTATGTGATAGACCGGCAGATTCAGCGATATTTCCTAGGCTTAATTCAGTTGAATCATAACCACTTCGATTAATTTGAGTAGCAGTTATTACAACCCAATCATTTCGAACAGCCATAGCACGAAGATCTTCGGCAATTTGCTTAATCTTCATATAGGTATTTTCCGTGTTTGGATTTCGATAATTTGCTAGGATATTAATATAGTCAATTATGATTACTTTGAGTTTTACACCTTTTGTTAATTCTAGTTCTCTTAGATATGTTTCAATTTCAGGAACAGTTACTTGAGAAGTTGGATATTCTTTAACGAATAGATTTCCTGTAGGAATTACCCCATTTGATAAAGATGATAAACGACTTTGAATGAAACCGGATTCTTTTGATTTACGTTCATATTCACTTACTTTAACATTTAGAAGATTTGAACCAATACGATGGATAAAGTCGATATCTGCCATTTCGGCAGTAATCACCGCAACATCGAAACCGGCACGAACATAATTTACTGCATCATTAGCTAACCAAATTGATTTACCGACATTTTGTTCACCGGCATATACAATTAAAGATTTTGTTCGATAACCGCCACTGAAATTATCAACGAAATTATGACATGTTGTAATTTTTGAATTGGCAGTTGGAATGTGATTTTCTGCAGTGAAGAAGTCTTTACCTAAGTCCTTATCAAACGAAATAGAGTTTCGTTCGTTAATAAGAGATTTTACTTTTTGAATTACGTCCTTTACGTTATCTGGGTTTACCTTTACTGTCTTTACATATTCGATTGTATCAATCAAAGATTTATCGAGAGATTTCCATAAAATCCAAGCTTCACTTGTTTCTCTTAACCAATCAGGATCATATGTATCAACTGGTTCATCGAATACTAGATCGATAATAGATTCCGTAACACGGTCTTTAAATTGATCTTGTCTGGCAATTAATTTAACCTGATCTTTAGTGGGAATTTGTGAGAATCTTTGATTAAAACCTTTTGTGATTTTATGCAAAGTTGCAATTTCTTCGCTATCATAAAATCCTTCGTCGATATTTGCTAAATATTCTGGGTTTTTACGGGTATATAGGTAAAACGCCTTTTCAAATTCGGATGATCCAATCATAGATTTTATTTTTATATGTTGTTATAGAACTTCATAGTAAGTTGTGAATTTTGTATCTTTGTTTATTTTGATTTTGTTATCTTTTAGAAGAGTTTCTATTAGATCCGCATATTGCTCGGCATTTCCATTCAATTTCTCCTTTAACACCGAATCCGGAAAGATTACATTTCCGGTTTCTTCAAGACCTCGATAGGTATGAATGAAGTTATGACCGCCTTCTACCCAGTACCAATTTTGTACTAGATAGAGGAAGTCTTCATACGTAGGAAAATCTAACTCATCTCGAAATGAACCAAGAATATGTTTGATTTTTATTTGTTCCTTATTCAGCATCGTTACTATCTTCAGCGTTTAAGAAAATTTGTTCAACTTCACCTTCAGCAGAATCAATTCCATAACTGAATTTAGGCTTAATACATTTTTCATTAATTAACTGAAGTACTTCTTGAGTCCAAACTTCGGGAGTAAATAATTCGTTAGCCGGAATACCTTTTCCTAAATGCTTAACGATATAATTACGAGCAGTTTCTCGAGGAACGAAGTATTTAGTTTCACCTTGATAATCAAATGTATGTACTGTTGATTTATCTTTATCGTTCATTTTCTCGTATTCTTTGTCGGTAATTAAGTTACCTTTTTGAATACCACAATTTTCCCAATTCATATATTCTTCCATTCCGATGTAAGGATTCATTCCTTTATCCCAACGGATATGGAACTTAATAGGAATAGGTTTACCGAAACGATTTTTAAGAGTTTTTACAGTAACGATAATTCCAGTTTGTACGGTTCCTTCTTTAATTTGTGCTTTAGATAAAGCCAAGATAACAGAAGCTGAGTAGATTAAACCACCACCTCCAGATAAGTTCACGGTAGGGAACATTCCAGTAGAAGCATATGTGTGGTTTGTAAATACGAAAGGAATTCCAAGACCAGTTAAGTCAGAAGTAATAATACGGAATAAAGAACGAATTGATTTTGCACGAGTCATATCGGCAGCGGTATTTCCACTGATTGCATCATCAATTTCTTTTTGAGTTGCAAGCATACCTAATGAATCGAGTGCAATAAAGATTTTAGGAGTTTTAAACCCTTTCTCTTTAGCTTCCATTAGCTTCTTACATAATGTGGTAATTGAAGTACGGAATTTAGCGATATCTGAAACTGGTTGATGATCGAATTTTTCAGGATCAACACCGAATGCTTGAATGTTATCTACATCGACTGCACCTTCAGTATCATAATACACCACGTAATAACCCATTTCCTGAGCTTTTGCAACCATATTAAGAAGCAAAAACGTTTTACCAGTACCTGAATCACCAGCTAAACATATTGTTCGGTTATTAGGAATACCACCAAAAAGGTCTCCACTAAAAACTGCATTTAAGTGATAGTTTCCAGTATCAATCCATTCTGTAATTTTTGAAAAATCCGATTTGCTGATAACATCACCAAAAGGATTTATTTTTCTAAGCTCTTTCTGTAGCTCACCAATTGAAAATTCTTTACTCATATTTTATATTGTTTTGTTTTAATTTATATGTTAGAAAAGGCTTACTGTATATGCCAATGATGGATTCAAAGCCGGAATACCAGTTGGTGTTATAATTCGATTAAGTGGATCCAAAATTGAAGCTTGAAATTGACGTTCAATATTCATCTTAGGTGCAAATTCAATGGGATGCATTCCTGCTTTATAAGCGAATACATCACAAAATGTATCGTCTGAATGATACCATTTAAGTTTATCACCAGATCGAATCATTTCATATTTACCTTTAAGTTTTGGATTTTGATTAAGTAGATAATTGTAATATGCAGATGCTCGAACGTGAATAGGACAACCTTTTTGAAGTTCTAGTTTATCATTATCATTGATTACAAATTTTTGATAATCTGAAACCGAACGACCCATTGAGATTTTTTCGATATTCGAAAGTTTAAATTCTCGTTTGATTTCTTTGATTAGCTTAACTAAATCGCCAATATCTTTTTCGGTAATTTTACCTTTTGCGAACATGTATTTTACGGCATCGATAAGTTTACCTCGACAAAATACTGGTGTAGAAGATTGGATAATTTCTAGACCAGTTGTTTTGATATATGAAAGATTGTCGTAATCTTTACCATCTTTCCAAATGATATTTTGGATGTATTTCTTTTTAGCAACCCAAATGGCATTTTCGGCAATAGTTTCTAATTCGAAATCTAGATAATTTTCGGTATGGAATGTTTCGGCATAATCATTAAGAACTTTCTTAATGTAATTAGATAACCTAAAAGAATTAAGAGTGAGTACAAAATCTTTTACGGTTCCTTTCCATTGAACCGCTTCCATACATTCTTCAAATATTAGATAACCTGAATCGGTATCTGTATATTTCCAAACGTTTCCTTTAATTCTAGGAACTTCTTGACCTTCAACAACACATAATGCTTCGAGTAAAGGTTTATCGCGATGAAAGAATTCTTTGAAATACTTATCAACCATACGTTCAGTAAATTTGATAGCATCTTGTCCTTGAAGAGTTACCGTTTCTGCAACTGAAATATTGTAGAAGTGAAAATACTCATTCGCGAAGGCTCCGTAAATTGAGTTAATGATTAGCTTAATTCCTTGTTCCTGAGTACTGCATCGAAGTTGTTCGGCTTTAAGGGCGGTAATAGCATCTTCTCGATCTTGACCTGTTAGCGATTCGAGTAATGCTGGGATATCTTCTATTGCAATTTTTTCTGGATTGAAATTAATCATTTGTTTCTTTTTTATGGTCCTTTAATAGATCCTCGATTGATTTATATTCTTTTAATGTTTTAAGCTTAGCAGAATCATTTAGATAATGAGTAGCTTCTGAACGCTCGAATACGTACCATTTTTGTGTGTATTCGTTGTAATGAATGTATTTGCTGTATAAGTTGTACATATGTTTATTCTGTTATTGCTAGGTTTAAAGCTAATTTTGTGTTTGTTTCGGTTGAATCAAGAATTAATTTATTAGAACAAACGTGAATACGATATGTTTCTTTATCAATTCTAGATAAGAATGATTTGAAGATATTTTTAGGAGTTGTTTTGATTTTTACTCGATCATCTACAATAATATCAAAACCATCAGTTTTTACATGAACACCATTTTCATCGGAGTAAATAGATAACAATTCGCTTTTATCGAATGTTTGAAGAGATACGATTTTATTAAAGTCTTCGGCAGCTAGAGTGAATTGATATTCTTCAGAACCAAGATCGAATGCTCGAACAGTTTGATCCGGAGTCATTGAAGTAAACCCTAATGATATATCTTGGCAAGCAATTTCAATTTTAAGTTTTTGATCTTGTAAGATTATTTTATCGGCATAAGTTAATTTATCTTCTAGATCTTCAAAACAAGATACTTCAGCGGATAAATGATGGGCATCGAAATATTTCAAACATTCAAGTAGTTTGGCACCTGAATAAAAAGATAATTTGATTGGTTGAGATACTGGTGATTCGAATTCGAATACGTCATTAATAGGTAAATGATTAGATTTTACAACATCCTTAGTTGGAGTATAAACATCTGACCAAATTCTTTCGCTATCGAAATTCAAATAGATTGAATTATCCATTAGCAACATTTTTCTTACTAACATTGATAGATTTGCTACGGAAATCTTCTTGATTTTAATTTTCATTTTATTGATTTTGTTTATTATTTTATGATTGATTTGTTTCGGTAGTAAGATCTACATATCCTTCACGTAAGTAAGGATCTAACCAAGAGCTTACGTTTTTTAGAATTATGCAAGATTCTCTGGTAATTTTGCCGTTGTTCTTTTGTACATGTTTGACTGTAATAAACCAACCATCTTCATCCATAGCTAAATCTTCTTCGAAGATAATGTCGCATTTAGCCTTTGGTTTTCTTAAGTGATGTAGTATCGCCATATTTAATTATATGAAAAAAGGGATCCATATAAATGAATCCCTTAATATTGTTAATAATTTAAGTCTATCCGTCGCAAGATAAACAATTTTCATCGAGTGCTTTAGCGGCAATATCACCTCGAAGAACAGATTCGGTTCTCATGTAATAAAGCGTTTTGATTCCTTGTTTATAGGCTTCCATGTGAACTTGATTAATGAACTTGGGAGTAGCTTCCGTAGGGAATGCAAGATTCAAAGAAACGGATTGGTCAATGTATTGTTGACGTAGACCAGCTTGCTTAACAAGTTCTAATTGATTAATTTCTTTGAATGTCTTAAATACATCTTTGAAAGGAATTAACTCAGAACGTTCAATTTGAGATAGAGTTTCTGCTTTTTCTTTATTTACTAAGGTATCTCCGTGAAAGAACCAATCATCTAAGAATTGTAGCCCTTGTACAGATCCACCATCAATAAGTATTTGATCCCAAACTTCTTTTTGGTTACGTTTCATACGTTTCAGGAATTTCTCTAGTGTAGGATTTTTACGAATGAATGTTCCTTTAGCAGTTTGTTCGGTGAATACGTTTGCTGCCCATGGTTCAATACCAGCAGAAACATTCCCACTCAATTTAGAATTTGAAACGGTTGGGGCAATTGCTCTTAAGTGAGTATTACGCATTCCAGTTCCAATACACCATAGTGGCTCGCCATATTCTCTTGCCATATCTCTAGAAGCTTGTTCAGATTCAATTTTAATTTGAGAGAATATTTTACGAGTTTCAAATTGAGCAAGAAGACCTTCAAAAGGAATTCCTTTATCTTGTAGGTAAGTGTGCCATCCTAAAACTCCTAGTCCTAAAGCTCTTCCTTTTTCGGCAGATCTAACTGAATTAGTGAATCCGCTCATGTATTTGGCCTTTTGAATGAATTCTTCAAGTACACCATCTAAGAACCAAGTTGATGTGTAAATAAGATCAGTATCTTTCCACTCATCATATTTTGCAAGGTTAATAGAAGATAAGCAACAAACAAATGAGTGGGATTCGTCGGTATGTAATGTAATTTCCGAACAGATATTAGTCATGTAAACTTTCAAACCATTATTCTTGTAAGCTTCAGGATTGTTGCGATTAACATTTCCTTTGTACATGATATATGGTTCACCTGTTGTACGACGTTTACGAATTACCGCAGTCCATCGAGCTCTTGCTTCTTTGTCACCTTGTTCAACTTTTTGCATAAATGCATCAGAGACAATAACACATTGATGTAGGTTTAGCGATTGACGATTAACGTCACCTTTTGGTTCACGGATCTCTAACCATTCCCAAAAGTCATTGTGTTCAATATCGATATTTACTGAAGCAGCACCTCGACGAACACTTCCTTGTGAAGTAGCTAAGATCGTTGAATCATAAATTTTACAAAATGGAACAACTCCATCAGAAGTTCCATTGTTTTTAATTACAGTTCCGGCAGAACGGATTTGGTTAATTCCAACACCAACACCTCCACCATGTTTTGCTAATAACATAAGTTCTAGGTTCTTGGTACCAATATCAAAAATTGAATCAGCAACATCAATACCAAAACATGAGATAGGTAAACCGCGTTCAGTTCCAGTATTAGATAAAACAGGAGTAGCTAAATTTAACCAACCTTTCCAAATATAATCAAAGAATTTGGAAGCCATTTCCGGCTTTCCTAATCGTCTAGCAACTGTTGTACACACTCTCCAATAGGCGTCCTTTGGAGTTTCACCTTTTAATAGATATCCTTTAGATATCGTCTTTACATAAATCTCGGTATTTCCCCAAATAGGAAAATCCACTCCTAGTTCCCATCCTAATTCGGAACCGTGATGATTTACGTTGTCTTTCTTTTCTTCCATATATTTACTTAATTTTTAATTCCATAATTCTTCATCTGACCAGTTTTCATTTTCACCGGCTTTTGCATAATCAGTAGATCTGATAGCAAAAAAGTCTGTGTGAGTAGTTCCACCAGTTAAATGATCGAACCATTCAAGTTCGTTAGCTGATTCGATATCATAATTCATAATTGGTTCGTAACCTAATTCTAAAAGTTTTTCGTTAGCTCTACGAGATATAAAGTTTTTAACATCATATGCTTTAAGATTTAGAAGATCTCCATTTTCGAATATTTTATCTATAAATTTATGCTCCATTTCTACCATAAGTTTCGCGGCATATTCAACTTCTCCACGAACATCTTCTTTTAATTCTGGATATTCTTCACACATATGACGGAATAATTGACAACCCATTTTCGAATGTAGAGATTCGTCTCTTACTGACCATTTCATTTGTTGACCAATTCCTTTAAGCATATTTCTCATTTGGAAAGAGTATAAAACTGCAAAAGATGAGTATAAAGAAACTCCTTCAGCGAATCCCGAGAATATAGCAAGAGATCTTGCAGCATCTTTTCTAGCTTTAGCAGATTTTAGTAAATCTTCGTGGGTATAATCAGATTCGGTTGAAAGTAAGAATTCGAATTTGGCAGCGATAGTAGGCTCATGCATAAAGGCAGCAAAATCTTCAAGACCTAAAGTCTCGTTAAGATATGAGTATGCAGTAGCATGTATAGTTTCTTGAGAGCCAAATGCCATAGCCATTTGTTTGATTTCATGTTTAGGAAACCATTTGGTTACCATTCCGGTCCAATAATCAGAAACAGCACATTCAGTTTGAGCAAAACCAAGAAGGATATTTCCAACAAGGTGTTTTTCGTGTGGAAGTAGATGTTCTTTCCAATCTTTTACATCACCTTGCATTTGTATTTCAGTATGTAACCAAAATGCTTGCATTTGTTTTAACCATCCTTCGTTGTAGTACACAGGGTACTCAAAGGGCTTGTATTCAATACGTTCTTCGAATAATTTAGGCATTTTTCTTTGTTATTTTAATTAGAGATCTTTCAATATCGAGACCACGATTCTTATTCGTTTTACGTTCTGTATAAAGGTCGGTTAGAATTTCTTTTAACACAGATACCTTAGAGTTATCATATATTGCACCAGTGACTGATACGACGAAATTGGGATCTTGACGATATTTTTCTAGATTTTGTTGATTTTGTTCTTTTCGTAAGAATGATTCTGGTGAAACATTATATTGACGCATAATTGAAGGATATAGAGAAGCATAATCGAAACAGGTTGCTGCTTTAAACATTCCAGGTTCAGGTTCTTTAACATAAGCACCTTCGTAAGAACCTTTAACCTTTTCCGTTCTATCATCGGCAATTACTTGATTTCTTTTATAATAACCTTTCCAAAGAAGCGCTTCAGTAACATTCACCGCCGAAGAAGCTCGATAGATGGGAATACTACAAATACATCCAATGGAGAATACCATATTAAGAGTTTTTAATTTTCTGTGTATTAAAGACACCAAAGCAGCATCGACGGCATTATACAAAATATATTTGTCATAATCATTATCGTATAGTTCTTGTAGTGTACCGTTATACTTTAATTTAGTTGTTCCTAAAACAGCATTAGCCACAAAATCAAGTGAATTACTTTCTTTAATAGCTACTGTTCTATCCCATCTTCGGTAGATGTCAAGATAGTCAATAATACCTACGTGCATTAAGATGTTATCGTTACCTTGTACTTTTCTACTAGGTGATGCGGCAGTTATATCTATTCCGAGCTTTTTGCAACGATTATAGATGTATTTCCAGTCAAAGTTCATAAAGTTCCAACCGATCATTACCGAGAAGTTTGGAATAAACTTATTAACAAAGGTGTACATCATATTGAATTCATCTTCAAAACAGATATATTTAAAGTCCCAATCACCGAAGTTCTTTAGGTATTCACGATGTTTATCGAATATTTCTTTCTCTTGTTCTTTACTGATTTGTTTCCAACCGAGTACAATAGTTTTATTTGTTTCGGTAGATATTGCAATAGTGGTAATTCTTTCTCGAGCAACATTAGGATCAGGGAAAGAATCAATTACTTCTGTTTCAATATCGACAGATTGTATTTTTGGTAGATGAAAACCAATGATTTCGTCTTTATCTTCGTCTTCTAAATTGTTAATAAATTCATAGATGGAGAATTTTTGAAGACGTTTATCTTTAACTTTCTTTACTGCTTTACCATCCCAATTACGAAATTGATCGGATTTTTTTGAATCGGATTCTGAACAGATTCGCCAATTTGAGCATTGCTCTTCGGTCAATTTGTACTTTTTTAAGCGAATATTTCCTTCCTTATTGAAATAAGAAACGGTTAATTCGTTGAAGTTGTTTTCGATGTCTAATATCATTTACTTTGTTTTAATGGCGAATTCTTTATTTATATGACCACACTTAGTGCACTCGAAAGTTGGGATAGGCATGTAAGAATCTTTAGAGCTTCCGGTGACGATAGCTGATATTTTGCGTATCATGTATACTTCACGAAAACGTTCATTCTCACAACCTTCAGCTTCGCACTTTACTGCAGTTGTCATAGATAAATCGACACCAGGTCCTTTTAAATTTTGTAAGTCCATAAGTTCTTTTATTTTAATCCAGTTGATCCAAACCCGCCTTCACCTCTTTCAGTAACACCATCAAATAGATCATCGATAGTTTCAACTTCCTCAGGCATTGAGTAATTAACTGGTAGCAATATAAATTGCATTAGTTTTTCTCCTGGGATAATATCAACATAACCAGGATCCGATGAATATGCTGCATCACCAAATGTTTCTGATGGTTGGTTTGTGTTTATAATATGTAAATGAATTTCGCCTTGGTAATCTTCATCAACCACTTCAGCACCAACGACGATACCTTTCTTCGTAGCAATTCCACTCTTATTAAAAGCAATAAGAGCGTGTCCATCAATTACATTTACTTTGATTCCACTCGGAATTAGGATTCTACCTCCAGGGGCAAGAGAATATGGTTGACCATCATTCCATTCATCAGGAACAAAGAAGTCTATACCAGCCGATTTCGAAGTTCCTCGGATAGGAGACTTCACATTACGTACTTTTAGAAATTTCATATTGATTTTATATTTATATGAAATTATATGTCGGATTTGGGGTGCTTGGAAAGTCTTCTATTTGGATTTGTTAAAAAGTATAACCCAAAAAAGAATCCCGAAATGGAATAGAAGATGATATCTGTTATTAGATAAGAACCCGTCAGCTTCGTCACCAAAGCAAATAAGGCGTCGAATCCGAGTGGGTTGAAGAAGGTTGCTAGGATCAGGCAGATCGTCCTCCACGATAATTTCCTGAATTGTCTTTTTACTACTGTCACTATCCATTTTAGTACTTTTAATGAGAACTGCTAAACTTAAAAGGCAGTTCTAACTTCTTCGCTTCCTTTAATGAAGTCATTAAATTTCTTGAACGAAGATTTCTTCTTTTTCTTCGGTTGGCCTTTAACCAACGAATAAGGGATATCACCAGATCCTGTCTTTTGTGTAACAAAACCTGATTGAGTTCCTGGATTTCCTGGCAATGCTGGAGCACCCATTCCATTTACAGAAGCAGGTGTCGCAGCAGCAGTATTTTCTTTTACTTGTTTCATTATTAAGATTCTTGCATAATCATTGCCTGAACAATATTAATCGAGATCCATCCGGTTTTTTTGAAGAATTCTTTTGCTAACTTTTCAATCTTCTTAATTTGAGCTCCTTTGATGCGATTTTCGGGACCATCGGCTTCATTATTCCAATCATCTACCGCTTCTTCGAAGGTTCCGTCAAAATCTTTTGATTTTTCGGCAAATTCCGTAGCCGCAAAAGTTCTTCCGGCTTCGTCGTTATAATCCGTCCAATATTTAACGTCTATGGATTCGTTAACGAATGATTCGAATGTAGGTATGTAGTTATTTGTCATTGTATAGTTTTTATTGTTTAGATGCCCAATCTTTAAGTTCGTTTGTAGCATCTCTTAGTTCAGCTGGTGTCATTTTGGTATCACCAAATTTTCGGTTTCCTTTTACACCAACCGAGAAAATTTCGTAACGTTTTTCTTGTGGACCGTATGGATATAATGAAATACTGCCTAAACCATGATCTTCTAAATAAGTTTGACCTGGATAGTAAATTAACATCCAGTCACTTCTATCTTTTAATTCAAATCTGATACATGGTGCACCAGTATTAAAGAATTTTGCACTATGCAATTTATCTTCTTGACCGTTGAATGCCTCATTAAAAATCTTTTCGATTAATTTATGATCTCTGGTGTATTTATAGAATGGTCCAGTTCCTGATTTAATTTTAATGGCTTCGTCAAGTTCTAATCGATCAATTGATTCATTAATAAATGATTCAAATGTAGGAACGTGTCTATTCATTTTATAATTTTCTTTTACTTTTTGTGGTAAACCTTTATGTGAAGTTTCAGCAAAATCTTTAAGGTCTTTTTCGGACATTGATGCGGCTAGATCTTCGATTTGTTTACGATATTTAGGATCTAAGTCGGAAGACTTAAGCTCTCCTGTTTTGAGAGCGTAAGCCTGACCCATAAGTCTTTGTTGTGCAATAGAGGTTGATGGCATATTACCAAGCGTAATTTAAGTTCTTAATTTTATTAAGACCGTCTTTAATAGCTTTTGCCGCTTCTGCTGAACGATTACGATAGTATCTATCAGTTTCACCGTGACGTTTTTCTGATTCAATTTCGTCATTTTTAGCAGATGCATATGTTCCATAATCTCTTAGGATAGTACTCATTAAGTGACCGGCATCGGACATCTTAACTTCTCTTCCTTTAGGATTTAAACCAATAAGAACATCTCCGTATGAAGTTTTAGCACCTTTAGCGATTGCATCTTTAATTTGTTGAGTAAGAGTATCAATAGCATCACCAACCATTTTATCAATATCTTCATTAGAAGCACGATCTCTTAGAATAGCTTCATATCGAGATTGATTTTCCGCTTTGAATTCTTTATCTGTTTTGTATGCGATTGCACCAGCTCTAGATTCTGATCTTTCTGCTTTTAGAGCTTTAGAAGATGGAACGGTATCCGGATTAATAGCATAAACTACATCTGAAACATCGGCCATTTTCTTAAGTGTATTAATTCCACTAGAACCATATCCGCGAGAATCTTTATTTCCAAGACCTAATGATGTACCAGCATCAGTACCAGCAACTATCTTATATTCGGCTTTTCCACCTTTAGAAGCCCAACGATCATAAGCCAACCCCATGAACAATTTACCTTTAACAACTGCCAAAGGAACATCAGCTTTAATAGTTCCATAATAGTATTTACCGTCTGGTGATACGTAAGGATTTGGTTTTTCTGTTGTTGAATAATAAATTAGAATTTGGTTTGGGTTTGCGGCAGCATATTTAGCTGCATCGGCTGGAGCAAGAGTAGTAATATCTAAATTAGTTACCTCAGAGGCAGCCACTCCTATTTTAGAGAGAGCATCGAAGAATTTCTTATCAATTCCTCCTTCACGTTGTTTGGTTACAACGCTTTGTAAGATACTAGAATTGAAAGCTTCTAATAGAAGTTCTTGTGATTCATTTAAATGAGTAACAAACTCATTAAAGTTAAGTAATTTCATATTTATGTTTGTTTTGTTTAGAATTTAAAAAGACCAATTGATTCATTGATTTGTTTTTGTGCGGCTTTTTTAACAATATACTCATAAACTCGTTGACCGAATTTAGAAAGAGTATAAACTTGTTGACCTCTATTTTGATAAGCCTCAAAGTATCTTTCGTTTCTTTTGAACCATTTATTAGAATCAAAATCAGCACCTCTTTCTTCGGCTAATTTCTTAACGAATTCTTTTAGCTCAGATTCAGTAACGTGTTTGTTTTTTACAAACTCAATGATTTTGTTGCGGATAGGACCTCTTTCATATACGTTAATAGCAGTGTATTCTCCGTATTTTCTTTTTATTTGATGTGTCCCTTCGTTTAGATCTTGTGACATGTTAAATTGATATTTTTATGATTGTTGTTTTATTTCACTTTTAAGAAAGTCGGTAACTTCTTGAATATCGTCTTTAGATGATGTGATATGATCAGCTGCCCAATCATGTCCATTGTTCAAAAGCATATCTACTTGAGTAGGATTCATTTGTAACAATTCATCTATCATTACTTTGATATTTTCTATATTCTTAAAGAACATGTAATGTTCGACATTATCATGTGCTTCATTTACATCTTCTTTAAATTTGTTGAATTCTGGAATAGCTTTCATATGAAGTTTAGTCTTTTATTATATATTTCCCTTCCTGTTTTCTTTTTAGGAAGTCTTCAAAGGTCTCTAGACCTTCATTCTTGATTGGGTCATTTTTACCTTGAATTTTATTAGTGATTTTGGTAGATATGTCTTTTAGGTCTCTTAGAAGAAGTTCGGTAAGAGTTCCGGTTGGTTTCTTCTTGGGTTTGATGATAGAAGATACCAATATACGGAAGATGATTTTGTTTATCTTGGATTTCTCTAAGTATTCACGAGTAGTTTGATTGATAATGAATCCGATATTAAGATCAAATTGAGGAACATCATTAAAAGACAAAGGATCCATTTCTACTCCTTGATATTTGTATTCGTTCTTCTTAATATATTCATTGAAAATAAGACACATTAACTCAAGGAATCTGTCTTCCTCTTCGGTTTCTTTTAGAGTGTATTGATTAAGACCAGTGATCTTAAGAAACTCAACGATATCAGATAGAATAATTCCATACATATCGGTTGGCTCTCTATCTACTTTCGTATCTCTATTGATTTCTGCAATAATAGGTTCTATTACTTTAGCAGAAACCGTTTCACGATTTTCATCGGATAAGAATTTGAATATAATTGAATCGATGGGTTTACTTAAGTCGTTGTTTAAAGCAGTTTTCTTAAGTTTGGGATTTAAGATGGAAATTACATATTTCGTAAATGAGCTCGTTTTGAAAAGTAAAGTTAATTCACTTTCAGGAGTCTTAATAAACGTCAAAAGATCATCTTTCTGTTTATCATCTAATTTACCATACCAAATAATTGGCGGAGATTGAACCGTTAAAAGATCGGATATCTTTTGTAAAATTTTTGGATCCTCAATCATTTTACCATCAGATACTCGTTGAACATCTGTCAGTATTAGACCATTAAGAGGCATATTATCATATTGAATAGTCTCGGGTTTTGTGTTTAAGAAATATCTGAATCCATAGCGATAACCTTCCGGAAGTTCTTTGATAATAGCTTTTGATAAAGTCTCGATGTATCTTATTGGTTGTTCATATAGCTGAGATAAAGATCTATCAACCTTAGTGATTTTTCCTTCCTTCTTAAAGAAAGTCAATCCATTCTCAGTTTTTTCGAATGCAAATCTAGTCCCACCAACTTTCTCCGAAACAATCACAAAATTGTTGAAAAGTTTTTGGATAAATTCTAAGCCTTCTCTCTGGAATATAGTCTTTAGGGATTGTAATTCTGCCATTATGGTTTATTGGTTTCGGTAGGTTTTTAATTCTTCTAGGAATTGAGTAAGTTGTTCGTCATTCAATTCAGATGCATCTTTAGCTCCGTAGTTTTCGAGCTTGGCATAATATGCTTCTTTAAACGCCTTAGAAGCTTTCTCTTTTAGCTTAAGAACTTTAGCTTCATTTCTTACGTTACGAAATTGTTTGAATTTTAGTATAGCCATTATGAGTCTACTATTTTTTATTATATATTCTCTGAAGATCTACTGTTTTTATCGTGTATGGGAAGTTTTGCTCATCATAGATGGCTTGTCGAGCTAGAGAGTGCTTGTACAGATAGTTTTGGAATTTACCTGATCTATAATCATCCACGAAGTCAACTATAAGTAGCTTCTTTTTATCTTCGTGTTTTCTTAGACCTCGACCAATAGATTGTCGAATAATGACTTCAGATTTGAAGGATTCTGTTAGGTATACAGTATGGATATTTTTTACATTAATACCAGTAGAGAAGGTACCATAGGATGCAATCATAATTTTACCTTCACCCTCTTCTAATGCTTCACGATGAGTTTCTCTAAGATCTTTATCAATTCCTCCATCTATGTAAAGTACTCGACGATCGGTTTTATCTCTTAGCTTGTTGTATATCTTTTGACCATATTCAATACGATAAAAAAGAACTAGAGAGTTTTTCATGTTCTTTAGAATCAGATCAGTAATAAAATCTAGTCTCTCTTCGGATTGAATTGCATAATTCTGTTCCATGTTAAGAAGTTTCTTACGATCATCTTCAGATCTTTGAAACAGAGTTTTGAATCCTTCTTTAACTTCGTTTGAAGCATAATTCATTTCAACAACATATACTTCACATGGAGTGATATGACCTTGTTCTATCAAGAAATCTGCTCGGACATTTGATATAACTGGGCCGGTGTATGCCATAAGAGTTAATCTATCTAAAGTTCCAGGTTTGGGAATAGTTCCAGATAAACCAAATTTTCTTGTTGCATTTTCGCATTTTTCAAGAATAGTTTTAATAGATGCGGATTTAGCTTTGTGAGTTTCATCAACAATAATTGTATCAAATTCATCAAAATAGGATTTGTCTTTTTTGACTAGTGATTGATAGGTTCCTATGACCACATTTGATTTTTCTCGAATAATCGATCCGGCAAATATTTGTTGAATATCTAATTTCAATCTACATGATTCTTCATTATATTGATAAAAGTCTTCAGTGCCTTGAACAACTAGATCGACAGTAGGAACAATCATTAGAATCTTATGAGATTTCTTAGTCTCTAACAAATATGCAATTGCCATATAGGTAATTAGAGTCTTACCAGCAGATGTAGCAAGTTCAGCTAAACAATTTTGATACTTAATGATATTGAATACGGCTTCAACTTGATAATCTCTAGGTTTCATTTTAGCATCTGCCCAACGTTCGTCTACCCATTGCTGCAAATCTTCTAGTGATATATCACGATCAAACTTACGTTCAATACCATTGATTTTTAATTCAAAGTTATATTGTCTAGATAGCTCCATTAGCTCATTCCATAAACCAGCAGGGAGATATCGATTAGATTTGAAGTATGAGATTTTACCATTCCACCATCCTTTTTTTACTCTAGGATCCCATTTGGCATTTGCTACTTCACGTTCAAATGTTATATTAAGTTGCTCAATCTCCATTTCAGTCGCTGAAACGAGAGTAAGTATTTTGTCGTTATGTGTTAGGTTCCATTCCATTAATATGCTCTTTGATTAATTTCCTCGATTTGAATTCGGTTCTTAATGGAGAACCCCATTTTATCAAGTGTTTCTACACATTGCTGAAAGAAGTTTACTTGAGATTCTAATAATTCAGTTTGGCGAATTCTAAGTGCCATATCAGAATCTATGTATTGATTAATTTCTCGATTATCTAATCTAACATCGTGTTGTGTTTTGTAATATTCATATCGAAGTTTTCGATAATTAGTATCAGAGGTTTTCTTTTTATAAAGGGCTACTCTATATTTGGTTATTTTATCTACCATCATATGACGATAAGATAACATAAGAACTTGAGCCTCTGCAATCTTAGATACATCATTTATGTTCTTGATTAGATCAAGTATTTTTGCAGAAAAATCATCTCGTTCGGATGTCAATGCGGTATCTAGGGTTTCGACTTTTTGTTCTTCAGTTGTCATTAAAATAGATTATTTGTTGACTTTTGTTTTTTGCCAAGTTTAACTTCGATGGCTTTCCCTTTATTTTTGGGACGAACTTTATATTTTATGATTGGAATCTCTAATTGATTACCTAGATCTTTGGACACTAATTTCTCAGATGCGGTAAAATCTACCGGTGCTTTGAGGTTTAGATCCTCAAAATCTTCAATTTTTTTAGCTTCATTTTCCATTCTATACAGATCTGATATCGAGAGGGTTGTCTGTAAAATATTCTCCATAATGTTTAATTGCTTCATTCTTAGTTTTCCAACAATAAGCGAATAGATCTTGTAGATCTTTCACCTTTTCACGAACTTTATAATCTCTAACAAGTTTGTTCCACATAAATACTGATCGTTTTTTCTTCAGTATTTCTTCCATTTTCTTTCTGCCAATATAATCATTATCAAATAGATAACGCATATTTGGCATTTCATTAAACATATCAAAAGGTTTATCAATACCCGAAAGTGCTATTGCATTTTTACAAAGGAATGCATCCATAGGACCTTCAAACACAGTAACCGTTTTGGTAAAGTCGGTTAACATTATATTGAAGAATAGAGATAAAGTATTCAAACGCATTACGGTTTCACCACTACCTTCGAGTAGTTTTTCTCGAACAAGTAGATGCATTTTTTCCATGTTATAACTTACATATTTTGCTTCATCGGTTCGTTTACCGAAATTACGACATTGCCAACCTAACACATGTTGTTTATCTGGGGTTAAATTAAATATGTATAGCTGATCTTTTTTTGGATCGTATGCAAAAAATTCCATTTTGTAATGCATGAATCGAGCTTTCAAATAAGCTTCAATACGCATATTTCGATGAGGTTCAACTAGATTAAGTTTAGATTTTACTTCAGCTAAAGGAATTGCACCTTTACGTAATTCATTAAAGATACCTACTTGAAGATAATCTTTAGTCGGTACAACAATGGTATTTGCTTGAATAAAATCTAATACATGGATTAGTTCATCTTTCTGATTGAAGGATTTTCCATGATCTTTAAGAAAATCTACTACGGTTGTATGTGGTTTAGGACATCCACCATTGTAGCAGTGGAATTTTAGATTTTTCCAATAAATATTTCCTCGCTTCTTAAAAGTTCCACCATGTGAATCGCCACAATAAGGGCAAGCAAAATTTATACGATCTAGGTAAGGCTTGGCATTTGCCTTTTCTCCTGTAAATTGTTCACGTAGAATTGAATCCAGCAACGATATGATATGATTCTTTGAAGATTCTTTTAGTTCCATATTTATTATAAGAAAAAAGGGGTCCCGTAGAACCCCTTAGTTGAATATGTGTTAATAAGATATTTGATTATTTAATATCAAATTCTTTCAACCAATCTTCGATGTTTTCATCGTTATTTGCTGGTTGAGTAGTTTCTGGCATTGATTCATTCATTGAAGCAGGAGCAGATTCGGTTCGTTGTGGGGCTGGAGCAGATTTTGCAGGAGAAGATACCGCATTATAAGCAGAACCAGGATTTCCTGTAATTTCACCTAATACACCATTTACTTTTTGGCGCATATCTTCATCCCATGGTTTGAAGTCATAAACCTCGATATCAGCAGCACCTTCGTAAAGATCCATAATCATTTTACGAGATTCAGCATTGTTATCCATTTTAACACCACTTACAGCGATTGGAGTTTTAGCTTGAGCGAATTTACATTCGTCATAATTCCAATAACCACCTTTCATTGTAACTTTTAATGAGAAGTCTTTACCTTCAAAGAAGTCAAAAACGTTAGTTGGTTCTGTTCCCATTTCCAAATCAGTAACATCTGGTTGGATTTGTGCATCAATTAATTTCTTAACGGCACGAGGGTAACGAAGAATTTGTACGGTGTTTTCGAATTCTGGACGTTGTGGATCTTTCATGATATAAACAAGAGAGTAGTAGTACTCTTTACGTTTAATCTTTTCTGCTTGTTTCTTGTCGAATGCAGATTCAGATTTGAATAATTTCCAGAATGTGTCTTGGATAATTGATTTGTCACCAATTGATGAAGGACAATCTACGTAAAAGCCATTTCCACCTGCGTCTTCCAACCAGTATGAGAATTTTTTAACGAAAGATTTTTTGGGATTCTTAACATTCGGTATGAAACGAATGATTGCTCTGTAGATAGAGTCTTTAGATAATTTAGGATCTGTTTTGTAAAGATCCTGACCAGATTTTGGTTTTTCTTCTGTTTTGAAATCATCCAAAGACAGATTGAAGATGTCGAAATTGTTTTCCATTTTACTTACTTTTTAATTTACGTTGTTTATTTAATATGAACTTACTTAAATAACAGATTCACTTACTTACTCCGGATTAAATTAGTTTCACCTAATCTAAGCTTGTTCTACTTACTTGGTTATAACATTTTTTGGATGTTATAGTTATTATATGTATCTCACTTCACTTGAGATTTTTAGTTTCAAAAAATTATGCAGGTCCAGTTAAACCAGTTCCTATAGATAGAGTGGTTACTGTATCGTCATTCAATAAAAGTAACATTGTTTGCTCAATAGGTAGATCAGTAGAGACTTGCTCAGAATTAGCTATTTGCTGTTGTAATTGCAACATCTCTTCTGATTGCTGTCTCATTATTCGGTTTCTGTTATATAGCCAAGATGAATTCATTATGATTTCTTGTTTTTATCGATCCATTCTCTAAATATTCTAGCTGCCTCTTTCATATCAGGAGTACTGTACTTGTGAGTTTTAGCTCGGTTTTCCATGGTAGTGGCAATTGCCATAGCATGATTATGATCAGTTTTCTTTAACTTATTAATGATGGCGATTGTTTTGTTAGCCGCTTCCGCATCAGCATATCCGGTACCTTCAACTTTATCTCCTTCACCGGGATGGAATAGAGTTTTACTTTCAGCTTCTTCAATGGATTCGCTTTTCTTGTTTTTATCGATCCATTCACGGAATATCTTCATAGCATCACGCATTCCATCTGTTTGATGTTGGTGTTTTTTAGCACGAGATTCCATTGTGGTTGCAATAGACATAGCCCAAACTCTTTCTCCTTTATCCATAAGTTTATCTAGCTCCTTTATGGTAAATTCGGCTTTTTCTTTATTGGCATATCCAGTTCCTTTGATTGCATCTCTTCCTCCTTTAGAATAAAGACCAATATCTGGTGGATCTGATTTGTAATATCCTCTTTTTACAGTATGTCCGACACGTCTTTCCTTTTTAGGTTGGTCTTCATTTTTTACTTCATTTAAGAAGTCATCGAAATGTTGTATATGTTTCATAATATATTTATCTTCTATTTTATGCCAAATTTAATTGTGCGGTGTATTAAAAAAAGTTTCATAAAAAGCCGTAGCTTCTGATTTAGTATCAAATAGATCTTTTTTATCTATTCCATCTTCGTTATATTCAACCCACCATTTGGTGCCATCAAAATCCATATTTATAAATTTTTTCATATTTTATAGTCCGTAAATTGATTTAGTTGCGTTAAAATTTTGAAGTATTTCGGCATCGGATAACATTCTATTGTAACATAGAACTGTGCCTATACCTCCTTGATAACAGGTTCCGGAATAACCTGTACCAATTCGTAAATCACCGGCTGCAACTAATGCGGTGCTACTTCTTGAAACATAATCTTGAATCCAAGCGCTCCCATTTTTGCTTCGAAATCCAGTTCTAGCAGCGGAAGTTTTCCCGGTTGACATTTTTATTGATATCATTGTCCAGGTATTTGCAACAGTTGCTTCAGTTCCAGCATAATCATAATTACTATATCTACTATAATAACTTAATCCGGATCCAACCTCCCACGTCATTGCTAATTCCTGTTCATATGATTGATATATGGTCCCTGCCTTTTCGAATATTGTTCGTCTCGAACCTCCTTGATCTCCATATATCCATAATATTACAGTACAATCTCCTCCTAGATCAACTAAACTTGAATTAGAAGTACACTGCCAATAACCTGAGTTATTGAAACTAAATCCGGAAGCTCCTCCCATTGTCGTTAATGGAGTTTGAGTACCGAATGAGGTCAATGTTAAATTACTTCCACTCAGGTCATACCAAGAAGTTCCTGTTCCTGAATAAGACATACTACTAGAAGGATTCAAATATAATGATAATCCAGACCAAACTATTCCTGGCCAAGATGTCCAATATCCATTAGAATTTAACCAGGTTCTGGCAGAATATAAAGATGCAAATGATTGGTTTCCTACTTGATTAGATAATGCAATAAATGAATTATCTGTCTTAGATAAAGATCGTTTATAACCTATATCCGGTACAGATATTATTTCTGTTCCACCACCTGCAGTTCTAGGACCAGACGTAGGATAGGCAATAATATATCCAGGATCTTCATCCGGACCAGATCGCCAAGTTACTCCAGTCGCAGTTAAACCTGCATTTGGTGTTCCAGCAGCAACAAAGCCAACCTGATCAGCACCGGCAAATGTAGATCCTGTATTATAAGCAAATGTTCTGGTTGTTGGCATATTATATCTTAATTCACTTTATATATTCAATATAAAAATACTGAATCTGACCGTATCAAAATTACATATAACCTTTATCTAAGGTGATCGAGGAAATAATATAGTTCTTCAGGCAGTACTAGTAAGTTACTAGGTAATTCTCCTTCATTCTCCTTCATTCTCACTTATATCTAATAAGTAATTAACATAATTCTCTTCCTCACCGAATCTAGGGTTTTCGTACCAAGGCCAGTTAGTATCAACAAAAGCCCAGTCTTCTACTCCTAGTTCTTTAAAACGATTACGTATCTCCCAATTGTAGAATACTGAAATGGATCTTACTCTTCTTTGAATGTCGGCTCTAGCATTACCATCATCCTGAGAATTTCCTCCATGATAATATTGGAAGTAAAGAGGTTTTGGGATGTGTACCATTTTGGTATGTAAGAAAGTTCTAACAATTAACTCATAATCATCGGCTATTGATAGTCTTCTATTATGCGATCCTATTGCTAAATAAACATCTCTTCGCCATGCACGAAAGTGATTTGGAACTGCCACGATGTGACGTATTGTAAGTGGATTGATGTTTGGTTGATCGACGGATTTGTATTCTCTTCCATTATGAGTAAAGTCATAATATTTACCATAACCTAAAGCCCATGTTCCATCTGGTCCATAAGTTAAAGATTCATGTTGTTCATTTATCTCAACACAATCAGAGTAATAGAAACCGGCATCAGGATATTTTCTGTAAGCTTTAACGATGTATTCATTTGCTTCTGGGTGAAGTTCGTCATCATGATCCATTTCCATTAAGATTTCTCCTCGAGAAAGCATGAATGCTCGATATTTAGCTTCACCAATAATTCCACCACTAATAGGAAGTATTCGATACACGGTTACTCTAGGATCTTCTGATTCTATTTCTTTAGCTAATCGAGTGGTATATTCATCAGTTGAATCATCTACAATTACCCATTCCCAATTTGTGTAGGTTTGTGATTTGATTGAGTTGTAAGTTCTTCTTAGCTTATCTCCGGTATTGTAAATAGGAGTGATGATACTTAAAAGAGGTTCATCATCTTTTCTATTAAGGATATATGATGTTGCACATTGATAGGCTTCTTCTCCTATTTCTGGAGTGTATTCAGAAAAATGTAACCATCTTTGTTTAAAGTCAAATGATGAACTCGAAAGTTGTGGATAATCTGACCAATCACCACCGATAGTAACTATACAATCAGGGTTAAATTCAGAAACAACCTTTTCATCATAAGCTTCACAACGTTTAACGGTAAGTTCTTTACATTCAAAATAAGGAGGGTTGTTAGATAAAAGCTCAACATCTTGGTCATGTATCAATAAGATTCTTGGAAGTTTTTTATTGAGCTTGGGTTTTTGAAAGTAATTATAATGAGTAAGAGTTTCGTTGATAAAATTGAATACTTCTGGTTTGTCTGCTTTAATCGCATCTATGAAATATCCATCTCCACTATAATGAGAGTGGAATCTATGAGGATTCATTGAGCCTTTGTGTATAAGTAACTGGGCAACGTCAACTCCTTGCCATCTCATATTTTCTATATTAGCTTCTCTGATATGTACACCAGTGAAGTCTTTTCCTTCCACTAATTGATCGAATACCCAGATACCTGGTTTGTTTACTCGATCTTTGACGGTTTGGAAAAAATCTAAGTGTATTGCATTATCATCGTCTAGAATGTATATCCATTCATCGTCAGGTAAAACATCTATTAGCTTATTGATTAGGGTATATCCGAATGTATCAGGTTTTCCCTTTTCAATAATAACTGAATCCGCTTTATCTTCCAGGAAACGAAAGATCTCCGATGAAACAGAGAAATTTCCTAGTATGTCAATTATAACATACCAATCTATTTGAACATCTTTTATTCGAGAAGCTTCAATCGACTTCCATACGTCTTTTATGTACTCAGGTCGAGTGAGCCTAGTTATGATATTAATTTTCATGCAAATACAGTCTTTATCTACTTATATGATGGATTGGGTGATAGGGTTTAATCTAGATAGGGCTACCGCATCGACGATATCATCGATAGGTTTTGGGATTGCGAATTCGCCTTCTTGGACAAATCCAAGTTCAGAAATTTTATCTCTAAGAGGACTAGAATCTTCCATGAAACGGGTAACCATCATACATTTTGATGCATTACCATTACCGGTATACATCTTCTTAATAGATTTAGGTGGCCAAACCCAAGTCTTCTCTCCACAGATTTGTAGAATTTTTACTTTTAGAAATGAATTATAGGTAATTAGATCGATAAAGGAATTTCCTTTAGATCCAAATGAATAACCTTCTATATTGATAAATTCTGCTTTATCTAAGTAAGGTCTAATATGTTCAATGATTTGGTCGGATAAACGATTGGCATTACGAAGTTTTATTCGTTGATCCTCTAGACTATCTTTGGTATTTGCCGTCTTTTCATAACTAACAATAGTTACAATTTTGTCAATTGCATCATGAGTACGGAATGCCGCTTTACCTGATTGGAAATTTGGAACGAATGAGAAAAGTGTGTATTTACCTTCGTCGTTTATAGATACGGCAGTACTATTAATTGAAAAGTCAATTCCTATTATCATAGACGTTTTCCTAATGCAGCACCTAATGCAGCACCAACTAATCTACTAGTTAGAAGATCGAAAATCACACCTTTTTCAATACCCAATACGTTTGCAATGATTTTACCAACCGATGAACCCAATGCAAAACCGGTTAGACCTCCTAAGATAGATCCCAAGAAACCTTCATTAGTTAGATCTTCATTGAAAGATTTCATTCCTTTATTTTTGTCTAGGTATTCACTACAAAATTCTTTTATAGCTTTGTCTACTTTAGCTTCTTCTTCTTCAGTTAGCTCAGTCTTAAGGTTCTCATTAAGAGCCTTGATTTCTTCTTCAGAGAAAGTGCTAGTTTCTATAAGATATTCTTTGAATGTTTTCATTATTTAATAGCTTTTGTAATTATTTCACTTAATTCAAATGTATCAACACGGAAACTTAAACCAGCAGCTGAATTATCTATTGCAAAATATAGAGAATCCGCAAATTTAGGCATTGCTGAGGTTAGTTTTGTTTTAATAGATTCAACCATTTCATTTTTTGAAAATTTATCTAGAGTTTTACTATCCGGAATAAATTGAACAGATAACCCTTTAGTATCGTTGAATACATGTATGGTGAAATTCATTTTATTGATGGTAACTTTTCCTTCGTTGATAAAATTTTCAAAATTAGGTATTTCCATGTTGTTATGTTGATTTTATTATATATTTGATAAAATTTCGGTTATTGAACTTCAAATTCTAGCTTTAGCTCGTTGAATGCAAATGTAGCTTCGAATGTTCTAAATTCTGGAGTAAGTTCAGAGTATGACATTGTGAATTGATTCATTCCGGTAAACAAACAATCTTTGAAAATTGATGAATACATCTTATTTCCTTCAGCATCAAATATTCCAATAGGAACATCAAATGTATAAGGATCTCTATTATCGAAGTTGTAGTAATGGAAGAATGTTTCTAACATTATCCAGTAATTAACATTACCGTCTAAGAGTTGAAAAGTAATGGTAAAATTACGATCAATTAACATCTCTGGTGAAAGTGCTTGACGGAATCTTCTGGTGGTTCCTTTTGCTTCGGCATAATACCCAGGTTTAACTTGTTCAATTGGTTGATAGTTAAAATTAGGAATTGATATAGATTGTATAGAATAATTGATTATGTCTGCTACATCAGTAACCGGAGTTGGCATCCTAAAAAGATATGGCGCATATCTCTCTTTAATTTCTTGAGGTACAAATATTCTAGGTAACTCAACTTTAAAGAGGTCATTTCTATTTTGGAGTATCATTTACTTAATTTTATTTGTTATGATGGCCTACCACCTCCACCAAAATTACTAGCTACTATTGAATTTCTAACATTAGTTCCTTTTGAAGCAGATCCTTTAGATGGTGAAGTTGATTGGAATGCAGCTGGTATTGTTACATTAGTAAAATTGGTGAAACTTGGAACTGATATAACGTTATTTGCAAAGCTTGATCCACTAGGTCTTACTGGACTAACTGCAAAATTAGATGCATTAACACTCACTATTGAAGATGCCGGAGGTAAAAGAGATCTTGGGTTGTTTGGATTCACGAGAGGTAATTCTCCAAAATTTCTTATTGTTATTGGACTATATGGGAGTACGTCTGTTCTTACTGGAGTTGCTCGAAGTGATGCGATAGTTGCATTAAGAGTACTGATCAAGGCCAATAAACGATTATTCTCATTAGTTAAACTAACTTTCTCAGAAGTTAGATTTTGTAATTGAGTATTTATTTGGTTTATTGAAGTAGTTGCAGCATTTAATTGAGCAGTTAACGAATCTATTGTAGCTTTAAATTGAGCATCTTCTATGTTATCTGATGCCAAGAATGTAGCTTGATCTTTGAGTGCTTGTACTAAATCCGCATTAGCTTTAGATAATCTAGTTTGTAGATCTGCTATAATATTGTCCTTATTAGCTACTGTTGAGTTACGTTCAACTATAATATTTTCTTGTCTATTAATCTGGCCATCTTTTTCATTGATGGTACCAATCAACTCTTCTATTTTGTCTAGCTCTGCTAATTTAGCATATTCTGCCGATGAATAGAATTTACCTGTATAAAGTAATTGTTTTTCTCCTCTTGCATTAGCCGCATTGGTTTGTGCAGTATTAGTGATATCCACCGAAGTAGCTCCAGTTAGACCGGCAGTAGTTCCTTTCTCATTTCGGATGTAGATATTAAATTCTCTATCTTTTAGTCCAAGAACATTAGTTGCTTGAGTTTCGTTAAGACGAAATACAACTTGACCTCTAGCTTTATCGGCTGATGGAGTTGGAAATTCTTCAAACGAAATAGATTCGTCTGTATTAGATCCAAATCCTAGAATAAGATCACCGAGCCCAGATAAATCTAGAATAGTATTTGCATTATTCTTATTTTGATACATCGTAAATCTGATATACGAAACTCCTTTAGATACCATTATTCGACCTAAACTCTGTGGGAATATTCTTAGAACCGTTCCATTTTGAATTACTCTTTCAACAGTTCCGGCAGCAGCAGTGGTTCCGGTTGCAACATTATCCCATGCAATAGATATTGCATTATTATCAGTGAATGAAGTCAAATACTTAACGTTACTAATTACCGGCTCAATAACTCTTTGTAACTTAATTTCTTTTGATACAATTTGATTGTATACCTTAAGTTGAATAGGATTAGATCCCAAGTTAATTGCTTTAAGTGTTCTACCATATCTATTAACTTTACCAGAAATCATAGATGAGGTTTTCCAAATCTGTGAATTGTCGTTTCGGTTGTATAGTCGAAGAACATAATCAATCTTAAACGAAATAGCATTACCGTTCTTAATTACAGGACGGTAAGTATTAGGCAAATCATAATTATCTGTTTGTGAAAGCTGTACATCGGCAGTTTGTACCCATGTATAGGTTGCACTAGTTTGATCGTAAACATATTCAGATACGACTAAATCATGTAGTAACATATAATCGTATCCAGACTTATTAATATCTAAGATGAAATTCTCGATGATATCTCCGTCAAATTTACCATAGAATTCAACATAATCTCCATCATTCGATTCAGCAATATAAGCACTAATAGCTTCAAATTGATCTTTAGTAGGTATTTCTACTTGAACACCTTCAAAGAAGGTTAGGTAATTTTGTCCATCTACAAAAGTTGGGTTATTCAACCATCTAAATTCAATTTGAATATTTTGTGATTGAACAAGTCCAGATCCATCAGTTATTTTTTCTGCAACCGAATCTCCAGTAAGTGTAGTATACCAATAATCATATATTAGATTGTATAGAGAAAGTGCTCTAATTTCCACATATGAATCATAAACTCTACCACCAAATAAGAATGATGATGGGTTAAGAGTTTCCCATGAATCTGATTTTGAATAAAGTAAGTTTGCAAGAATTAAATTCTTTCCATCTCTTTTCTTTGCCTTAATTGACGCAGCAAAAGCTTCATTTCCCTGAAAGTTAAATCCTTGTACTAAATGGAATCTTATTGTATCATATACTGGAGATTTAGCTGTGTTAAAACTTATTGGAAGTAAGTTAGATGGTGTTAAATCTGGATCGTAATCGTTATAGAAAACAATACGATTAATATCAAGGTCTGCTATTTTAGACTTAGATATTTGTGCATATGAATGATTCCTGATATTAGCGGTTCCAACTGGAAGACCATCTTGAATTGTTCCGGATGCATCATCATTTAGAATTTGATATTCTCCTGTATGTAGATTTTGTGTCTTCCATAATGCTGCAGTTGTAGTAGGGATACGAAACTCGTTCCCGGGTACATTGATCTGATCTTGATCCGCATAGATGTATTCCATCAGTACGGCATCATTAAGTAAAACAAATTTTGAAGATGTAGCCATTTACGTTTATTATTTAGAAGGGCTTAAAGAGCCTTTTAATCTTCTTATTCAAGTTATATGTAATTCCTAGACCTATGGATACATTAGGACCAACTGTTTTGTTCATTGGATCTACTCCAACACCAACACCAACATAAGGTCCAAATACCCAAGAGGATTCGTCTGATTGAATCATATCTTTATCAAGTATAGATCCTTGAATATCAGATATTGACATTCCAGGATAATTAGATTTTACAAAAATTTGGTAAGATCCATCGAGCTTAACCAAACCAGTGGTCACCGAGATGCCAATTTCATCGTTTGTTATAGTGGTTCCTTTATCTAGAACATTCGTTGAATCGTATTGAATCTTAGATATCCCTGCCAACTTCCTGTAGTTACCCTTAGAAAAAATCGTATCATATTTCCAACCAATATCCACAATTCCATCGGCATATTTAGTGATGGTATTTGTTAGATAAATTGGATCAGATTTGATTCCGGCATTAGCCGTAGTAATCATCTTAACATCTCCTTTTAGGTTTTTAACCTCTTTATAAAGTTCGGCATTAAGTTCTTTTAACTTCTTACCATCTGCAATAAAAGTATTCTTTAAGAAAACTTGCTCACCTAATTTATTAGTTGTTACTCTAACTGAATCATGTAGAGCTTTTTCATTTTGCCCGGCTATCATTAATTCATCTTTAAGACCATCAGTAACTGAACATTGTCTTAAAAATAGAAGTAACATAATCACGAATCCTATCATTAGGACTTGATTAAGCTTCAATTTTTTGTAATCAAATTTCATAGTTTATTTAATTTTATTATCCCATTCTTGCTGGTCCAGTCCAACCAGTTGAATGATAAACCCAAAGTCCTTCTTGACCAATTGGAGCAGTTCCTCCACCTAATTGATATACCATAAGACCTACTGTAGCTCCAGCGATCGCTATTCTTTGGGTGTGAGTCATTCTCGGCGGAGCAAAACCTTTAGTGGTTGAGTTAGCAGATAGAACTGCGGAATCAGGGAAACCCAATGGATTGTATCCCGGAGTTGAATATCCTGTAATAGGATCTCCGAATACACCAACCTTAGAAACCATACCTCCTGTATACCAAGGTCCTTTTTCAAACCATGATTGTGCATATGCATCATCACCAAAAATAGAATATCCACCAACTAAAAGGGATGCATCTACGGAAGTAGGTCCTTTAGTTGTTATCTTCTGTATATTTCCACCAAGCGGTACAGATGCTTGAGATTTTCCTTGAATTATAACGGCTCCACCAAAAGCAGCGGCAAATGTCGAAGGCATTCCAGCACTTCCAGCATTTTGTTGCCAATATTGTGAAGATGCATTAGCATCTCTATTCCAAATTTCATCACCTACAGTTAAGATACCTTCATTTCCGAAAGATCCAGTTCCACCATAATAACCAAATAGGTTATATGAGGCAGATGCTCCAGGGTAATTTTTTACATGACCTTGATATATTGCTCCTTGAATTCTTATTCCATCCGTTGGTGCAACTGCATCTCGGTGTATATCAATACTACTACCGATTGTTACTGGACCTCCAATAGCCATCTTAGATCTAATGTATTGACCAGTTGATCCAGCGAGAGTAGAGTTACCGGTTGGAAAGTTTAATCCAACGACTACCGCTCCACCATTTACACCAGTTCCACCAGGATTAATCCAGATATTAGGCGATGGGTTAGTTGCTCCTCTAGCAAAAGTTCTTAGAACGATATCATCAAATCCATAAACAACAGTAGCTCCACTCACAAAAGATGTTATGTTATATGCCGGAGTAAGTCCTTGAATAAGACCACCACCACGAGCATTAATAACATCATTCATCGATAATACTCTTAAATTTGACAAGTTGATTGGAAGAGTTAGACCATTAATACCACCACCGGATCCATTAATTGTATTTAGATTTGCACTATCTTGAATAACGTGGAAAGGAACTTTAGGAGTATATGATTCTGAATTCCACGCTCCATTTAAGAAACCGGTAGATCCAGTAGCTCCTGGAACTGGACCAACGACACCAAATCTGGATGATGCAAATTGGGTTCTAGGAACTCCAGTTGAATCAACTGATGCGATAATTTTAGCAATTGCATTTGATGTATTATTGGCATGTAATGATATATGTGAATCGTAATTATTCGATGCACTAATTCCTCCAGTATTTCCTCTAGATATAATTAGCCCGGCTACAATATTACCAGCTAAACCAGCGGTTGAACCGATAATTGTATTTCCTAATCTATGTTGGTAAGTTCCAACCGCATAGGATCCTTCAACTCCTTGAATTACTACTGCACCTTGTTTTCCAACTCCAGTAGAAAGAGGATTGAATCCAATACTTTTTGAGAATATATGATGAAACCCCATATTAGAACTTCCAGTTGTATCATTACCAGTTAACCAAGATTTCTCATTTAGATAATCATTGAATTTCATATATTGGGCTTCTAGGTAATAATTAGCCGGAGATTCTAAAGGAGTAGTTCCACCAATCTTAATTGCCATTGGCATTTTAGGAGAATGTACTACTGCTCTTTGTATTATAGTTCCATTAAACCAAGGATCTGTTGTTGTAGTTTCGAATCCATAATACGTAAAGTCTAGAGCCGATACTGATGCATTAAGATCTCCGGATGTAGGAAGTGTTCCGGCAGTGCCAGAAGTTAAACCAACGGCACCAAATGCAATTCCACTAACACTATCTCCATCGATATATCTTTGAATAACCGTTAGAGTGGGTAGCTGTTTTTGTAGGTTAGATCCGGTAGGAAAGAATCCAAAATCGGATAGCTCGTTTTGAGCCCAACCAGTAGATCCCATAAACACAATATTCTTCTCAGCGCCTACATATGAAATAATATCTCTATTTGAACTTGTTATTGAAGTGGCACCTCCAGCAGTAGCTGCAACCCATGAGTTAGCACCTATGTCTGTAGCTCCTCTAAAATATTGCCATTCGAATGAACTTCCAGTTGCACCAACCGGACCACTCGGTCCAACAAGATTAATTCCTGTATTGTACCATCCGGTAGATCCACCAGTATATGAGTATATGAACACGGTTCCACCAGTACTCACAAATCCATCACCTAGTTCTAATGGATTTCCGAAGTAATCTCCTGTTATTCCGCCATAAGTAGATCCAGCAAACCAATAGTTTCCTCGATCTCCAATTGGTCCCTGTCCTCCGGCATTACCGGTTACACCGATTTCTCCTTGAGGACCTCCACCACCTAGAATTACTTGATCGAAGTTAAAATTTATCTTTTCAACTGCATCTAAGAGAGAGTCTGATGGAAAAAGTTCTTTTATTGAAATGTTAGCCATTTACTTATTTTTTATTTAATGTCACCGTGCAAGAAATTGAAACTTGCTTGTCTGTTGGTAGATTATATATCAAGCTAAAATTCAATGGGTTATTTCCT